GGACGCCCATCTTTGATGGGCGCCTGATACAATTCATTTATCGGTAACGTTGCCCTTGAATCTCTAGTGAGACACCCTTCGGGTGTCCCATTATAAATCTTCAAGGGTGTAAATGCGCGAAGGTGTACTATAGGATCCTATACTTGTCCTTGGGTTTGTCCAGCTCTCATTAGGACATCACCATGTTGAGTCGGCTCCGGCGTTTGGCCGAGAAGCCGACGGTGAAGGGGACATTGCTCTTGGAAATGTTAAATTCGCGGTCCAACATCGGGTTGTAGTCGTACGCGGTATTGAACTGGGTCACGTCTATCACCCCGGAGATGGTGGCTTGGTCATTGGGCTGGTAATATAATTGGCGGATGGTATTGATACCCTCGTCCACATTACGAGCGTAGCGGTCAAATTCGCCGCTGTTGACGGTACGTACGGTGCCGGACGGCATTTGTTGAATATGGTTGACGTCGGTGTTGGGATAAAAGGTACTGCGGTCCACGGTGATGTTCGCGGCCAACACGCGCTTATTCAACATGTTGTCCTCATAGCCCCACGCCCAGTAGTTCGGGAAGCCGTTGATGCGTTCAAAGTCGCTGGCTAAGATGGCGACGATGCCGCCCAGGGCATGGGGGAATCCGTAGAAATGTTTGACGACCCCTGCGGTCGTTTCGTAGGAGGGTATGGTCTCGCGGTAATTGGGGGTCGTATCCACGTCGTTGAAGACCAGCGTGATGCCCGCGTAGTCGTCGGGGTACATCTTGCGGACCATGATGAACCCGATGTTTTTCATCGCACCGCGGTTAAAGGGACGGTTGTCCGCTTGGTGAATATAAAAAATCTGGTAGTAGCCGGCCGGTTTGTCCGAGAGAATCACATTGCGCATCTTGGAATCAAACAGGGCGCGTTGAGTTTCGCGGCTCCGGTAAGGCACCAAGAAGATGACTTTAGGAACGATGGGCTCGGTGGGCTCGGTTTCCTCTTGTGACGAGGGCGTGGGGATGGGGGCGTTGGGGTCCATGTACCCCGTCTCGGGGTGGAACAAGAGCGTAGGTAAGCGAAGCAACCCTTCGGGTATGTGGGCATCCTGGGCGGGTTCAATCGGCGCGAAATGTAGCGTCTGCACGGGAGAATCGGCCTCGGGCAATGAGGACATGTCCATGTCTTCTACCGTATTCTCGGGCTTCTCGGGTGTCTCAGGTTCCTGTGTAGGTAAGGTCACGGGGGTCGTGGGTACCTGCTCGGGTTGCTCAAATACTAATTCTTGCTCCTCCACTGGTTCCTGTTCTTGCTCCTCCACTGGTTCCTGTTCTTGCTCCTCCGCTGGCGCTTGCTCCTCCGCCTGTGCTTGTTCCTCCACTTGGTCCTCCGCTGGCGCTTGCTCGGGTTGCTCAAATACTAATTCTTGGGGCTGATCCTCTTCTTGCTCAGATTCTTCCACTGGTGCTTGTTCAAATACAAGTTCTTGGTCTTCCGCTGGCGCTTGCTCAGGCTGCTCAAATACTAATTCTTGGTCTTGTTCAGGTTCCTCCACTGGCGCTTGCTGAGGTTGCTCAAATACTAATTCTTGGTCTTCCGCTGGCGCTTGTTCAGGTTCCTCCACTGGTGCTTTCTCAAACACAAGTATTTGATCCTCCTCGGGTTCCTCCTGAGGCATAGGTTCCTCCGGTTCTTGAACCGCCTCCTCCTGTTGGTCCTTTGCGACCACTTCTTCAGAATACTGAACCTCTTGGTCCAATTCCGACTGCATTTGCTGATTGAATTATGCAAAGAAAAATAAATACCATGTTTTACGAGAGAGAGAGATGAGGGGTCGGGATGGGGGGTCAGTATTTGTCCAAGATGCAACGGGGTACCAATTGTTCACGGATGGAATCCAGTTTTTTAAAGCACTTGTTGATGGTGACTTCGCTCACGCCACAGATACCCTTGATGTCCACTTTCGTGATATTCAGATGACATATTTGAGAGACAAAGAAGACGATGCCCGCCGCTGACGATTGCGGGGTATTATCACATACAATGTTGTTGGATTCCACCTTTTGCGCAATGAATTTGGCTAAAATAGCCAGTTCATTGGGGATGTTCAGTCGGCTGCAGTAACGTTCAATGAATGCGCTCGGTGTGGTGGTACCGAGCTCGGTCTTATGGGACGGTGCCATGTTGCGCTCAATGTTGTTAAAGATGTTCACGGCCATGGAACAGCCGTAGGTCGTGCTCTGTTTGTCCAGCTTGAAGATTTCCGCAATTTCGTGGGCCGTGCGTGGACACTGGTTTAGGCGACACGAAATGTAGATGGACGCGGCCTTGATGCCGTCGCGATTCATCCCCCGAAACATTTTCTGTTCCGAAATGTCCTTGTGAATGACCATGGCGTAGTCAATGAAGATCTTGGGGATACCGGCATTTTGGGCCATGATGGTGATAAATTGGAACTCTTCGTATAGGGATTTTTCCCGATGCGTGGTGGACTGCCATTCGGTCCATTTGCGGATTTTCTTCATTTCGTACGAGGACCGACTGTTGCCTAAAATCTTGCATCCAAACGACGATTCTACCAACAGGGGGTTGATGGGATTACCGCAGCGGGTCGGGTCGGCCGCGCCATCGCCGGCCCCGTAATAGCGCCATTCGGGGGAATAGTCCAGCACGTTTTTATAAATAATGCTGCAAAGGGAATTGGTGCAGGTGGGGAACCCCTCTTCGGTGATGGTCAGCACATTCTGACATGCCTGGCATCGGTGGAAATGAGGTTCCGCCGCGGTCTCGGTCGGTGCCTCCGGTTCTTTGGTTGACTCCGTTGCCTCAGTTGCCTTCGGACCTTTGATTTTTCCGGGGCTGGTCACCTCAGGCTCTTCCTCCGCGGTCTTGACATCTTGATCAAATATTTCCCATAGGCGGGTCTTTTCCGTGAACGACAATTGGCGCTGATTCTTCTTGGTTTTTTTACCGGTCACGTTCATACAGGTTTAGGAAGTAACGCGCACGGTACGGTTGACCGTCGTAAAATATAATCACGGGATGATACTTTGACCATGGTTCAAACGCAGCGAATCAATTTTTGCCGACATACTATAACCCGAGTAGCATGGCGCAATTTATGGCCGGTGCCGCTGCGGCCCAGCAAACCATGCAAGCAGTGCAACAAGGTATACAAGCCTTCACGGATGCCGAAAATGCGACGGCCCAAGGAATTAACGTGGCGACCGAAGTCATCAAACATTCGCGGCCCGAGGATCTGAAGAAGAACCTCCCCAAGATGCTGAGTAATGTCCAAGGCAATGACCCCTTTTCCGGGGCGATTCGGGTGATGGGGGCCTACGAGGGAATGCACGAAGCTTTGAAGGAACGGATGCATCCGACCGACAATCTGTTGAACGGGACCAATTCGTCGCTTATTGGCGACATGTTCAAAGAATTGGCCTACCAAATCCACCTGTATTTCTGCAACGAATTTTCCCGGATGTTCCAGCAACACGGCCAGAAACTGAAAGAGGTCATCGTGAATACCGTGCGACGGATGTTGCAAGAGACCAACATCGTCCAAGAATATGTGATCCCCGGTCTGCGGAGTGTCATTCGGCGACTCCTGGAGAGTCCCGAAACCCAGTCCATGGTTCTGAAACATTTGCGGGGACCCTGTTATATCCCGGAAACGGCGGTACCCGTGGGCGAACCCGGGACGCCCTTTTTCCGAGGGGGGGATGGACCCGCACCCGCACCTACGGCACCAAGACCCGTCCCAGCCCCGACCCCAGCCCCAGCCCCGACCCCGACCTCGGCGCCCCTCACCCCTCTGGTAGAAATAGACTACATGGATTCCCCCGACCAGCTCAAACAGTTTATTTGCAACGCCTACCAGCGGATGTTCGTGGACCAATGGTCCAGCATCCGGGCCGTGACGATGACCAGCATTGAAGGTATGATTCGCGAAGACCCCGTCATTCGCGATCTCAACCGTAAATTGGTCATTGACATTATCAATGTTGCCTTTGACGCCCCCAGCACCAAGGCCGAATTCGTGCGATACTTGAGCGGAGGGTGTGCCATTCCCTCAACCGCCCCCGGCGGCACCACCGCCTTGTCCACGGGTAAAATCGTGTACCCAACCACCCCCCTCACTCCTCAACAACGGGCGGCGGCGAACCGCGAGCGGGAAAACCCCGGTCAGTTATTCACGAAATACCTTCGCCCATCCGCATAGGAATGAAATGTCCAAGGATTGTATATGATCTTCCCCAGGTGACCAATGAAAGGGGCTTCTACTATGTCTATGGGTCGCAGTGCGGCTCCAGGTCGTCCTGTTACCGGGTCCATGGCGGCGCCGAGTTCAGGTTTTGGTCGTTCTCCCTCTGCGGGTCGTGGTCAGTCAGCAGCAGTAGGGTCTCCCGCGGGCCGGGGCCAAGGACAAGCCGGAGGCCCGGGCCGAGGCCAGGGTCAAGGTCAAGGTCAAGGCCAGGGTCAAGGTCAAGGTCAAGGCCAGGGCCAGGGCCAGGGCCAGCAGAGCGGGGTGTCCGCTTTTCTTCAGAAATTGGGCAACGCCGGGACCAACACGGAACCGACCAAGGTGCCGTTTCGGACCCTCTTTGATACCCAGTACATTGCGATCAAAAAGTGTCTGTGTGAAGGCGTCGCCAATCTGTTCAAGGGGGTAGCCATCACCTGTGTCAACGATGTCCACACCACTTTAAGGAAATCGTTGTTTGTCACCAACATCAGCGAAACGGCGTCACCACCTTTACCAGGGGCTACTTCGTCTACCTCATTACTAGGGGCTACTAAAATACTCAATCCGGAGATTACCAAGACGGTGGACAATCAGATTGGCAATATCATGACGCATATTCTCAAAGACCCGTCGCCGCAACTTCGGGTGGACATTCGTCGTCATTTTGGCGACGGCTGCCAACCGCGGGCCGGTCCCCCGGTAATAAGAGGCGGTGACGGGGGGCGTGCCTATACGCGCAAAAAATATCACAAAATACAGTAGTATGTGATGGCGGTCAACAGTCTCGTAAATAATTTTGAAACACAATTGGTCCAGAATCGGACCCTGCCCAATGAAGTCATGATCGTATGTCCTACCCGGTTCTCCTGTCCGTGGTGCAACGAAGCCAAGCGGTTGGCGACCCAGTACGGTTTCTCCGTGAACACGGTATGGGACGACGTTACGGCCACCCTGGTCAACTACATTGCCGGAAAAAATGACCAAGTCCGAACCTACCCACGGTGTTTCATGGGCGGCCAATTGGTGGGCGGATACGAAGATTTGAAACGACGGCTGTCTTCTGCCCCTGCACCCGCACCTGCACCCGCACTCACGCCACCTCCTTCAGGTGGTCTTGGTTCAGGTGGTCTCGGTCCTGGCCCTTCTGGTCCCTCTGGTCCTTCTGGTCCCTCTGGCCCTAGCCCGTCGGATCCTTCCGGGTCCACGACGCCTTCTGCTGCTTCTGCTGCCGCTATGCCGCAACGACCGCCGATATCCAACATCAAGACGTTTTCCAGTGGTCTTTCCCCTTTAGAAGAAGGTTTATTTGCAGGTAGCATGATCCCGGACCGTGAACTCAACTGGGCACCCATTATCGGAACCATTGGTACCAGTTTGGCCCCCCTGTCCGACGATTTAAAAAAATGCCTGACCAACGGGTTCGCCGAACTGTTTGTCAAGACTGCCCCGGTCATGATTGACCGTATCATAGATTCCGTAGTACGCACCGCCGAAGAAGATCCTGTTGTGAAGACCCATTTAGAGCGACGGGTCCTCCAAATGATCCTGGAAATCAAAGCGAGTGGCGCTAAAGAGGCCATTCTCCGCAACCTGGACGGCGAATGCCGGGAAGTGTTCATTCAGTTGCAAAAGGGGGCGGGATTAGCGCCAGCAAAAGCGCCGGCAAAAGCGCCAGCACAGCCTAGCCGACATACCCGCCGTCGTCAACCGCGGCGTTCATAGCATGAGTTATTTACGGCACCGTATAATAAGTACAGTGCGGTAACAAAGGCCATGGCATCTACCGACGCAATCTTGGGACAATGGTTGCAAGATCTGTTGCAGTCTATGCCGGCGGCCCCGGGTTCTGAATCGGGTCATGAAGATACGTCGGGATTCTATATGGAACCGCCGTTTTTATCACGCGATGTCCCACGCGACTATTCAAGAGAAGGCACCACGGGCATCACGCGGTCATTCCTCCATAGTTATAATCAACTGATACAACTGTACCATACCAACATCATGGAGTATCAGCGTACCATTTCCTATATCATGGATTACCTGAACCGCGAACACCGGTCGCACCGCACCCAGGCCATTTTTTTAGATAACTTGGTGTACCCCTATAGCCGCACTATGCACGAATACAACGAAATCATGCGTGACTGTTTAGACACTTTGCACGATATTCAGCGCAGCGACACCCGACCCCCGGCCACGGCCCCGGTCGGAGCCGGATCCGGGGCCAACCCTGCGCCCATATGGGGGCCCGTGCGAATGGGCATGACCGCTCCCTCAGCGGCGGTGCGCCCCCGGGTCGGGCGCACGGTGACGCTTTTCCAAGACCTCCCGGCCGGGTACCGTACGGCGGCTCCGTTGCGCCCCCCGGTCCGGGTCCCAGCACCTGGACCGGCTTTAGGCCAACCGATGTTGACCCAAGAACAAATCCGTCGTACCACGGTCAACCGGATTTATAATGCAGCCCTTACCCAAGTGTCCGAGGCCGAACCGTCGGTATGTCCGATTTCCTTGGAGAATTTCCACGAAGGCGATTTGGTGACGCATATACGGCATTGCAATCATGTGTTCCATGCAGCCCCGCTCTACCGCTGGTTTCTACGCGACTCGCGTTGCCCCGTGTGCCGGTACAACCTGTGGGATGCCTCGTTTTCCGACGTCGGGTCAGGTACTGACGGTGCCGCGGCCGTCGCAGCCGTCGCAGCCGCAGAAACCCCACCGCGCAATCGTTCCCGTTCCGCAACGGAACCGACCTTGACCCTGCCGCCGACGTTTTCTCTCCATGATACCGCTACCTCTAACGCGAACGCTAGTGCGAGTGCGAGTGCGAGTGCGAGTGCGAGTGCGAGTGCGAGTGCGGCCGACAACCTGTTGCGTCAATGGCTCTCCACGATTGCCATGTCGTCTTCCCCGCCGCCCGGATTCACCAACATGGACCTGGACATTACCTACAGTATTGAATACGACGTCTCTGGCGTCCAATTGTGACCGCGTACTATATACGCCCTTTACGTCACTTACGTTCCTTACGTTCCGGTCTATGCGAATCACCAAGTACGTCAGTATTCCGGTGTTTGCCCTGAGTTTCCTGTTTGGTCTGCTCGCCGTCTACATGTTCAACCAGGGAGAAACCCGTAAGATTTACGTGTATCCCACCCCGGAGAATTTGAAAAAGATCCAATACAAAGATGGTACCGATACCTGCTTTGAATTCAAACAGATGGAAGTGGCGTGCCCGGCGAACGACACATTGATGTCTAAACTGCCTGTCCAGGCATAAACCGAAGGTGAGCTGCGCTAAACCGAAGGTGAGCTGCGCTAAACCGAAGGTGAGCTGCGCTAAACCGAAGGTGAGCTGCGCTAAATGAATGACATGTATAGGATCCTATACCTGTCATTGGGTTTCGGAAGTTGCCGTTCGCAACTAATGTGATTAGGATGTTTTTACACCGTTACCGCTTCTTGTTCTTCTTGCCTGCAGACGGCTTCGGCGCGGTGGCGCCCACCGTCTCGTTCAGGTCCAGACCCAAGGAACGCGACAATTCTTCTAAAGAAAGGTTCGGATTGGCCCCATTACCACCGGTCTGACCCTGGGTAGCGGCCGCCTTCAATGCGGCCTCGGCCTCCGCCATCTTCTTCTGCATCATGCGCGCCTTCAACCGTTCACGCATGCTCTGCTGCTGCGTCATCCGGTTGAGGGCATTCATGTCCATGCGCGCGTTCTTCGGCATGGGCATCCCCATGTTCTTAAACATGTCCTTGAAAGCCCCCATGTCGCCGCCCATGCTCTTCATGCGGTTGAGGAGGTCCGTCGCCTCCTTCATCAACTCCTCTTGGGACACCTCGCCGCTGCTCATCTTCTTCTTCAGTTTCTCGCCAATGGTCTGGATGAGCTGGCTGATCTTGGCGGGGTTCTTCATCAGCTTCTGCAACATGTCCTTCGTGGAACGGATGTCCTTGGCGTCTTCGCCTAAAATGCTGGACAGGTCGCCCGAAATCTCTTCCGCCAGTTCCTTGGCCATGGCCCCGATTTTGCCATCAAACAGGCCCTTCAGGTGGTTGTGCAATTCCTCTAAATTGGGCATTTTAGGGAAATTCGGGGGCGGCGGGATCGGTATCTCCTCGCGGTCGGACGGCTTGCCTTCGGTGTCGGCTGCGTCCCCGGTATCAGGGCCCTCGGGCGCCATACCTTGGAAGAAATCCGTCATGCTCTTCATGGTCTCCGTGAGTTTCTCCAAGAGGTCCGATTCGTCAATACCCTCAAACAGGTTCTTGGAGTCGCCGAACCGTGACCGGTCGTTGACACTGCCGACAATGGTAAACAGAATCAACTGCAAATAATTCCACAACACGTTGCAGGTATTCTCACTGACCCCCTCGCATTGAAAGAGCGTCTTGAAATCCACGCCCGGCAGGAACTCCGTGTTCGCGGTGCTCCCCGGTGCGAAAATGTCGGCGTTCTTGTACAGGATGTCAAAAAACCGCTCCGGAAACACCGCCGTGCAGTGCTGGAAAAGCCGCCGGACCTGTTGCTCGCGTTCCTCCGGTGCGAGGGCATCCAGTGCCGCCGCCGTCCATGCCGACCAAGACGCCGCGTACTCCGGAAACGTGGTGGACAAGTCGGCGCACATGTCAGATATCATCTTTTGAAAATTCTCGGGGACGATGGGGTGCGGGCCCTCGGTCCCGGCCCCGCCGGCGGCGGCGGCGGCCGCCGCCTTCTTCGCTTTTTTTTGATTCTTGGACGGCATCCTACAGCAATCCCTGTGTATAGGATAATGCACGTGTTTTTATGTGGTGATTTTCACTTGACTGCGTAAGGTTCACCTCCGGCGACCTCCGTCATCATGCTAAACACTGACGAATTCGTATAAGTGGTCGTGTTCCTCGTATACCAGTCTACAGGCATCGTACCAGTGCAGGCATTCGTAGCCCCCGTCGGCGTATACGAGTGTTGGTTTCCCTGGGATGTCATTCGCGAGGATGTGTACATATGACCCCGGAAGGTGCCTAAAGTTCCCTGGGTGACCCGCACATCGTCCATCAAGACTTGAATAAAGTCCACGTCGGCGTCCTCGGTGGCTACTTCCTTGCTGAGTTCCAACTCGCGGTAAAGTTGGGCCAATTCCGCATGGAGCGTCGCAATATCCGGACCCCGCACCGCGATCGCGTCCTCTGTCGTAGCGCCCTCTGTCGTAGCGCCCTCTGTCGTAGCGCCCTCTGTCGTAGCGTCCTCTGTCGTAGCGCCCTCTGTCGTAGCGTCCTCTGTCGTAGCGCCCTCTGTCGTACCATCGTCTCCGCGGTTCGGACCCATTCGCCGACCCAGCCGAGGTCGGTCCCGTACCGCCGTCTCGTAGGTTTTGACTCGGTACAAACATTCTTGGGTACGTTGTCTCAGCAAATATTTAGTCAAATCGGTAGGTACACGTTCCCCCGTGACGACGTCTACCAAGGGCGGCAACGCCGTCAGAATGTTCACCAGCGTTCCGTCCGCATTGCATATGTACACGGCCGCCTCGGCCGCCGCTGAGGCGGCGGCCTCCCCGTCTACGCCCCCCGTTTCCATGCATAGGTGATAATCCTTCTCCATCTTTCCGGCTAAAAGGGGCAGAACCAATTCGGTCGTCCACGCATTGGTACGCCAATCGTACACGCGCATCCCCTCGGTCATCCGGAGATGCAATATGTCGGCGTTCCGAGGAAACGGGTACAAGAGATTGTACAAGATCTCCCCGCAAATCCACCCGGATTTCTCCAACTGGTCCATGAACCGGTATTCGCCTAAAGGGGACCGGTCCGCCAGGTAATTGAGCAACATGCTGTCGTGGTCGTCGCCGACCCCCACGAAAATATGTTGGTCGGCGGGGTCCACCCACGCTTGGAGTTCGCCCGGGGTCTTTTTCCCCGCCGTCGCCTCGCCGTCCGTCATCTGAATATGGACAACGCGATGGCCGGGATGGCTGGCCCGGTACGTTTCCATCTTGGTATGCACGTATTTGAAGGATTTTTCCAGGTTGGTGAGTCCCCACGCATCAATGTGGTCCAGGGCGTCGTAAATCGCCGGCAGATGTTCCGGGACAATGTCCACGAAGCCGTCGTCTAAAGTAATTGGACCGGCCCCGGCCCCGGCCCCGGCACCGGCCCCGGCCGCGCCGCCTCCCGCGTCTACCGAACCCAGCGCCGTATATCTCTCTTGTAAAATATTGGTGACATCGTGGGAGAATACCAAGAAACAGATGCGTACCGAGACATCCCCCGACGACGTGTATTTAGCCACCATGGTACAGAGGTTTTTCAAGACATGTTGGATGTGTTCCAGCTTGGTGCGCCCGTCGCCACATACGTCGGTCATGGACCCCGAACGATCCAGGCTGACAAGGATGGCTAAAGGGGTGGACGACATCGGCACCTCGGGTACCTCCAAATGTACCGTGCCAAAGGTGGTCGTCCCCGCGGGCCAGGTACGAGGGCGCAACGTGTCAGACAGGTCGTCTGAGCTGTGCCATTCCAAATATCCTTCTATGGGCGCGGGGAAGGGGGCATTTAGGTGATCTATCCAAACGGCCATGATTTTTACTTTCAACCCACCAATCAGACCAAGTTACCTGTTATCGCCCGATGGGTTTATGTCCTTTAGTGTGGAACCCATTACAACGAGAGGTATAGGATCCCGACCCCGCCACCTCCGGGGATCTTTAGGAAAACGGACCAAGAAGGGGCGTTGCGTATTCTTGGAAACGCCCACGAGAGTACAGGATCACATACAATCCATTGGCCCTTCCGGGGATCTTTAGGAAAACGGACCAAGAGGGGGGCGTTGACAATTGTTACAACCCCCAACGAGACGTATAGGATCACATATGTCTTGTTGACCCCCTCCAGGGTTCTTTAGGAAAACCGACCAAGAGGGGGGCCGTTGTAAACCCTTGGACCCCCTTCCCCCAACGAGATGTATAGGATCACATACATTTCGTTGCCCTTCTGTCCCCATTCTTGGACCCCCCCTCCAGGGATCTTTAGGAAAACCCCTCAAGAAAAGGCCGCGGCCGCCTTTAGACGTGCAAGGCGCATACCAACGCCATCACAAACAAAAACAGCATCCATCCTTGCATGGATTTCACCATCACTTCGGTCGCCCGATCCGGATAATTGACCCCGTCCCCCGTCAGAGGAATCAACGACATGCCCAGCACGCTATGCACGAAAAACATGACCAAGGAGAATGCCATGAACGCCATGAACCAAAACACCAAGACAAACCCCAGTGACAGTGGAAACGTGGCCTGGACGCCGTTGATGAGGAACCCGTAAACCCCCTCTATGAAATAGACGGCCCTATCCACGACCCACAACACGCCGTCTATGATGATCTCGGCGATGCGTACCAAGATACTCAGTATCCATCCTATCATGCCCAAGAGGGGCACTTCTTTCACATTTACCGTCAGTCGGGGGTCCATCACTCAGTTATACTATAGCGCGAAACCGAGGTCAACACGAAAACCCACATAAAGCGTTGCGACGATAACAAGGTAGACGTTCAATACCCGGACCCACCCATTCCACCCACCGTTTACCGGTAGACCACATTATTCCTAAATAACATGTTGGCGGAAAACCCCATGGAGAACAGCAGCGGCGCGCCCGCCACGGTGGGCGATTACCTGGACGCCGCCGAAACCGGTTCCGTGTATTCGTTTGTACCGTATTCGTACCAAGACGAAGAATCGGTGTACAGTGACCGCAAAGGGAAAATGACGCGAGGAGGGCGCCCCTATACTTCGCGTACCAATGGGAACACCTTTGTCGGATCGGACCGCGGTCATCGCCGCATTTTCCAACAGGTGCGCGGCAAGCGGGTGCCGGTGGAGTTTTACTTGACGCGGTATGCCCCGGGCACCCACATCCGCAACGCCATCAGTGGTATCCGCGAGACCACGGTGGTGGGCCGCCAAGAGGAGGGCAATTATTTCAAGGTGGGGTTGTCGTTGCCCGAGGTGACCGGGGACCAGTACGGCGCGCTGTACTATTCGTCACCCGAGGAATACGAGCGCCACTTTTATACCACGGTGTCGCAGCCGATTAAAGAAAAATGGCTGGCCCGGGTCCAAAATTACGGGAACGTGTACGGCAGCGCCTAAATGGGTACCACCGCTTCCTCCCCACCCACGTAAAGACAACTTCATAAATAAGACCATTCGCATAGGCATGATCTTATTTTACTACACAGTAGCCGTGTTCACCGCCGGGGTTTGGTGGCATAGCGCCCACGAACGCGCGTTCCAGAGGCGGGCCGTGAAAGACACTTTCGTCGCCTCGTATGTCCGACCCCGTCTTACTTCGCCTCCGCCAGGCACCGTCCAAAAAAGGCGTCAATTTCGGTCAGGTTGGCACCTGTAACGCTGTCGTCACATACAAAAGTTTCATTTCCGCGGCGGTACATCAGCATCGCCGGCACCCCGGCCACCATTTTCTTCTTCATCAAGTAGGCGTACACCTCAAAACTCTCGTCCACGTCCACCGACACGCACTGGACCGTCTCCGGCATCGTCCGGAACTGGGCGTCCACCACGTCCTTGATTTTCTTGCAGGGGACGCACCATTCCGCGCCGAATTTGATGATGAGGCGGCCCGGGTTCTCTTGCAACAAACGCTTAAAGTCGGCCATGTCGGCAATCTCGTGAATGACCTCGGGCATGGTCCCCAATGAATGTATAGGATCATACATCACCGCATGTTTATGTGGTTTAGGCGTGGCGAACCCGTCGTCAATCTATCGCCGTAAGATATAGTAGAGCCAGGGCATGGAACCCGCCCTGTTTGTCATGGTAGATTCCGGCCGACCTCGACCCCAGGCGGCCGGGGGGATCCGCACCCATTATTATCCTATGGCTTGCCATGAATCCAAGCGTGGGGATACCATCACCTACAATTACCAAGGACGCGTCAATGACCCCAACATTGTGTATCATCCGGAACGCACGTCGCACCATGGCAAATTGGTGCTAAATTATCAGGCTCAGGAACTGACGTTGTGTCCTACCGCGGCATCCATGGCGGCGTTCCCTTTTTTGGCGGGCGGCGGCGCCGGAGGCGCCAGCGGCGCCTTGGTTATTACCCACCGCCCCCTCACCAACGGTCCCGTTCTCTACAGTTGCTTCATGTTGTCCCCGGCCCCCCAAGGTAGCATGGTCCAAGAGTCCACCCAACTGCAGCAGCTGCAGCAGCTCTTCCAAGCCAACGACAGCATGAAACGGGCCTACCAGTCTAAACCGTGCTATGTGAGCATGGACGACTATGTGATCGGACCACCCCGCCTCTTGGAAACGGAACACGACGGCCAACCGTGCATGGTATTGTATTATCCCGGCACCATCCCTGTTCTGCCGCGTATCCTGCCTGCCGCGGCCAAGGCCAAGGCCAAGGCCGCCGTGGAGGGGTTCACGGAAGGCGCCACCGCCCTCTCCAACATGATTTCTCTGGACACCAACGGCAACCCCCATGGATACGGTGCCACCACCACCCAGTGCGCGTCCACGGGTTCGGGCCAAACCCCCCCGGACCTGTCCAACTTGCCTCGGGTCCGGTCCTCCTACTCGGGTAACCCGGTGCAGCAGGTCGCCGGCGCCACCGTGAGCTCCGACCCCCGCTGCAAGGTATTTGATATGGCGCTCCAGGCCAACATCAGCAACCGCGCGGCCCTGCAGGATTTCGTCAACGAGATCTTCCAATACCGCAAAGACAACGACGGCCTCAATCCCTATTTAGGACTTTCCAACCAAGATTGCTACCAATCCTATGTGGACACGTTCTGGGGCGGCGAACAGAATTTCCTCAACTACTTGCTCCAACTGGGCGTCATCCTCCATCCTCAGTACAATTACTGGAATGCGGCCATGGTCGGCAACGGCTTTGACCCCGCCAGCATTGCGTACAATTTGGACGGCATGTGCTACGATTCGGCCACCGTGGCCTTTAACACAGGCCGGGCCCAGGCCGTCGGCTACGATTTCTTGAAACAGATTTATACCGTGGGCGTGGCCGATGTCAGTTACGGCATCAACCAACTCTATTCCGGGGTGCAGAAATTCGGCACGGGGGTCCTCAATGTGGTGACCGGCGGCAACGCTTCGGGACATTGCCCCAGTCCCACGGTCGGACCGAGTATGATGTTGCAGGTACCCATCTTGGACTCGCCCGACGTCACTTACCAAGAATGCACGATGATCCCCGCGGACGAATCCGAACAGGAATTGGTGTATTTGACCTCGCAGCAGCAGGTACTGGTACCGAACAATTCGCTCGTCGGCATGATTTTTTATTTCATCGTGTTTCTGATTATTTATTTTGGCACCCCCTTTCTCTACTTCTTTGTGATGTGTACGGTGCTCAAACACGGGTTCAACTACAGCGGGACGGCCACGTTTACCGAATATCTGCGCAAACCCCAGAATTTCTTGGGTCTCGGCAAAGTCCGCGGCATCTCGCTGCTGTTCAATATCCTGTACTGGCTCACGGTGCTCATTGTCTGGTCCGCGACATTGATACCCGGGGCCGATGCGGTGTCCCTCAATTCCGTGGTTATTCTCATGGTCATCGGATGGGCCATCGGCTACATCGGGGTGAAAAATAACCCGCCCCCCGAGACGTGTTTCTACTAGACTCATGGTTGTTACCCGCGATAAGGTAACAACCATACATTCAAGGCTCACGGCCGTATTTTCTCAAGACCATACCGCGGACTTCGTCGCAGTTGATGGCCGCTTTACACGCGTCGGTGAACGTCTTAATCTCGTTCCATTTCTCGTATTTGAACCGTCTGGGGTATTGCAACTCCCGCATAATCTCCTCTTTCATCTGTCGGTTTACCTCTTCTTCTTGGTAGCCAGGACGGAATCTGTCAAAGTCGCCGTAAAATAAAATGTCCCGGATGCGCGGGCTACTCATGTTTTGACCCGGCTGCACGGCCTCACAGTCTTTCTTGATGTCCTTGCTGCAAAACGGACAGAGGGGCGGCAGACCCTGCTTTTTACGTGAGACACAGTACATGTCCAAGCACTTGCGGTGAAACCGGTGCCCGCATTTGGTCTTCTTGTTCTCGCTGACCTTGACCAAGTCCTCCAGGCAAATACCGCATCTGTCCGGCGAACCCGGGGCATCCGAGCCCTCTTTTGCCTCCCCCTCGGCCTCGGCCTCCGACCCCTTTTTGACCGTAGCGCTCTTGGTCCCCCGCCGCTGCTTTGCGGGCGCGCCTCCGCGCCCCGATCCGACTTTGTTCTTTCGGCGTGTTTGGTTCAATTTGGCTCCCATATTGCCCTATACACTATTGCCCTAAATACTGGTCAAAAGGGGTTCCTGTCCTTATAGCTCGGACGGACGGGTCTTCGTTTCGTACGCTTGCAATTGGGCCATGAAAAAAGGGTTCGGGGATATTCTGGGACGGGCCCGTTTGACGGCAACAAACGCGTCATGAAAGGACATGTATTGGGTTTTCATCAGGTAGGCAATCACGAACGATGCCGAACGACTGATCCCCACGGCGCAATTGACCAAGACGGCGCCGTACTGCATGGACTCTTCTATCTGCTGGATGACCGGTTCAAAATCCAGCACTTGGCTCGTATGGTCCATGATCTCCCATTGGTAGACCCGCTTGGATGCGTATATTTCCGGCTTGATAGTGACGTCGTCTTTGCTCGCCACGCATACGATGGTATGGATGTTGTGTTGGTTCAGCCACGGCAAACGATTCACGTTGACCACGTTACCTAAATACAGTTTTCCAGGTAGAATGACACTCATTATACATGGACCGTCTGGTATTGTTCCACCGTGACGGAACCCACCTTGCCCCCCGGTTCGCGGGTCCTCACATGACGTATAGGAGCCACCATCACCTCCACGTTCCGGTCAGACTTGTTATTGGAGTGCTGTTTACACAGCAGCGCCCCCTGCACCATGATCTTGTGCCGCTGCTTCTTGTTCACGGCCCCCACGGACGCCATGCGTGCCACGACGTGCGACGACGGGCCACCTACGACATGAAACCACAAGTCGTCGGGGTCGGACGTATGAATCACCTCTTCGTTGTCTTGCGCGTGGCGACCAATGTGAAACGTGACCTCGGCCTTGACCGAAGGAACGTATAGGTTCATGACATGCATGTTTTAGGCGGTCGGTCTTGCGCGTGGCGACTAGGTGGTTACTATACCTTGAATTGAATGAACCCGCCCCCGTTTCATTCAATTTTTTTCAGCGAAGCGGAGGCGCCTCCACTTCGCTACAAAAAATTGCCTTTGGCCTAATTTTTTATCCAGTGCCTCCGCTTCGCTACAAAAAATTGCCTTTGGCCGAATTTTTTGCTCTTCGTTCCTTTTGTCTCCGCTTCGCTACAAAAAATTGCTCAAGGCTTACATTTAGGCCTTGGCGGCCCCGTGGCCGGGTTCCAAGACCGGCTTGAAGGGCGTATCCAGGTAGTCCTGGGCGACCGGCTGTGCCGTCACCATGGACGCCACCGCGGCCACTTCCAGGTTGGTGTCGGCGGCCAACGGAATGGTGCGCCGGTCCTCGTGCAGCCGGGTCTGATAGCCGTACTGCTGCAGACGGTCGTCGTCACCGCGTTTGACCGGGTCCGCCGGGAGACGGATGGAGCCGTCGTCCAGGGCGACGTTGACCGCGGTGTAGTCAATGACCGCCACCGTATCCGGCGCCGACGCGCTGCTAATCAGTTTGTAGGCCACCAAGACGAACAAGATGCCTAAAATGACGTGGCAATACAGGAACAGGAAGATGACCGCGACGAAGAGCACGAGGATCCCTAAAGGGTGATCCACGATTCCCGCAATGAAACGTGGGGTCGGGGCCGGGGAAAACAGATAGGCCAGGATGAGTACCAAGAGGACAATTTCCAAGGGGGCCATTTTCCCTATTTTCATCTGCATGTTGTTCTTCACCGCCATTATATACTATTACAAGATGAAAGCCTGCATGCAAAGCATGTAGACATTTGGTGCGATATATCATCAATAATGGAGTCCCGGTGGGCCACGTTGCCCGAGGTCTTGGTACGTCGGGTTCTCGCCTACACTGGTGTCATCAAATATCGTCGCGGCGAATATGTCAACCAGGTGCGACCGGAACAACATGCCGCGATCATGGCCATCCCCCGCGTCCTATCTCGGCCCCACCCCGCCCCTCCCCATAACGTCTATGTGCAATTCACCCGCGGAAACGTGCGACTGCAAAAGACCGTGATACATAGCTCGCATACGACGTCCCCTTGGTACGCGACCTACGACTATTTCAATATGGCGTACACCATGATTTGTTACGACGATATCTACTACGTTATGATCACCGAAAAAACGTGGAGCTGGTATGCGTCCCGGGTCCTGGCGATGATCCGTAGGTTCTTTGTACACACGTTCAAGGGTGTAAAAATTGAATAAACCGACCACATGACAAATACGAAAGCAACACAACGCCACCCATCCCCACCTACCATGTACAAGCCAACCCTGACCAAGAAACCCGAGACCAAGACGGCGGCTTCAGTGCCCCCTTTTGTAACCACCTCCGACTACCGTGCCCGCATCTGTGCCGGCGCGCGCATCGGAAAAAAAGGCTACACCATCCCCAAGGAACTGCTGGACCCGGCCGACCTGCAGTTCCTGTACCAAGACCTGTATATGATCCCCACCAAACAGGGTCCGACCTACGGCGCCCCGGGCGACACGGACCACCAGGCTTTTCCCATCTACCGCGAAAACAGCAAGAAAATCTATCTGCCCCGGTTCTACGCGTTGGAACGCTACGGACGACCGACCCAGTCCGATGCGCTTGGTACCCCCATTCGGATTGCCTGTCCGTTTGACAAACCCCTGCGCGATTACCAAGAAACCGTGGTGTCTACTTATTTGAACCATGTCAGGGCGGCCGGTAGTCAGGGCGGCATCATCACCATTCCGTGCGGCGCAGGCAAATGTTTGGCCAAAGACACCCCCATCCTGATGTACGACGGTACCATCAAGCTGGTCCAAGATGTGGTGGTGGGGGACCGGCTCATGGGCGACGATTCCACCCCGCGAACCGTCTTGACGTTGGCGCGCGGTCGCGAGACCATGTATAGAGTGCGCAGCCACGAGGCCGACGTGGACTATACCGTCAATGCGAGCCATATCTTGACGCTGGTGGCCCCGGGGTCCACGCAACTTGCCGAATTGTCCGACATCCCTGTGAGGGTCGCTCTGGACATATTGGAGCAGGTCCGAGGTCTAAGGGTCCCCGTGGAATTTGCCCCCATGCCTCTTCATCTAGACGGCCTATCCAACGTCTACACCGTGGGCAAGGACTGGGCGTCCAAGAACCTGGCACTCATGTCGTTAGGTCGTACGCCGAGGTCCTGCGACCCTTTGCCTCACCAGTACAAATGTCATACCCGGGAAACCCGGCTCCAACTGTTGGCGGGCATTTTGGACGCGGTGGGCTTCGCCGGCTACGGCGACGCGGCGACCAATGGCCGGTATGTGACCCGTCGGTACGTGACCGACGACGTGATCTTCTTGGCGCGTTCCTTGGGCATCGTGGTGCGCCGGAATCAGGATGGAGAGGTGGTTCTGACCGGACCCCGTTTGTCCGATATCCCCGTCCGGATCTTGCCACGGGCCACGGCCCCGGCCCCGGCCCCGGTCCATGGTGACCCGGCCCCGGAATTCACGGAAACGTATCCCATTACCCTGGACCTCTTGCCCGAGGACGACTACTACGGGTTTGAGATTGACGGCAACCGCCGGTTCGTCCTGGGCGATTTCACGGTCACGCATAATACGGTCATGTCCATCAAAATCATCGCATCCTTGGCGGTCAAGACCCTCATCATCGTGCACAAAGAGTTCCTCCTGAACCAGTGGGTAGAACGCATCCGCGAATTCATGCCCAGTGCACGCATTGGCCGTATCCAAAGTACCGTATTTGATAGCAAAGGCAAGGACATTGTCATCGGCATGTTGCAGACGCTCTACGACCGCGACTTTCCGGAGGACGCGTTTGACGATTTCGGTCTCACGGTGGTGGACGAGGTGCACCGCATCGGTTCCTGCCAGTTTTCCCGCGCCCTGTTGCGGATCCAGACGCCGTACATGCTGGGGGTCACGGCGACTTTGGAGCGCAAAGACGGCCTCACCAAAGTCATACACTATTTCATGGGGCCCACGGTCTACGCGGACAAGCAGGGACTGCAGTCGGACGACGGGTCGGTCCTGGTCCGGGGGATGGAGTTCGTTTCCAGGGACCCCGAGTTCAACGAGGTGGTCACCGATTTCCGAGGTAATACCCAAGTGAGCACGATGATCACCAAGCTGTGCAATCACGGCCCCCGTACCCGGTTCTTGGTGGACATTTTGCGCGGACTGGTGGCGGAGACCCCGGAAGCTCAAATACTGGTCTTGGGACACAACCGGTCCCTCTTGGTGGATTTGCACGACGCCATCGTGGACCTGGAAATCGCCACCACCGGCTACTATTTGGGAGGCATGAAACCGGCCGCCCTGGAGGCCACGACGGAGAAGCAGATTATTTTGGCGACGTATGCGATGGCGGCCGAGGGGTTTGACCACAAGAATCTGTCCATCTTGGTCATGGTGACGCCGAAGACGGACATTGTGCAGTCGGTGGGCCGTATTTTCCGACAGAAACATGCCCGTCCGCTCATTGTGGACGTGATTGATACCCACGACACCTTCAAGAACCAGTGGACGCGTCGCCGCACTTATTATAAAAAATGCGGGTTCCGGATCCACCATTGCCTCAGTACGGACCCGTTGACCTGGAAAACGGTCTATGAGCCCCGGGGGTCATCGGGTGCAACGCGGGTACCGGAGGATTCCGGTTCCGGTTCCGGTAATACTGGTTCGGGGGGAACCTGCCTAATACCCCTGGACGCTTTCGCACATGCCGATGACCACTGCATATTGTAGTCACAGTTCATTACACTGGAATACAATTGTAAAACTGTATAGAAATATATCCCAGATCTATATAATATTTTAGAAGCCTCTCCAAAATAAATTCTACAATAAATATGATTGAAGAATCGCCTACGCCGCCTCTTCCACCGCACGGTTCATGTGGTCAAATTGCGCCTTGTCAAGACACCGAATTTCACGATACATCGCACTGCATGTATGCTAACCTCCCTGTCGTTTCTTCCGCTAAAAAGGTTCCCAAAAAACGGTGTGGACCGACTAAGGAACGCCATATAAACTTGTCGCTCACCTTTCGTGATTATGTCCGCTCAGGGGTGCAGCTTAAAACCTACAAGGTGGCCGAACTCAAGGCCGTGGCCAAGTACAACCGCCTTCATATTACGGGGAACAAACCCACCCTCATTCAACGGATAGAGCAGTGTTTCCAGTCCAATGTTTCCGCGGTCGTGGTGCAAAAATACCTCCGCCGGTTCTTCGTGCGCCGGTCCTACCAATTGCGCGGACCAGCGTTCCGCGCGCGCGGCACGTGCGTGAATGAAACCGATTTTTTTACGCTGGAACCGCTGGCCGAGATTCCGTGGCAGGCGTTTTATTCGTACACGGACGACGCGAAGTTTACCTACGGGTTCAACGTGTGTTCCTTGATGACTCTGTTGAAACGCAAAGGTAGTGCCATGGTGAATCCTTATAACCGGGCCAAATTGCCGGAGAGTGTGGTGGCCGATTTCATCCGTCTGTACCTGTATATGATCACCCTGTATTCCGAACACATCAATGAGGAAGACGCCGACCCTTATACCCGCAACAATTATGCGAAACCGGTGAATGTGCATCTGTTGATTCAGGGGTATTACCACGGATTCTATCCGGAACGCGGGGGTCGGGCCTTGCGTGTTGGCCTGCCCCCTGCCACGACCACGGCCACGACGACTTTGAACCCGCGTGAACCGCCGCAGCAAAACACCTTGGTAACAGACGCGCCGACGTCGCGAAGTCCGGGGTCGGGGGTGGCGGTCACAGTGGAACATCTGGAGCGTACAATGGCGCGGATTCAGGACATCCGTACCCGACCTCTCGTGGCCCGTATGCAGGAACTGTTCATGGAAATAGACCAGTTGGGGAATTACACTGACGCCCGGTGGTTCCAACGGTTGTCCAAGCGCCAGTGTTTCATGTTCTACGGGCATCTCTACGATACGTGGCGGTACCGGGCGCGTATTCCCCAGAGCACCAAACTACGGGTATGTCCCCTCGGCGACCCCTTTTTGAATGTGATGCCGATGCGTATGCGTATAGACGAGGTGACCGAAGACGAAATCCGGGCAGGGTGCCTGACCGTGATGGAAAACATGGTCTACACGGCCCAGGACGTGGAAGACCGGAAACTGGGGGCACTGTATGTCCTGATGTCGCTTACTTTTGTCTCCCTGGAAGCCCGTCACAACCTGATGTGGTTGTACGAATCCATTGTGGTATGAAATCATGATTTGGTACCAAAGACCGGTACCAAATCATGGTATATGATCCTAAGAATTCTCAAATGTTTTTGGCGGTTTTTCGCCGCTTTCTAATACGCGTCGGTATCTTATAGTGAAGTTTACGGGTACGCCTTGTATCAGAAGGAGGTTTTGGCGAAGGGGGCTTCGGCGAAGGGGTTTTTAACATCGGTACCAAGGTAGGCGAAACGGGCGTGGCGCTTTTGGATTTCTTTGACGGTATGGGGTCCATTTCAATCATATGTTCAAGAGTACGGTCCGCTATGCGTGGCGATTCTTTCGCATCATGGGCAGATTGGATCATAAAGTTTTGATGTTTGGGTACGGAAACCAGGACATGGTCCTTGAACTTGAACGTGGTCTGGTCAAACTTGAGCATACCGGTAGTCTCCAAAATTTGCTCATAATCGGTCAATACCGTCTGAATCAGGGGACGACGCATGGGATGAAAAGAGGCGAGTCCCAAGAAAAAGGTGCGCGCCGAGTGGTAAAAAGCGTCGGGCACCAGTTTTCGTGTATAGCCCAACAGTTCCAGGCCGGCGACGCCCAGACCATACACGTCCAGCGTCATAAAATACTGATTCACGAAACGATTGTACGCACCGTCGTCGAGGTTCTCTCGGGTTTCCGTGACGAATTCGGCAAAATCGTCTATGGCGGCGTTCAACTCTTCCTCCGTGAATTGGACCATGGGTTTCAGTGAGTACATCCAATTGTTGATCTCAGAGTCCTCCTCGTATTTCAACGTGAATTTACGCTTTATGTAACTAGGAAGGCTCGGCTCGTACAACTCGTGAATCTCGTCCATGAACGCTCTGCGGGTCAACCAAATACTGTCATACGGAAAATACCACCAATTGATGTCCATTTCGTACGTATTCTTGCGGCATTCTTGGATGCTTTCCGGGATGGACTCCATTAAACCAAAGTCAATCAAGTACATGCGGCGTTGTTTTTGACAATACAGCACGTTCGGGGTTTTCATGTCATGGTGCACCAGCCGGTGTTTCAGCAACATTTGAATACCGCGCATGATTTGGTGGAAATCCACCCAGAATTCTTGGGCGAGTTTCCGGTGCGTGTCGGTCTCCTTGAGGTCTCTGAGTTCTCGTCCGTATTCTTGGATGTTCTTGCCGCCGTACTCCATGACCAAGAGTTGGTAATTGCCCATGTCTTTCAATACGGCCTTTTTCATTTCACATTTGGAGATGGATCGGATGTTGGCCTGCGAATCGTCCACATTACATACGTCGGGTTTCCCTAAATAATATTGGTGTTCGGGGTCCGCCTGTTGGATGAGGTTGTATTCTTTCAATTCGGTTTCGGCCTCTTTTTTACGGATGAGTTTAGACACTTTGCCCTCGGTGATTACCGACGACGGCGATTTACATTTCAACGGGGGGCGATGAATGCATCCATAACTTCCTTCGCCCAAGACCTGGGGGGGTTTGGTCATGATGATGGGGGCGGGTTCATATACATTGATGGGAGATTTGACCGTACGACCGCGGCGACAGCCGCGACGGCAGCAACGACATAAACATTGGCGGGTATTCTAGGAAAGAAGTGAATACATGCAGTCCAAGCGTCCTTACGCCACGGCCGCAGCAGCGGGGCCAGCAACTGAACCGCGACCGAGGGGGGCCTGGTCTTACAATACAAAGGGCGATGGCCCAGACAGGCGTCCGGCGCATAAATACTACGATATTTGCAATAATTGTGGAAAGCATGGCCATACCTTCAAGCAGTGTAAAAACCCCATTACGAGTTACGGGGTCATCGTGTTTCGTCTGGCGCCCAACCAAGAACGACAGTATTTGATGATCCGGCGCAAGGACACCCTGGGGTATGTGGATTTTATGCGGGGCAAATACTCCGTCTCCAACCAAAAGTACATTTTGAACATGCTGCAGCAGATGACGGTGCAAGAAAAGGAAAAGCTACGCACGCGGACATTTGACGATTTGTGGTACGATTTATGGAAAGAGGAACTTGTGCATACCAAGGACCCCCCGCATGCGAAGGACCCCCCGCATGCGAAGGACTCCCCGCATGCGGCCATCCCGGAGGACGATATGATGGGAGACTATGTGGACCCGCCGGACTTGTTACCGATGGACCCGTCAGCAATAGATACGGAAACTCAAGGAGAGGATACGGACGACATTTTGCCGGAGACACCCTTGTCCCCCGGCCAAGTCTACAGCACCTACAAGCAGGAGGAGATGAATTCGCGCGAGAAATTTCATTACTTGGCCACCAAGAGCATGGAGGAGGTGATGAACCAGTCCAATTTGCCCGCAGAGTACCGTCAAGTGGTCGCGGGCAGCGGCATCACGATTTTACAGCACCTCATTGCGTGTTCCAGCCGGGGCGAAGGGTGGACGGAGCCCGAATGGGGATTTCCCAAGGGGCGGCGTAATTTCCAAGAAAAGGACTACGATTGCGCGTTGCGTGAAATGACGGAAGAAACCGGGTACCCGGCGCACCTCGTCAAAAACATCAAGAATATCCTGCCGTTTGACGAGATTTTCCTGGGGTCCAACTACAAGTCGTACAAACACAAGTACTATTTGATGTACATGAAGTACGAGGATTCGTTGTCCATGGACCGCTACGACAAGAGTGAAGTGAGCATGATGAAGTGGAAATCCTACGACGAATGTTTAGCCTCCATCCGTCCGTACAATTTGGAGAAGAAGCGGCTCATCACGCACATTGAAACCACACTGACCAAATACCGGGTTCGGGGGATCCTGTATAATTAGGACAAACGGTGTAATGAATATGTCTACGTATTGTAGTAGACATATTTACCCAAAACGGCATGAATCCGGGTACGGCTACCACTCGGAAAAAAAAGTCGGACCTTCCTCGCTGTCCCAAAGGCACGCGTCGCAACCCCCGTACCAATCAATGTGAACCCTTTTTACTCAAGAGTGAGGCGGCGGCCCTATCCAAGGATGAGGCGATGGCCCCGGCGCCTACCCAAGAGAAAATACAGGCCCCGGCCCCGGCCCCGGCCCCGGCCCCGGGCCCTAAATTGGAGGTGGTGTCTACCCCTGAATTGGATCAAACGCCGGAAACCCAAGAGATTTATGCCACCACCCTCCAGGCTGTGACCGAGGTGCTCTATCCTCGTTTAGACGACCCCGAATTTGGTCTAAAAATCGCCCAGAAAAAGCAGTTTTACGACACGCGCTACGACGGCCGCATCGTGCCGATTCGCGAAGAAACCGAACGTCGGTGCCGGGCCCCCTTTGAGCTGCTCCCCCATCAGCTGTTTGTCAAGAATTTCTTGTCCATGCAGACGCCCTACAACAGTTTACTCCTATACCATGGTTTGGGGACAGGCAAAACCTTGTCGGCCATCGGCATCGCCGAAGAAATGCGGTCCTACATGAAGCAGGTGGGGGTGACCAAACGCATCTTGGTCGTGGCCTCGCCCAACGTCATCAACAATTTCCGGTTGCAACTGTTTGATGAGAACCGTATGTACCAAGAAAACGGGCTATGGCACGGCCACACCAGCGTGAGCCAGTCGCTTTTGGACGAAATCAATCCCACCCATCTGAAGGACCTGAACAAGCAACAAATTGTCGCCAACGTGAATGCGGTGATCAAGACGTTTTACGATTTCAAAGGGTACATCAAATTTTCTAATGAGGTGGCGGTGGCCCTCAAACCGTTTTCGGCGACGGACCCGCGGCGCATTCGGAAAATCCAGTCCATGTTCAACAACGGGCTCATCGTCATTGACGAGGTCCACAACATCCGGTTGACCCGGGACAACCAAGACCTGACCACGGCCAACTATTTGATGATGATTGCGAAATACGCCAAAAACGTGCGGTTTGTGCTGTTGTCGGCCACGCCCATGTACAATTCTTACAAGGAGATTATTTGGCTCACGAATCTGATGAATCTGAACGACCGTCGGCCCGAAATCGCCGCCGACCAGGTGTTTGGTCCGACCGGGGAATTTCGGGCTGGAGGCGAGGAACTGTTGCGCAAGAAATTGACCGGCTACGTGTCTTACGTGCGCGGTGAAAACCCCTATACCTTTCCTTTTCGGATGTACCAGACCCGGGAACCCGAAACGGAAAAGAACGGGTCGGTGCAGCAACCCAGGAAGCTGCCTGAAGGGCAGGGGTCGGAAGCAATCGTGCCCGCATTACCGACCTATATGACCCGTCTGGGAACCGTTCAGGAGAGCGTCTACCGGTTGGTCTTGGCCCGGATGACCCCTCAGACTGCGCCTTTTGCGCCGATCCCTCCTACGGATGCGTCAGCAAAGTCGGAGGCAAAGCCGAAAGCAAACTCGGAGGCAAAGCCGGAGGTGGATGCGTCGGCGGGATCCGTGGATACTAAGGATGCCGATGGGCCAGAGGCGGAGTCACCTGTGACGGGCGAGGCCTTGCGCGCCGTCTTGGAAAACCTGGACAACGTGGGTTACGAGCAACTGCGGGTTCCGATACAGGCCCTCAATATCGTGTTCCAAGCCCCCAAGAGTGGGACCCCCGACACCTTGGTAGGGAAGCAGGGACTGGACCTCGTGGTGGACATGACCAAGAATAAGCAGTTTACGTATCATCGCGACCAAGAGGGGTTTTTTGAACTGGAACGCTTGCGGCCCTTTAGCCATAAAATCACCACCATCTTGGACCGTATTCGGGGGTCCGTCGGCATCGTGATGATTTATTCCGAGTTTATTTACGGAGGCGTGGTGCCGATGGCGCTGGCCCTGGAGGAGGCGGGGTTTGTCCGTGCGCCCGGTATCCGCAGTCGGACCCAGTCCATGTTTGTGCAGCCGCCGACCAAGCGCGCAGCAGGCCCTCCTCTGCGCTACGCAATGATCACCGGCGACCAAGATTTTTCCCCTGACAACCGCGAAGAATTGGCGCAGTTGAACGACCCCGCCAACCGCTACGGCGACCGCATCAAGGTGGTGCTCATTTCCCGGGCGGGGGCCGAGGGCCTGGATTTCAAAAACATTCGCCAAATCCACATCATGGAGCCTTGGTACAATCTGAGTCGTATTGAACAAATCATTGGACGCGGGGTGCGCAACCTCAGTCACTGCGATCTGCCGTTTGAAGAGCGCAATGTGGAGATTTATATGCATGCGAGTACCGCCGAGGACGAACGTTTGCCGGCCGCCGACGCGTATTTATATGAACTCTCGTTCAACAAGGGCCGACAAATCGGGCGGGTGTCCAAGGTGCTCAAATCGGTCGCCGTGGATTGCCTGTTGAACCGGAGTCAACAAGATTTCACGGTGGAAAAGTTGGCCGAACTCACGGCCAACCAACAGATCAAAGTCCGCACGTCCACGTCCGGTGGGCTCGTGGACTTTCAACCGGGGGACCGACCCTATACCGCCATTTGTGACTACAGCGACACTTGCGAGGTTCCGTGCCAATCAGACGTACCCGAGTCAACCTTGACCGAGCACCAACGTACCAGCACCTACAGTCTCAATTTCCTGCAGGCCAATCGTGTGCGTATCACCGACCTTGTGCGGCAAATGTTCCGGGAGCAGCCCTATTATCCCGGCGACGTCTTGGTGCAGTCCATCCAGGCGACGCAACCCGCCTATTCCGTGGAACAGATTTACTATGCCCTGACCTATTTGTTGCAGAACCGCAACGAGTATTTGGTGGACAACCATGGACGGTTGGGACATCTCATCAACCGGGGCGACATTTACGCGTTTCAGCCGGTGGAAATCAGCGACGAAAGCATTTCGGTCTTTGACCGCACATTTCCGGTGGAAACCAAGGTGTCCAAGGTGCGACTGGAGTTGCCCAAGACGTTGGAGGGCCCGGCTCCCCTGACTGCGGTTCCCGTGGCCACGGCCACGCCTACGGCGGCCACACCTACGGTGACCGAGATGGCAGTGACCACGTGGATGGACCATCTGGCGGCCGACCTGGCCGACCTCCGCGCCACCGTGAGCCGCAAGGTGAAAACCAACCGGCAATCGTGGACCGACTACATGCACGCCGGCGATTTGGTGCCGACCCTCCGGGACATGTTCGGATGGGGCGTAGAGGACGTGGAACGCTACATGATTCACCATGCCGTGGACGTGTTGCCACCGGCGACCAAGCGCCGTCTGGCCGACCATTTTTTGCAACATCCGGCCGGCGCGGAGTCCGACACCAAGATGACCGTCCATCTACGCGAGTATATGAGCACCCATATCCACCGCATCCAAGGACGCGAGTTCTTGGTGCTGGCCAACGAAAAGAATGCCTGGGAAGTGTTCAAAAGGTCGGAAACCGGGCAGGAATGGGTACCCGGACAATATACAGACACTCAGTTGGTGCAGCGGAACGTGGTGGAACCGTTGCGCCGCGCGGCGCAACCACGGGAAGAACGTTTCGGTTCCTTGGTCGGATTTTTCACCAGCGACACGACCAAGGAGCGATGGGTGACCGCGCCGACGTTCAAAATCAAGGATTTCACGCGTAAAACCACGTCGCGGGCGGCCAAGGGCGAAAATCTGCTCAAGGCGGGCAAGAAACGCGAGGTGGCCTTGATCCAATTGGCTCTGTCCAACCTGGGCGAGGTAGAAGGGGCGATTCCCGAGTTTGACACACCCGCTTACAACCAAAGTAGCCTCAATGTGCTCATGGAACTCTTGGTACGTCACGGAACGTCGGACAAGCAGCGACTGTTTTTAAATCCGGAGATGTATGCCATATTGGGGGTACTTTTCTAACATGAGTCGGCCTGACCTCCTTGTAAAAAATTGAATCCGAACCCGTATAGACAGATGTTTTCTGTAACACCATATATATGAGCATGGCCACCGATAACAAGACCTATTTGTACATTACGTCCACGTTGACGACCAAGATTCCCGTGCATATCACGGAGGTCGGTCAAACCATTCAGCAAAATTTAGAAGAAGTCTTGAGCGACCGGGTCGCCAACCGATGCATAGAGGAAGGATACATTCGTCCCGGGTCCATTCGGATTCATACGTATTCGGCAGGCACGGTTCGCAACGAATTCGTGGATTTCCACGTGATTTATCAATGTCAAGTGGCGTCGCCAACGGAGGGTCAGAATTTGGAGTGCACAGTGAAGACGGTGACCAAGGCGGGGATCCATGCTCAGTGCGTGGACAAGGACGGTAATGTGCCCATTACAGTCTTTGTCGCCCGGGACCATCATCAGAACAGTCGGGATTTCCAGCATGTGAAAGCGGGGGATCAAATACGTGTCTCGGTCATTGGCACCCGGTGGGAACTCAATGACCCGTACATTTGTGTGATTGCGCGGTTGGCGCCGCAGACGTGAGCGTAGTATCCTGTTTTTTTTATTATGTTCATAGCCTATAACATGGAAGCCCTTGCGTCCAAGTACCAAGGCCTTTGTGCTACTCATAGCGATATCAATGAGCATTTACCCACCCTCTACAAATACGCCAAGGAGTGTAACCGTATCTTGGAAACCGGTGTCCGGGGATGCGTGTCCAGTTGGGCCCTGGCTTATGGCCTTTTGAACCCGGTCACTCATGAAGCCGGAGGTCACACGACACCTTACCTCTTCATGAACGACATTGAGGAATGCGACATTGGTGACTTTTTAGCGTGTACACAGAACCTCAATATCCAGGTAGAATACCAGTGGATCAACAACCTGGATCTCTCACTCAACGAGCCGGTAGACATGGTGTTCATTGATACATGGCACATTTACGGGCAACTTAAGCGCGAACTGGCCAAATTCGCGCCTTTCACCACAAAATACATCCTGATGCATGACACTACGATAGACGAAGTGGACGGCGAATCAGTGCGATTTAACTCGGATGTTGAAGAACAATCGCAAAAATCGGGTATTCCAGTGGACGAGATTCGGTGCGGACTGGGTAAAGCTATTGATGAATTCCTACAGAACAATCCGGAATGGAAACTCAAAGATAAATTCACCAATAATAACGGTCTCACCGTTCTGGAAAGAGTCATATAGAGCTATATAGAGATTTGGTCATCTATATACGAATAGAAACCGTGGTTACCATGGCTTCCATGGCATCTACCAAGATCAAATACACGGCGGTGATGGTGGAATTCCGCGAACACCCCGCCTACGCATTTGTATTGGACAATTTCTTTAGTACCTTGTCGGAGGAATGGGGGTTCATCCTTGTGCATGGAACGAAAAACCGCGATTTTGTGGTTCGTATCGCCCACGAGGTGGCAGAACGATACGGACAACCGGAACGTATTCTGAAAATCATAGGATATCCGGTAGAAAATATGATTCGGATTCAATATAGTACACTCATGAAGCAAGCCAGTTTCTATGAACAAATAGATACCGAAATCATGTTGATTTTCCAGACGGATTCGTTGTTGCTCAAGTCAAATATCCATAAATTGGACGCATTTTTAAAGTACGATTACGTAGGAGCGCCGTGGACAAATGAGGGGGTCGGTAATGGGGGACTTTCTCTTCGGCGCAAATCCAAGATGTTGGCAACCATTGCGACGCGCAATCCTAATAACATTCATGATGTAGAAGACGTGTATTTTTGTGATGATAGTAATCCAGTCAAGTTAGCAAAACCGTCATTTGAGGAGGCCAAGGTATTTTCGGTGGAAAATGTTTATTATCCCGACCCCGTCGGGGTGCATCAATATTGGCAGTTGAAGAATCATACCAATGGTCACGAGAACATGAAGCAATTGGAGGAGCGTTACCCGGAACTGACTGAACTGCGTCGTCTCAATAATATATGGTAACGTTGTCTTGCCGATTAAAATAGGCAAAGATGCGAAAAGACCAGAGTATGAAATAGTATAGAATCGTCCCTACATACGATTCTATATGATCGTTATTTACCGATTCAGCGACAAGGGGTATCCCAAGAACAAACCGGATTACGTGACCAAACGCGGCTGTATCCTCCACGCCTTGCGGGTATTTAACGGCCACCCGTTTTACGTGATTGCGGACAATACCTCGGACGAAAGCTATGCATTTTTGATGGAGCATGTGCCCGATTCTTCCAACAAAGTGATACGTACCACATTGTCCAATGCCGGGGCCTACATGTACGCGGTTAAATTTGCGATAGATACCTTCCATGACGATGATGTGGTGTATTTGGCCGAAGACGATTATGTATACACCCCCGATGCACCGGGCATTTTGGCGGAGGGTATCGCTATTTCAGATTACGTCTCGGGGTACGACCATCCGGATAAATACGTGAATCATAATGAAGGGGGACCCAATCCATTTATTCAAGACGGTGGAGAAGTGACCCGGGTGCTGTTGACGGCGAATCACCATTGGAAATACACCAACAGTTGTTGCATGACGTTTGCGTGCAAAGTCAAGACCCTCAAAGCGGATTGGGATGTCTATATGAAGTACTGCAATGGTACACATCCTCATGATTTTCCATTGTTTTGTGAACTGGTTCAACACCGTGGTCGGCGGTTGATATCGGCCATTCCGGGGGTGTCCACGCACGGAGAGACCCAATGGCTGTCGCCACTCGTGGACTGGGAGGAGATAATGAACCGGTAATCATAGTTCCCGTACAAAAACCCAATGACCTGCATTTAAATATTCATCAAAGTACGATTCACGCTGGTCCTCTCCTGATATCATAATCACGTCTCGTGGGTCGTAGGATTCTTTGACAATATCATAAAAAGGAATTCCCTGGCGAAATCTTCCGTAGACCACCATATCGTATTTGTGGTTGCGTATATCATTGATGATGTCTTCGTCACAGCTACTTCCTTGATGTAAAGCGGGGTCAATCAATCTACTATAGGATATTCCCTTGCCGTATAATTCATATGGAGGAGTAGTACAGTCAGTATAAAGATGATTGACACGAGGGTAATCATGACAAGCACTTCCCATGATTTCCTTCAGCCCGTGAAGAAGAGTGCATCGTTGGTAGTCTGGTCCAACCCAGGTTGACAATAACAGGATGCTTTTTGCTTGGGTATGTTGACAGGTCTCCAAGAAATAATCGGCCATTTTCCGTGTCGTCAAATGCGACCGTGTATAGTCCAATAATTCGCGGATGATGGGCTGGTATTGTGCCGGGTCCATGGTCTCAATGTCTTGGTCTTTCCATGTGGAATAAAATGCACTGTACCTCTGAACGAGTTCTTTGGGGAAATGTGTCATAGTGAGAGGTGGACATTGTTCCAAGTTCTCAAAGAATGGGATGGAACCATTGGCCAAGATTTCGTAATGCCGTAAACAATCCCATCCTCCTTTTTTCATAGTGGTGGCAAATACGGAGGATTGATATTCTTGGTAATAATCCCCTTCATTTTGGTAAATATATGTGGACAGGTTACCAGGGATGAGGTCGGACATCCATTTCGTTTTGGGTGGTACATCCTGCACGATTTTGCACGCCGGAATGGAAAATCCAATTGGTGCGAGACGGCTCATAAAATTTATATATATATATGAAATATATATTCACTCCTTATGAAAACCGCATAAATGGAAGTAGTTATAGTATCAGTAAACGCATGGCCAGTGAACCCGTTCATTCTACCCCCCAAGACTTGGCCGCTAAGGAGCAGCAATTAGAAGCCATGAAGGCCACCATTGAACGGTGGAACAAGACCCAGCACATGGAGGTGCTCAATATCATCAAGAAGAACCCCGCGGTCAAATTGAACGAGAACCGCAACGGGGTCTACATCAATTTGTCGTATTTGCCGGAGGAGACTCTGCAGGAACTGGCCCAGTACTTGGACTATGTGAGAGAACAGGAGACGAACCTGGAAAAGGTGGAAACCCAGAAGGAGGAATTCAAATCCGCCTTTTTCCTGGACACGCGCTAAGGACACAAAACCACATAAACGCATTGTAGTATAGACCTATGTATACGATATAAAACGCTGCACCGCACCACCACCACCATGAAAGAAATCACACCGTTTTTACATGCGGCCCTGTATCAGCGCGACGGCCATTATCAACGCATCACGACCTTTGAGCAGTTGGCGACGGCCTTGTCGCCGTGGATGTTGACCAAGGAACATCGCCAGACGTGGTTCTCCCCAATGAGAGTATATGATCCCCCCGAAGTAGAAGAGGCGGCGACTCCTGTCCCCCCGTCCCCTCTCCCACCGCCCCCCCAAGTACAAGTATATGATCCCCTTGCGGAGGCGCCATCTGTTTCGCCTGTTCTTGATGTACGTGAGTCATCAGTTCTTTCCGAGATACTTCCGAAGCCATCTGCGGCGAGTCAACGGCCGCTTCCCTCGCGCTTTTCGCCGCGCAAGCCGGATTCCCTGTTTTGGTCCATGTTTATCGCCCATCACGGTGTGGATGCTTTTCGCGACATCGGGAGCAAGTACATGAACCGCGAACTGGAAGAAAAGGCGCATATTGTGGAGTTTATCAAAAACAACCGTCCCCTGTTGAAGGCCATGAAAATCACGGTGGCCGCTACCCAAGAAATGATGGGGGATTTGCTCACCAACAAACAGACGGTGTTGACCATGGTCCCCGCCTTTGCCATGTACTATGGGGCCACCATTCGTATTGTCTGTGAGCAAAGCCGCACGTATTTGGAGTATCTGCCAACGAGCGAAACGCCCGGTTGCCGACCCGTAAGGCTGCCCGAAGGGCAGCTTCCTGAGTTGTGTTGCCGACCCATATACACGCTTTACCGTATTAAAACCGGCCAGCGCAGTTATTCAGACTACGTGGTCGCACTACCTGAGGTCGGAACGGAAGACCATGCAATTATATGTACCACCGCACCACCCCCGTTTCTCAAGTTGGAGAGTCCGACGAAACCTCTCCGAGGTATCAGTACTTATAAAACGGCCGATTTAGATGCCTTGGTCAAACAGTTGGGGATCACGTTGCCTTTGCCCTCGGCAGGGAGTAAACTGAAAAAAAACGACGTGTATGTCGCCATTTCCCGACATTGCGAAACCGCGTGGATCTAGTCAAGGGAGCGAAAATTAGGTCACAAGACAATTTTTGTGCTATCAGTACAGAAATTAGGTCACAAGACAATTTTTGTGCTATCAGTACAGAAATTAGGTCACAAGACAATTTTTGTGCTATCAGTACAGAAATTAGGTCACAAGACAATTTTTGTGCTATCAGTACAGAAATTAGGTCACAAGACAATTTTTGTGCTATCAGTACAAAAATTGATTCTGGTTCTCTCTGAGAGAACAAAACTCAGATAGAAGTATCCAGGTATCTTATAGAAAACCGCTCGGTCCGCGATCCACATGAACCGAGGTGCGTCTCCCCCCGGGGAGGGTGCCGCCAAGCAATTTGAAGAGATGGTCGCACTTTATTTGAAAACCAATCCCTGGATTTCCGGCGCTAAATACCAGACAAAAAATGTGCCCGAGTTGGAAATCCGGTTTGGTACTCAAGCAGGGAAACATCCCCTGGCCCGGTCCATCAGCAACATAGACTACGAAAATGTGGTCAAGGCCCTGTATTCGGCGGGATTCGCGCCCCTAGACGGCAACACGAATGGTCTCCATATTTTGCGGATTCAAAACGAGTACTACGACCGCAAGATGAATCGTCAGAAACTGTCCAATATCCGTGCCGAGGTGGCCGGCATGGACCTCATCCAAGAGTACTGTCGCACAAACAGTTTGCCTAAACTCTTGGACATGCCTGCCCAGGCCAACGCCAAGTCCGACAAAATCAAGTTTACGCAGAAACGGACGGCGTCCCAGGGTAGCGGCGGCGAAGCCGCCGCCGGCAATTTTGTGAAACCCGTGGATTTCCCCGACTGGGGCTTCCGCGTCAGTTACCAGAACGAAACATACTTCAGTCCTCGCAGCGACGCCACCCGCAATATCCTGGCCGACTGGGCCAACAGCAAAAAGACCTTCCGTTACCTGAACCGCGTGCGTTTCGCGCACCCTGACCTCCCCTTCTTCGTGGACCTTTCCATCGTGAAGACCTCCAAAACCACCCACCGCATCATGGTCCCCCAGTATACGGTGCAGGATGCGGGGGTCTTTACCAATCCCGAAACCTACGAAGTGGAACTGGAAGTGGACAATCAACGTATGGGGGAGCGGTCTCTCCCGGAAGTCATGGGTATCCTGCGCCGGGGCATCCGGCTCATTTTAGGCGCCTTGCAGGAAACCAAATACCCCATCGGTCTGGAGGAAACCTCGCGTGTCCTCTTGGACTACTTGACGTTGACGCAACAAGACGCGCAGCCGGGCGCCGCGGACCCCGAGACGTGGACCACCTTCCTGGCCCGCCGCGACGCCAAGGTCGTGTTGCCTAAATATTTCCTGGGACCCAGTTCCTACACCTTGCAGATGGAGAATATCGTGCCCTACGACTCTGTGGGGCAGCTGATTCCCAACATCCGCAACCATTACACAGTGACCGACAAGGCGGACGGCGAGCGCCGGCTCCTCTTCGTGGCCCCCAATGGAAGAATGTATATGATCACCCCGGCCATGCATGTCATCTTTACCGGCGCCATGGTCATCCGCACGACCCGCAAAAAGGGTGCCGCCGCGGAAGAAGGGCGCGACGCCGACCTCTACAATACGATCCTAGACGGCGAGTATATTACACATGACAAGCAGGGCGTTCCACTGTCCCTCTACATGGCGTTTGACGCCTATTTTGTGCGAGGGAAGAGTGTCCGCAAAGAGGGCTTCTATCCGCTGAATGTGGAGGACCGCGCGAAAGGCAATTTCCGTTTCATGCATTTAGATGCTTATTTGCAGGCGCTGGATCTGCGACCGGTCACGGCCGACCCCGCTGCCGTCGCCAAGACTGCCCCCACGTCGCTCACCCCCATCGCAGAGAACGTCCCTCTTTGCGGCATTATCTTACAGAAGAAGAACTTTTACGTGGCCTCGCCCCCCTCGGGCCACTCCCACGGCAGCAGTGCCGACGACCCCATCTTCGCCGCCTGTGCTGAACTGTTGGCTAAAATAGACCAAGGGCATTTCCCCTATAACACCGACGGCATCATCTTCACTCCGGCCAGCATGGGGGTCGGCGCCGACCGCATCGGTGAAGCCAGTCGCCCTCAAAAAATCACCTGGGCCCATTCCTTCAAATGGAAACCGCCCGAGTACAATACCATTGATTTCCTCGTGACCGTCCAGCACGACAAGCGCGGCCAGGAAGAAGTGCGCTACCTGTACGAACCGGGTCAGAGCCTCTTGGACGGTGCCCAGACGTTGACCCAATACAAGACATTGATACTGAAGTGTGGGTATGACCCGAAGGACCACCGCAATCCCTACAACGACGTCTTGCACGGTCGGCTTCCCTCCGGTCATGGGGAGAGGGGCTCGGACAACGAGGAGAAATACAAGCCGGTGGTGTTTCAGCCGACGGACCCTTACGACCCCAATGCCTGCTTCTGTCACGTGGCGTTGCGCGACGTGGCGGGTAAAGAGGGGGTCATGGTGACCGAAGAGGGCGACTACTTTGAGGCCAACATGATTGTGGAGTTCCGGTACGACCTGACGAGGGAAGGGTCGTGGAAGTGGGTGCCGTTGCGGGTGCGGTACGACAAGACGGCCGAGCTGCGCGCGGGTATGCATAATTACGGCAACAGTTTCCACGTGGCGAACAACAATTGGACATCCATTCACGAGCCCATCACGCGGGGCATGTTGACCACGGGCGAGGGTATTCCCGACCGACCAACCACACAGAACGACGTGTATTACAACCGGAAGACGAAGGATACCAATACCCAGGCTCTGCGCAATTTCCATAATTTGTATGTCAAGCGCCGGCTGATTGAGGGGGTCTCGCAGCCGGGGCAGCAGTTGATGGATTTCGCCTGTGGGAAAGCTGGGGATCTGTCTAAATGGTATGCGAGCCGACTGAAATTCGTGCTGGGTCTGGACGTGTCGCGGGACAATATTCATAATACGTTTGACGGGGCCTGTGCCCGGTACCTGGGCGAGTGCAAGAAACATGGCGAGGCCAACATGCCCCGGTGCCTCTTCTTCGTGGGCGACAGCGGCAAGAACATCCGGCATACGGGCGACGCGTTTGCCAGCACCACCGAACGCGGGTACGTGAAGGCAATTTTCGGGCAGGGGGACAAGGACCCGCAGGCACTGCCGCCCACCGTCTTCCAGGCCTACAGCGTAGGCGAGCCCGGGTTTGACGTGGGGTCGTGCCAATTCGCCATCCACTACTTCTTTGAGAACGAGGTGGTCCTGCACAGTTTCCTGCGCAATGTGAGCGACTGCATCCGGGTGGGCGGCTATTTCATCGGGACGACGTACGACGGCCAGACCGTCTTTGACCGCCTGCGCAAGAAGCCCAAGGGCGGCGCCTGGACCCTCATGAAGAACAGCACCAAAATCGCGGAAATTGTCAAGGATTACGACGAGGACACATTTCCGGAGACGGAAATGTCCCTGGGTTTCCGCATTCAGGTGTACCAAGAGACCATCAACCAGGTCTTCCCCGAGTACTTGGTCAATTTCAAATATCTGACGCAGATGATGGAGATGTACGGGTTTCAGTTGGTCACCAACGACGAGGCGCAGAAGATGGGCATGCCGGCGGGGACGGGCACCTTTGAAGAACTGTATACGGCGATGATGCAGGAGGTGCGCCGGGGCAAGCGCAGCACCCAGCAAGATTACGGTGCCGCAGCCGACATGTCCGAGGACGAAAAGAAGATCTCGTTCCTCAACCGGTATTTCATCTTCAAGAAAATCCACACGGTCCATACCGAGAATTTAGGCAAAATCGTGCAGAACCGGGTCCGGGAGATTCCCTCTCCCCCGCCGCCCTCCACCACATCCGTCACCACATCCGCCGTGCCCCCGGAAAACCGTTCCAGGAAATTGAAGACCAAGATGGTGTTGAAGTGCCCTGCTCCCGGGACCGAGACCGCTACCGCATGAGGACCCCAATAACGGTTCTCCCGCCCAAAAACCATACAAAGATGTCGCCCCACAGTGAATGTATTGGATCCCCCGCTCTCCCCGATCCCCCGCCCGCTATCACTTGCCGTACGATGCTCATTTCTAAATTGTTTGGATACGTGTTCACTTACGCGTTGCGACATCGTATTGACGAATCCCACGGTTTGTCCCACAGTATGAATACGCTGTATTATGCCCACCAAATATTCAAAACCGAGGTACAGCTTCGCCCCCGTATACAATCCCAAGAACGTATGATTTACACCGCCGCCATCTTGCACGACATGTGCGACGCCAAATATACCGACAAGACGACGGAAATTGCGAGGATTGACCATTTTTTACAGGATAAATTGACCGACAAAGAGACCGAAATGACCAAGGCCATTGTGTCGTCCATGTCGTATTCGCACGTCGCTCAGCACGGATTTCCGCAGTTGGGCGATTATCAGACCGCCTACCATATTGTGCGCGAGGCCGATTTGCTGACCGCGTACGACGTGGACCGATCCATCGTCTTTCATATGCACACCAAAAACGCGACGACGTACGAAGCCTATACCAATGCGCGGAAATTCTTCATGGAGCGGGTGTTTCTACACAATGAACACAAACTCTTCGTCACCGAGTATGGTCGCAAACAGTCGGCCATTTTACACGAGAAAACCTTGGAACGGTTGTGGTTTTGGAAGACCATGATAGATTACGATCTTTACGGGTTCACGGACCCGCCCCCGAAAAACACATAAGCATTTGGCGATACGGATGTTTAGACGTTTGTGTGTGCCGAGGAATATTTTACCCGCTCACGCTGCCCACCCCGACCCGCGACACCGAATGACCCCCCATTTTTTGTTGCCGAGGCTGCCTCCCTCCTTGTACATGTTTTTGGACGTCCAGGAGAGCGACACGCCGCCTACCCCCATCATCAACGAGTCGTTGTCGCATTATCTGAACGACATCAAACACCAAATCAAACTATATGATCAACACTGGGAAACGTTCAAGCGGATCACCAATACCTACGAGTACATTCATACCACCATTCCTTTCAAAAAATACTGCATCTCCCGGTACCGCCCCCTGTCCCGGTCCTTTTTTAAAATGACCGAGCTCATCCATGGTTTTGAACTGGGGACCCGGGCTCCCGGTCCCATACGGACGTTTCATTTGGCCGAGGGGCCCGGGGGATTCATAGAGGCCTTGGTCAAATACCGCAACCGTCCCGACGACGTGTACATTGGCATGACGCTGCAGGATATGCACAACAATGACTACAACATTCCCGGGTGGAAAAAATCCCAGCATTTTCTGCATGAGCATCGGGATGTAGTGAAACTGGAAAACGGGTGCGACAAGACCGGCAATATTCTGTCGTTGGACAATTTCGTCTATGTGCACGAATTGTACGGCGGTACGATGGACCTGATTACGGCCGACGGCGGGTTTGACTTTTCCCTGGATTTTGACCACCAAGAAGTCAACATGACCAAGTTGCTGTACGGTCAAATCGTGTACGCTCTCTCCATGCAAAAAACGGGGGGATGTTTCGTACTCAAGGTCTTTGACGTCTTCATGAAGCATACGGTAGAAATGATGGCGCTCTTGTCGTCCATGTATGAAAAGGTGTATTTGACCAAGCCCAACACGAGTCGGATGGCCAATTCCGAGAAATACCTGGTCTGCAAAGGGTTTTTGCCGACGTCGTCTTACAAATATTATCCGTACTTGTTCCACTCGTTTCGGAAGATGCTGCAGTCCGGACACGACGTGGCCGTACCTTGCATCATGGGCGAAACGACCACACATTGGATCAGCGGCATTTTTCGTCCGGATGCTCCCATACATCATCATTTCTTGAACCGCATGGAGGAAATCAATATCGTGTTTGGGCAGGCCCAGATTGAGAATATTTATATCACGCTTTCGTTCATCGTGGGCGAATGCATGCCCCATTGCCGGGTACCGCTCGTGCTGGACGAAATGAAAGACGCCGCGGTCATGAAAGGGGTGGAGGACCTGGATTTCCCGGCCACGGGCCGAGGTCGGGTCTCGGACACCCCCAACCAGCGGAACTTTTACCGTGTGAAAATCCAGAATTTGGTCAAGTCCAACATCCAAAAATGCATCCAGTGGTGCATTCAACACAATTTGGTCTATAATTATTAGTATCACACGATGACGACAGAATAGGACGTCGTCACCGTGTCAAGGTGGAAATCTCGGGGTCCGACGCGACTGCGACTGTCGCATTCCCCGTCGTCTTGAAGTAATTGAGCCACACATAGTATCCGCGCATGGTCAGGGCGACCACGTCTATCCCGAGCTGCAGGCCGTAATTGGTCAAGATGGCCGAATCCCCCAACTGGATGGCGTAGGTGACCGCCAGTACTGTGCCCAGCAACATGAATATCTTCTCGGGCATGTTGTACATGTTCGCGTTTTTGTTCACATAGTTGGCGTATAATTCGGGGACGTGACATATGAAATAGAACCCGGTCGCGGCGAACATTAGGCTCTGGTCGGCCATGGTCATGTCTAGCTACTTATCTCTTATGTGTCTTAAGTGCGTTACGTCTATGTTTCTACCGGGGGCAGCACGAACAGCGGCCAGTAGGCCCGCACATTCCCCGCATAGTATCCGACCACGGCCATTTTGACCAGCCGCATCCACAAGACCTCGGCCCCTGCCCCCTTACCAAAGGATCCAAAGGGTCCAAAGGATCCAAGAACCCCATACACCTGCCGCGTGAAATAGGCAGACGACCCGCTTTCTGTCCAGGCCGTGTACACCACAAAATGCGTGACCCAGACCATGTACTTGTTCGCGCGGCGCGGGAAACAGACCTGATGATGAAGATTGTATAGGATCGTCACCATGACCAGTTGTCCCGGGGTAAATTGCGCCAGGACCTCGTAATTGAGCCAGAGTGCGATGGAGTACAACAGGTGCCAGGTCCGGCTCGTGATGATGCTCTTGCGTACCAGCGTCATTAAAAAGGCCGCCAGTTGAATCGCAAACAGGGGGAGAAATGCCGCGTCCGTGCTGATGAGCATGAACCAAGTGGCACCGAGTTGCATGCGACTATGCATGCGCACGATGCGCAGTTGGTCCTCTGGAGTGATCCCGTGGTCAAACGGCATGTTGCGCATGGTCGTGGTCCGGCTGCCCTGCGCAGCAGGGCCTTGGTAGCATAGAGTGATGCGGTCGGCCGAGTTCATCGTAGACAAACACAGCAACATGGTCCACAGATAATGGCAACCGCTGTAATGCATGCAACAGGCGGCCACGGAACGGCAAGCAAACAGGATACTGTGGTCCCGAAATTCGGGGTAAATCATGGGTTTCAGAGCGTTGCGGACCGACGACAAATGAAACACGACGGAACTGACGCTCAGCGCTCCGTGCAGGGTGATCATATACACGTCTTGGGGGTGATGGAACTGCATGTTCCCGGTGGTCATGAGCAGGGCGATGCGGTAAGCGAAGTGGGCCATGCAAATGACGCCGAGGATTTTGTGAAGATGGTGGGGATCTTCTTTGGTTGCGAGTTTGTGGGCATTTTCTAGGCGAAACATGGTGGGGGGGACGGCTACGGCGACCACTCTCTTCTAAACTGGCGGGATGGATTTACGTGGTTTTTACAAGGGTTGCCGCTTCGCCTATCCGAACATGGCGCGCATTTCGCTGTAGGTGGGGTTCCGGCCCATTTGCGCCCGGAAAGCTTCCATCCCGGAATTCATAGCGCCTATCAATGCCTTTTCTTTGTTGGTATCGGGGACCGCGGAGGTTAGTATTTCCGCCGTTTTCTTGGAGGCGTCGGCTTCTATCTTCTGGATGACGGAGGCAGGGGGCGGGGTCGTTCGGTTGTCCATAGTAAGCGCAGCGGTCCCGTCGGGTAACGGTAGGGTAAGCGCAGCGGTCCCGTCGGGTAACGGTAGGGTAAGCGTAGCGGACCCGTCGGGTAATGGTAGATAGAGAGGCGGTGTGGTCCACGTGAGGTACCGAAGCACATGTTGTTTCAATTTTTCCGTGGCAAAGGATGTAAAATATATAGACATTGCGCCATTGTAACCGGTAATATCAAGTTGCATATGGAAGAAACGACGCTTGCCGGGTCCGAGTGCACCATTTGTGCGGAAAAATACAGTAAAATGCTACGTTCTCGTGTGGCATGTCCCTACTGCGCTTTTGAGGCATGCAGTGCCTGTTGCCAGAAATTTTTGTTGACGGAAACGGCGCCGCGATGTATGCTTCCGGAATGCCGGCGGGAATGGACACGGGCATTCATTGTCGCCACGTTCCCGGCGGTGTTTGTGAATAAGCGTCTGAAGGCGCACCGGGAGCAGGTGATTTTTGACCAAGAACGGGCCCTGTTGCCAGCGACGCAGCCGTTGGTGGAGAACATTTTGAACCGCCGGCGAATTGCGAGCGATATTGCCCGAATCAACCTGGAAATCGCCCGACTGTACGGGCGTCGCAACGACATGCAAATCGCATACAATGCCACATTTTCGGCGGACCGGGAGACAACTGCCGAACGACGGCAATTCGTGCGCGCCTGTCCGGCCGACGGTTGCCGCGGATTTTTAAGTACTCAGTGGAAGTGCGAACTGTGTCAGCAATGGACGTGTCCGCAGTGCAACGAACTGAAGGGACCGGCCCACGACAGCGAACACACGTGCCACCCGGATCAGTTGGCGTCGGCGGCGCTCATGCGGCACGATACCAAGCCGTGCCCCACCTGCGGCATGGGGATATTCCGGATTTCGGGGTGCCCGCAAATGTTTTGCACGTCGTGTCATACGGCGTTTTGCTGGAATACGGGGCGCATAGAGACGAATGTGCATAATCCGCACTATTTTGAGTGGCTCAGGCAGACGGGCGGCGACGAAGTCGCCGATAACCGGATACAGGGACAGGGACAAGGCCGCGGATGTCGGCAGGTGCTGGATACGATGTTTATCCGGTCCTTGCGTCGGAACGTCGTCGCAGAAACGTCTACCATTGTCCAGCATCTTCCGGAAGTGTCGGACCGGGTCTGGCGCATTGCGCGCGAAATCATGCATATTCGGGACATTGAAGTCCCCCGGTATCAAGTGAACAGGGTCACGACCAACCAAAAATTGCGCATCAAGTACTTGCTGAACGAGATTGACGAGGAGCAACTCAAGGTCTTGTTGCAACGGTGCGACAAACGCAACCAAAAGAATCACGAGATTTACGAGGTGCTGGACACGGTGCAACAGGCCGCCACCGATATTCTGTTCCGACTGTTGGACCATGCGACCGAAGTGCGTCGAGCGGGTGGCGACTACACCGAACACGACTATGAATTGGGATTGCAAGTTCGTGCGTTTGTACCTGGGCGAGGTGGGCGAACGGGGTCGGAGTCGCGTCCCCGCCTCACCAAGGACCATCCGGTCTTTGCCCCATTTTTGTCCGATGTCAAGGAACTGGACGCTTTGAATGCGTATGCCAACCAGTGCCTGGCCGGCATTGCGACGGCCTACAATTCGGTGCCGTTGGTCCTGAACGAACGGTTCGTCCTGAACCGGTGACCCCACCCCACCCCACCCCACGGCCCCCATGCCCCCCCATTCCCAGCAAGATGTATAGGATCCTATACATCGTGTTCACGCAAACAGTTTCATCAGGGCACGACGTTGGGTCGTCGCCGCGGCCCGTCGCCGGCGTTTCTTGGTGGTGGCCGGGGCCGCGGCCGCCGCGGCCTTAGAAGGGCTCGGGCCCGGCCCCCCTTTCTTGGCGGCACAGGGGCATGCCTTGGTCGCCTTGATCGGTGTACCAGGACTGTATTTGAGGAACCACAAATTGTACTCACGGGTGCCCCGTTGGTTCGCCAGTTCCTTGAATTTGTTGGATTTTTCAATGCGAATGTCGTCCAACGTCGCCTGTTTACCCACGCAATCCGACGAAAACCGTTTCAAGATGCCCCGCTGTTCCAGGCGATTTTCCTGCTGGACGTCAAACAGGAACTTGGCCATGCACATGATGCGGTCGGGGTAGTAGTAAGGCAACTGGACGTATTTGAACGCCAGATAAAACGTGAGCAGCGTGTCAATGGTGCCGATAAAGACCTTGCGTCCTTCCACGTCTATTTGATTGTAGCTGTGGCACGCAATGGGTTCGTACACATGGGCTAAAATATCCTTGCCGACCCGGATTTCGTAATGGACGGGGACGATTTCTCCAATGGGTTCCCGCCGTTCAATCTGGGCGTTTTTCACGCCGACGTCCGCCAGACGTTCTCGGACAATGGTGGCGACCCTCTCCGGGGTCTCGGACAAGACGTCAAAGTCGGGCACCCTTTGCACCAAGCGACGTTGTTTGACCGGCATGTACCGCGAATAGATGCTGCTGGCGTAGCCGCCGAAAAAGACGACACCCTGATCCACCAAGGTATCGCGCACCGTCCGGTATATTTTTTCTTGGATACTCTCGTCGGCGTCTTTAGGAATATCGTCCATCTGCCGTTGAAAATTGACCTGTTGGCAATCGTAGTTCACGTGAAAGGGGTAATGTTCGTTGAGTATGGTGAGCCGCTTGAGCACCTTTTCCCAGCGCGACACGTCGCCTCGGGGACGGGACAATTCCAAGTACATGTTCATGCGCAGAAAATCCGGCGGCGAGTAGAGGATACCTGCGACGGAAATGGCCTCGGATTGCAGCGACTTGAACAGGGCTTCCGGTAAATAGGTAATGTCCGCAATGGGTGTAAAGTTGACAAAGACCTTGAACGTCCCGTAATGCACGCCGGCTTTGGCCTCCACCTCTTTGTACCCTTTGGCGTAATACAGATCCGCGAGCTCCACCGCATGGTCCATCGCCTCGGGTGAATAGAAATCGTAGTCGGGAATTTCCACATCCCGGTTGTAGAATTGCGCTTCCCGAGGCAAGATGTTGTTGATGGCCGTGCCCCCGTAACAAATGAGTTTCTTGGTCACCAAAAACTCTTCTAAAATGGCGATGATTTGGTCAATTTCCGGGTTGCGTACGGCGGTACTCTTGACCTTTTCCTCGGTCTCATCCACGGCATGACGCAAAATTGCGAGTTCGCATTCTTGGAACGACATGTTATCCTCGCATAATTTGGTCTTGTATTTCATCGGTCTCCGGCGCCTATGGCGATAACCTTTACTACTATATAGTATCCTTGCAAGATTTCCGATGCCCCGCACGTTCAAGACCCCGCAAAATAAAAGCCGGGACCCTCCGCCTGTCCCAAGACCTGCCCAAGGTCCGGTTCCTAGCCAGGGACCCCATTTGATGACCTCGTTGGCCGAAGGCGTCGCTCTGGGCACCGGGTCCGCCATGGGACATCGTTTGGTTGCCAGTGTATTCAATGCCTCCGCACCGACGCCTGCCACCCCACCCCCTAAGCCCGTGGTACGAGACTGTCGCCCCCTATGGCGTGATGTCACCGAATGCCGCGCCGCCTTTTCCGAGGAACATTGCCAACCTGTTTACGAAACCTATCTCACTTGCATGAACCTGTCCACTGCCTAGAACCCCCGGGCCCGGCCCCGGCCCCGGCTTCGCCTTGTGCCTTGTGCCTTGTGCCTTGTGCCTTGTGCCTTTGCCTAGGACATGTATAGGATCCTATACATGTCATTGGATTACAAGTTTCCCAATCCGTATTTTTGTAGGTACGGAATGGCCAAGTAAAACGGCACAAATGCCGTCCCCTGGGCCGCAAAAAACGCCTCATATCCCACCAACTGGTCGCCCTGGAAATAAAACGGGTATTCCACGATTTGGGTCCCATAATTCTCCGTGAAAAACGCCAGACTGAGGTCTAAATTCGCCGTACTGGGGAAAATCCACGACCAGAAACTCTTGGCCCGGTTCGCGGCGGACCCGCCTCCCGCTTCCGGGCCGGGTTCCACCGCAATGAACCGGCTCACGGTGGACATTTGCGTGCCGTCCACTAATTGTACCGGCTGAACGAGCATGGCCTCCAATTGCCGCGGCGAATATTTGAGCATGGACATGCCTCCGGAATACAAGTTCACATATTGGGGCAACGTGGTCTGACGGAATACCGCGTCCTGGATGACGTTTTTGTCCAAGACGATGACCACATTTTTGGCGAGGTCCGCGAATCGCACGGTGGCCGGGTCCAATTTGCCTCGGTACTGGGTGCGGGAAAAATACCGCTGGATGAGCGCTGCCACGTCTTGGTACGCATCCTTGTCCCCTGAATAAATGCGCAGTTGGATGAACAGGGGGTCGGCCGTGTTGGGCGACGGTCCCTGGAATGCGAAATCACGCACCCGCTGGAACACGTCGGTCAACAGCAGACAGTTCTTGGACGTCATGGAGACCCCCGTGGGGTCGGTGGAAAACGCCACGCACGGTTGGCGCGAATTCTGTAGGGTGGGGTCACTCTTCAAGGTCGGTGTGGACGTCTCCAAATAGTACACCGCAAAGTCCAAGAAGCGGCATCCCCGTGACATGACGTATTTGATCATGTCCAAGGTCACATAGGTTCCGGTGCAGGCACTGTTGTAGGACGCCTTGATGCAATACTCGCGCAGGGGCAAGTTCCCCATTTTGCTCACATTATAGGAGGCAATCCCCGTAGGCGTCGTTCTATTGGTCATGATGAGCAACTCGTTGGTCTGGGGGCTCGGCATGGCAGCATTGGCATCAGTCAAGGTGAATCCTTCCGTGGTCCGTGCAACCTCATCTAGGTTGCTAGGCAGGCGCTGAATCCGGGCGCGTTGTACCAAGAGCAACCACAGGACCAAGATGGATACGATTAAAATGGTGGCAATGATGAGTTTTCTCAGGGTACTCATGGTGCGTATATCGGTTGGCTAATATATTCGGCGATTTTTTTCACGCGAAAGCTACATAGAATGCTTATCCCATCATAGAGTATAGGATTTTTATGGCGGGGGGATTGTTGAATATTGTTTCCGTCGGTAATGCCAACGTCATTTTGAACGGAAACCCGACCAAGACGTTTTTCAAAGTGGTTTATTCTAAATATACCAATTTTGGTCTCCAAAAATTCCGGTTGGATTACGAGGGTTCCCGGGATCTCCGGCTCACCACATCGTCGCAATTCACCTTCAAGGTCAAGCGTTACGCCGACCTGCTGATGGATACCTATTTAGTGGTGACGTTGCCCGATATTTGGAGCCCGATTTATAACCCGGCCCAGGAGACCAATTATCAGTGGGCGCCGTACGACTTTCGTTGGATCAAAAACCTCGGTATTCAGATGATTGAGTCGCTGGAAATCAACTGCGGGTCCACGTTGATTCAGCGGTACACGGGTGACTACCTAGCGGCCATGGTGGAACGCGACTTTACCGAGGAGAAAAAGGCGCTGTTTTACCGGATGATTGGCCATGTTCCCGAACTGAACGACCCGGCCAACGCCTTTGGTCGGGTCAACATGTACCCCAATGCGTTTTATACCAACAATTCGGCGGGGAGCGAACCGTCTATCCGGGGGCGCACGCTCTACATTCCCATCAACACGTGGTTCACTTTAGACAGTCGGTGTGCCTTCCCCTTGATATCGCTCCAATACAATGAATTGACCATTACGGTCACGCTGCGACCCATTCAGGAACTCTTTCAGGTGCGCGATGTGACCGATTTCAACAACCAGTTTCCGTACATTCAGCCGGATTTCAACAACGACGTGTTCCGCATGTACCGGTTTTTGCAGACCCCGCCCGATGTGCGCATTGATTCCAATTATCAGAGCCTTGCCACGGTGTACGAGAACCAGACCACGACGTGGAATGCCGACGTGCACCTGATGACGACGTATTGTTTCCTGTCCAACGAGGAATCGCGCCAGTTTGCGGCGGAGGACCAGATTTACCTGGTCAAGGACGTCTTTAGGTACCAATTTTACAATGTGACGGAGACCGCGCGGGTCAAGTTGGAGAATTCCATGGGCATGGTCGCGGCGTGGATGTGGTATTTGCAGCGCAACGACGTCAACATGCGCAACGAATGGAGCAATTATACGAACTGGCCCTACGAATCGTTGCCGTCCAACGTGGTGGTGCCGCCCGCGGCCCTGCCGCTGCCTCCCATGTACAACGGTAGCCTTAATCAGTTCAACCAGGTTTACGAGAGCACGCAGAGCGCCTTTTATGACCCCAATATGGTGTTGACCACCGGCCCCTACCAAAGCCCCAACTATTTTCCGCAGAATCTGCCTAATAACAAGTACAGCACGGGTTTGTACATCAGCGGCGATTTCAACGCCGACAACCAAAAGGACATTTTGTTGACGCTGGGCATCTTGTTTGACGGCGACTACCGGGAAAATGTCTATCCCCGGGGTATTTACGACTATATGGAGAAATACGTGCGAACGCCCGGTTCGGCCAAGGAGGGGCTGTATTGCTATAATTATTGTTTGTCCACGGATGCGCGGGAATACCAGCCGTCCGGCGCCATCAACCTCAGTAAATTCAAAAACATTGAACTGGAACTGACCACGTATTTGCCACCCACCGATACCACCAATGTACCCGAGACGGTGGTGTGTGGGGTGAATGGGCAGCCCATCGGCATCAGTTTGAACAACAACTGGCGCCTCTACAATTACCAGTACAACATGGTGGTCTTTGAGGAGCGGTACAATGTCTTGTCGTTCATCGGGGGCAACTGTGCCATGATGTATGCACGTTAAGGCGGTGTATTGGTGTCGTATCTATCTGTGCGTAGATATATACGACGTCGGTTCCACCCCATTTAGATGCATGAAACCACCTGGAAGAAAAAGAAGAATCGCACGAAAGTTCCTGAAACGTTCTCGGGGTCAGACGTGAAGCGGCAACCCCTGACAATGGGGTCAGACGTGAAGCGGCAACCCCTGACAATGGGGTCCGCCGGTCCTAAAGCGCCGACCGTCGCCGCCTCCAACGAACCCGTCAAGCGTGCGACCACTCCCCTGGAAGTGACCCTCGCATGGTTAACGCCGCGGTCCTCTGACATATCAGATACTCATGCGTCCTTGAAAAACGTCAACGACATGGTGACCGAGGGGTTTGATGCGGCGGCCCAAGACGCGCTCAAGCAGCAACTGGCCCATCCCCCGTCCCAAGCGAATTCAACCACGTATGGGATGTTGTTAGAAACAACCGCCCCCGAGTTGGATAGCAACGGCAACAGTCCCGGAGTGGTCATGGACAACCTCGGCAACTATTTGGGCTACCATAGTATTCCTAAATGTCATCCGGTGATTTTTCAACACCAACTCTTGGGGTTTTCCACGATTACTGACGCGAACGATCCCACGAATGGCATCACCACCAGCATCGCGACGCGCGCGCAGTGCCAGTCTTACCAGAACGCGATGGATGCGTCCAATTTGCTTTTGGGTGGGAGGCAAGGCCAGTTCCAGATCCAATATATTCAGTCGGGCAATGAGACCAAGGCGTACAATACGACGCTGGTGGCCATTGGCGACCCGAATTCCTCGCTGAACAACATGGACCTTTCGCAAAACATACATGCGGCAGTGAAGTACGCCATTGAAGCAGTGAACAAGGGCATTTATTACGCATCTTACCCGCTCATTTACACACAAAATGTGATTCAGAATTTTTCCGGCATGGTGACGGACACCTTTTCGGGGGTCGGATTTTACGAGAGGGTGGCCCCGAGTGACCTGGACCGACTGTGCGTGTACGTGACGATCCAAAACATCATTTGGTACTTTATTTGCATCTGGATATTCTTCAATTGGTACTATTTGATCTGTTACCGTGAGAATGGTCATCCGGTCAAAACGTACGATATCTCGTGGGTATGGCTCAAAGAGCATAATATCTTTCTGAGTTTGTTCTTCAAATATGTGGTATGTCAGGTATCGTTCATCAATGCGGTGATGATGTTTTTCCAGAGGTACGCCAATTTCGTCTTGGGTCCGGTCTGGGGGCCCAAAATTAACGCGATGATTTTGTTTGTCTTGATCGTACTCTTGGTGATTTATGCGGACATGACGACCAAGATAATGAATTTGTTCTTCCAGTCGCTGGCGACGAATATACCTAATTGGTTGGTGGCGTTGCTGATTGCCATGGCCGTGATCTTTGCCCTGTACACGTTTTTATTGGAGGATTGGATTGTACTGGCCATCAAATTCGGCACCATCATCTTGGGCATTTTTACGATTGTGTTGTTCATTTTGCGGATATTGTGGTCCGTGTTGATCATCTGGGTCGCCTCGCTCCTGATTGCGTTATATTTTATTGTCTACTCGTTGTTTGCCATGGCGATTTATTCGCGGACCTCGGTATTTCAAACCATCCGGCAAATGTTGGAATACATGACGGCCGGCTTTGAGCCGCCCTCGCCGTTCAAATACAGCGTATGCCGCCCGCGGACATGGGGGGAATGGTTGATAGAGCTTCTGAAAGCGATTGTCAGTTTTTTGATACAATACCTGTTTGAGATTATTTTGATCTTCATGCTCATCTACAATATTTACGTGTATGTGGTGTTGCTGGGCGACAATGTGAATTTACAGAATGCTATGATTGTCATTACGGTCTTTATCGTCTTGGGTGTCTTGGGATTCATGTACCGCAAACTGTTCCCCATATCCAGTCGGGCCCCTGTAGACGAAATCCACGAGGTTCAGCGGGCCATGGGGGTGTTTTCCACGTCGGACCTGGCCCGGGAGACGTCCACCACGTTGTTTCCGTCATTCAAGGGACTCTCGTCCAAGCTGACCAATTTATTCATACCGACCCGAGAAGAGGAAGCCGCGCGGCAGCAACGTAAACAGGCCCAGGCCGGGGGGCCGACTCAGGCTCCTGCCCCGGCCACGGGACCCCGTCCTGGTCCCGGGAACCCCTCCAATGTCATTGGTGGCGTACCGACCAACGGATTAGTGTAAACGGATTAGTGTAGATTGTAGATACGTGAAGGTGTAGAAAGACCACGGAACCGTTTTTTTTCACAGGGTAATATAGAAGTGCATGTCTACGAATCCGCCCATACCCATAAGCAACAAAGCCGTGTATATTGGTAATTTAGGTCAGACTCCGCCCCCTGCGGCCCAGGCCCCACAGGCCATCAATGCTATTCCGTGGACCGCCTCTCCCTCCACGGCTCAGACCCCGACGTATTCTCCGCAAGTGAATGGCGTGGCGGAGCCTGGACTCACGCCGTCTCCCGTTTCGCCCACCCACTTACCAATCTATACCAACAATCCGGTCAACTACGCATGGTCCCCGGCCGCGTTGGACCGACAGACCCCGCCCCCCCGGGCCGGCCAGTTCTTGCTGGCCGCTCCAGGTTCTTTTCGTCCGGCCGACGACCTGGCCATCAATTACAGTAAATTGACTGGACTGAGTTATGCTTCCCCCGCGGACGCCCCCCTGGGCGGTTTCTGTCGGACCAACGCTACCAACCCCGGCCAAATAGATTCCGTGTGTAATAGTCTAGACACGAACGTATGTGCATCTACCCAATGTTGCGTGTTGATCGGCGGATCGGGCGACGGACCGGCCGGCGGTCCGGCCGCAGGCCGATGTGTGGCAGGAGGAGAAAATGGTCCCGTCATGACGTCGTATTATACCGACCCGACCATCATGCATCGCGACCGGTACTATTACCAAGGCAAATGCTACGGCAATTGTAGCAACAATCCTATAGGATCCCCCTCCTTGCCCCCGGCTCCGGCTGCGCCTTTACCGGCTGCGCCTGCGGTTCAGGCACCACAGGCCGCTGCTCCTGCGGCACCTGCTGCTCCTGCTGCTCCTGCTGCTCCTGCTCCTGCTGCTCCTGCTGCTGCGGCTCCTGCAGCACATGCTGCGCCCGCACACCCCTTACCTCCGGGCAACGGAGGCGCCAAGCCCACGGTCGCGGCCTCCGGTATCAATTATGCGGTCTTGGCCGACGCCGCCATCGTGGCCGGCGCCTTGCTCTTGTAACAACACAACATAAACACAGACGATATAGGATCCTATATCATCTATGAAATTTTACGAAACCCATTTTGAGGATTATTGCAAGTCCGCTGAAAAGTTCCAAGAAACGGCGCTGCGGTCTGGCCAGGATAACGGTGGCGTTGTAGTGGCCGAGCCCGACCCCCCACAAAATTGGATTGTTTACGGCCCTTCCGGGGTGGGAAAATATACCCGGACCCTGACCCTGTTGAAGCCGTACAGCCCGAGTCAATTGAAATACGACAAGAAGGTGAAAGCGGCCACCGAGAAGCAATCCTATATTTACCGCATCAGTGACATCCATTACGAGGTGGACATGTCCCTCTTGGGTTGCAATGCCAAGATTATCTGGCACGACATTTACAAGCAAATCGTGGACATTGTCACGATTAAACCCGAGAAGTTGGGATTCATCGTCTGCAAGAATTTCCACGCGATTCACAACGAACTCTTGGACATTTTCTACAGTTACATGCAACAGCATTGCTACGAACGCGACGACGTCCATCACCCGGGTGTCGTCCAGATTTATTTTATTCTCATCACCGAACATGTCAGTTTTTTACCGAGCAACATTGTGGACCATTGTCAGCTGCTGCGGGTGCCGCGCCCCCGGCGTGACGACATGCTCGCCTTTTCCGGCGTTTACAAAGACAAGGACCCTGAGAAAGTGGCGTCTGTGTTGTCTACGGTGGGCACCGACGACATCATCAATCTGAAGGAGGTGTATTCGTTCGCCTTGGTCGCCCCGCCCCATCACGAATTGCCCCAAGACCATTTCAATATGGTGTGCGATACCATCATTCAGGAGATGCATACCTTGATTGGACGGATTCAGGGGGTCGGCGCCGAAGGCGCCTCCCCCTCTGTTGCTGCCCCCACGACCTCGTTGACGTATTTCCGCGACTGTCTTTACGATATCCTGATTTACAATTTGGATGGCATTGAATGTGTCTGGTACATCTTTAGGCATTTCGCAGTGTCGGGACATTTGATCCCTGGTTCGCCCCCCATGCAGCGTCTTCTGTACAAACTGACGGTGATTCTCAAACAATACGGCAACAATTACCGGTCTATTTTTCATCTGGAGAATGCCGTGTTTTCCATCTTGGAAGCGGCCACGACCACCTCCTGAATAATCCGGTTTGAAATGGTACAGGTATATTCCACTACTGCGTGTAGAGAATCGTGGACCAACCCACGAGGGAGAGACATATATCTGCATATCTACTACGTAGATATTACATGCCGCATTCATCCACGATTTTATGGAATGCCACCGATCCCGGGCTTCATTCCAATTTAGGCGAGAACTCGCGCACAGAAACGGAGGTCATTATGTTGCCGATGGTGGTCATCTTCTTGGTGGGGTTCGTGATATTCTACCGGCGGTGCGTTTGACTGGTCCTCCTTCCCGTCCTAGAACAGCCGGTTCGGTAAGCACATGGACTGACCGTTGACCCGTTCGCAATGGTAGTTGCGTGCACAATTCAGGTCACAGGACCCGGGCGCATTCGCGATCATGGCGGGAACGCAAATGGGACCGACGCCTTCAGACGTCTGACACTCCCATCCGGCCATGCAGTCGGGAATACACGTCAGGTTTGCTGATGCACGGTCCGTATTAGATGCGGTCTTTGAAGGACGGGGTAAAATGGTACGTACCGGGGTCTCGGAGGCCCCGGCCCGGTCCCCGGCCCGGGCCCGGGCCCGGGCCGAATCCTTGGGACCACGCTGCTGGCTTCCCGGGGCCGTATTTGTCCGTTCGGTTACGGGACCCCGCGTCACCGAACTTGGTGACAGGGGCCAGGTGGTCTTGTTGTACATCTCGTCAGGGGTCAGTATCCCGACGAAGCTGGTCGCCGCATTGATCCGGTCCGCATCTTGCAAAGCGTCCGCCGTAATCGCCCCAGGACCCCGGTCGGTGACGCGGAACCCTTGGCAGTCACCGTAACATTTGCCGTCACGCCAGTAATAAAACAGGTCCGTTTGCGGCATGGTTTTCCCCCAGTAATTGTTGTAGGCCCGGGCATTGTTGGTATTGGGGAAAGCCGCGCGACACGTGGTACCGTTGACATAGACACAGACATCGGATGCGGCACACGCTTCCGGGTCCAAGGCCCGGCACGCGGTGTCCAGGGTGACCGGACGTACATGCTCTAAACCATGCGGTTCAGGGCTCGTAAAGTCGTCGTACGGTTTTTCCAACGATTGCGAATAATCCGCCAAGACGTTTCGCGCTCCCAATTGAGATTGGGGAGCAACCCACTGAGACTGAGGCGCAATCACGGTGCGATCACTGTCGACGTCGGTGATGGGCCTCGCATCCTCTGTATCTTTCCTGAGGCCCGTGCTACTGTCTACCGGAATGTCGCGCTGTGAATAGGGTTCCTTCGGCCCAGCTCCGCCCGGCCCGTACGAGCCGGGCAAAGGCAAGGCGTACATGAGGGCCGCCACGCATATCAATGCCGCCACCAAGAGCGTGAAAATCAACACATACATAGATACATATTCCTTAGATTATACATTCACGCCTGCCCGTTGCACTTGGCCCGTTCCTTTGCCCATCCTCAAATATGCTATATGATCAAGCCTGCGCGATATTAGATATGCATCCCAAAGACGGCAAAACCCGGAGCATCATCAAATCCCATTACCGTCGTCTATGTCTGAAGTACCATCCGGACAAGAACATGGACCCGGGATCGACCGAACGGTTCCAAGGAATCAATGAAGCCTATACCGTGTTGTTAAGACATTTACGAGACATGGACCAAGACGAGGACGGCGACAGCGAAGATTCGGACCCGGAACCCGCCGCCTCCCAGGTACCCCATTCTACCAAGGAGTGGATACAGCGGTTGGCGCCCCTGTTTCAATCCATGGGGCGACCGATTCTGCATCATCCGGGATGGCCCGAAATCACGCAGTGGCTTTCTCAAGCGTATCAATCCAATGCCTTGAAGTTTTTGAATACCCTGGACAAGGCGACGCTCCAAGATATTTACTATTTCATTTGCAAGCACCGACGGCGGTTTCCGCCCGTGACCGAGACCATGCTAGAGTACATTGGGAAATTGCTGAATTTGTCGCTGCATACCCGCACCCATCGCGACAAGGTCGTGGTGCTTCATCCCGACCTCAATGACCTCTTTCTGTGCAATGTGATTAAGCACCAAGAAGGCGACCGTAAATACCTGATACCGACGTGGATGGAAGAAACGGTCTTTGATATTGCCCCGGCCGAGGCAGACAAGGGACCCGGATCACCAGAGGGTTCTGGTGGTCCTGGGGATCCGGGTGAATTCATCGTGTATTGTGTTCCGGTCTGCCCTGACGGCGTCTCGTTGGACGAAAACCACCATCTCCATGTCCAGGTTCACTGGACGTTCCAAGAGGTACTGAACCGTCCCGAAACCGAACCGATACAGGTGCAGGTGACCGCCTCTCAAGTGTTTGAAATAACCCGTTCGGATTTGTTGATGCGCGGCTACCAAACCAGAATATTTCATCGGCAGGGGGTCCCCATCGGGAACACCAAGGACATTTTTGACGTCTCCAACAAAGGCAATGTCATTTTGCATATTTACCTCACTTAGACGACCCCTTATTGAGAGGTTATTGCTGCTACATTCGGCGGGTTATTGGTTGCCTGCACCAGTGGCACCGTCAGCCTGGGTTTTGGTACCTCGGCTTTCTGGGGTAATGCGATAAATGGCTTGACCGGAGGTTGAATTCCCGTAAACCGGTTCACCACCCCCGCCGCCAAATTGTAGATGCGCACATGTTCCTCGACCACCGTCGTCGGTTTAGGCGCTTCCACCACATACGCCGTGATTTTATCCACGTAATTGCGGTCTTGTTTGCGGCGAAAATACGCTTCTTCGTACTCCTTGGTGTACTTGTCCGTGGCATCCATATACGCCACATTGGGCATCACCCGGTCCGAGAGATGGTATTTGACCAGTCCCGGAACGCCTGCCCGTTTATAATAATACAAAAACCGTTCTTGGTGCGCCAGTTGCGATTGCTGCGGTTTCTGTTTTTGTCCGGTCACGGTGACCCCGTGGGAAGCAATGGGCAGCCGGTTCTTGTCGGTAAAGACGATTTTACCGGGGGTGGCGGGGTCCAGGGTCACCTTAAACCCCGACTCGCTGTTGAATACATGAGTTAAATTGCCACAGGCGTCGGCCAAAGCCAAGCCTTCCACATACGTTAACTTTTTCACTTCTTTCGCCATCATATATGATATATGTTCATAGATGATGACCGAGCCTAAACGATGTTCCTTGTCCACCACCGGCCAGCACAACTTGAACCTGCAGATGTATTCTTTCCGGGAAATCCTGGGGCTTTTCCGTCTGGACGGCGTGTCCACGCTCACGGCGGACCATATGAAACAGGCGAAACAGACGGTGTTGCGCATGCATCCCGACAAATCCCGGCTTCCCTCGCAGTATTTTCTCTTCTACAAAAAGGCGTTTGATATGGTGGCCGAATACTACGACAATCAGACCAAGACCGACCGCGCGGTGCCGAGCGAACCGATGCAGTATACGGCCCCGCGAACCAGCGGTCTGTCGCGCGCGGCCGAGAATGGGGTCCAAGACAAAATTCGGACCATGAAGGCGACGGAATTTCAGACCACGTTCAACCGTCTCTACGAGGAAAACATGCGCGACCGGGAGGAAGAACGCCGACGTGAAGAACGGAACCAGTGGTTCAAAACCGAAGATGCCACGGCCGATTGGGATACGTACGCCCGTCAGGGTGGCGATATTCACCAGAAATTCCGGCATATCAAGCAGGCCCAGGCGTCCCAGCAGATGGCCTTGTATCGGGGGGTACAACCCCTGGTCACCAACCGCGGCATGGGCGACTCCTTTCATGGGGGCGCCGACGACGCCGAGGACGCTTACATTACCACCGACCCCTTTGGCAAACTAAAGTTTGACGATCTGCGTAAAGTACACAAGGACCAGACCGTGCTCTCCGTCAGCGAACGGGACGTGGACCAGGTCACCCAATACGGCAGTGTGGACAAGCTGCGCACCGCCCGGCGCGACGACGACCACGCCCATCCGGTTTTAGACAAAAGGGAAGCTCAACGTGTTCTGGACGAACAAGAGGCGGCGAACCGCCGACGGTTTGAACAACGGCAACATGCGGCTAAATTGCAGACCATGCAGTACCAAGAAAAAAATGCCCAGGTCCTGTCGGGCTTCATGTACCTGGGCAACGGTTAACGGTACCATGGACCGTGGCCCATGCCCCAAAAACATGTATAGGATCTTCCTAGGATCCTATACTTGCCTTGGGGGGTTTACCAAGAACGGGCACGGTTCATTCTGCCCGTGGGGTTCGCACTCATTTTCAGGACGAGGGCCGCCAACTGGTTTTCCAGTTCTCGGTAATCGTGTTGAAGGGTCCGGATGTCCCGCTTCATCTGTTCCATGTCGGGTTCTTCAAAGGCCACGGTGCGTTCACGGATTCCGCTGGTAGCGCTGGTCTCGGTGGCCAAGGGAGGTATGGGAAGAATATTTAGGATGTTGTGCGAGAGAGGGTCGGTGGACGAGATGTTTAGAGTCCGGACCGGAGGGGCCGGAGGGAGTTGCGGTGGTGTGGGCGGGGCCGGGGGCGGGGGCGGCAAAATAAGATTTTCCCGTTCGCGCAACTGCTGTTGGATCAGTTCGTCCATGTTGGCAATCGGCGTATCCAGTTCGGTCACCTTGAAATCAATCTGTTGTGGGGGCGGACGTTGCAGGAACGTCTTCATTTCCTCCTGTTTTTGCAGAAACTGTTCATGCAAATGGCCACCCGAATGAGGACCGTTGTTGGCCGTCGCGCCAGCTTGACTAGGGTTGGGCCCACCCGCCGGTCCTCGCGGGGGAATGCGCGAAGCCGTGGGGCGGTCCAAGTCCTGAAACGCGGAACCCATGGTCCTAGTATCGGGAAACGACTGTGACTGGGCTACCCGTCGGTCCACCGGAACGGTTCTCAGGGTCTCCAACATGGTACGCAATACGGCCTGATTCAACCGGTTCAACTCGGTCGTGGTCAGAGGTTGTTGAAACCAAGTAGCGGGCAAGTTTTCGTAGAATTGCTGTATATGATGCTTGAACCAAGCGGGGCGTTCGGAAGGCGTCAGCACATGTATTTCGGGACGCTGCTGTAAAATTTCCCATAGGATGGTCTGATTGTCGCGATGTATAAAGAGTGCCATGTATTCATCTCATGGCACCGTTTTATGTTGGTTTGGTTCGTAGGTCTCAGTTGCGCTTGATGGCCACCGTTTTATGGTAAGCCCGCGGAGGAACGTTGATGACCAAGGCGTTCATATAGTTATCCACCCACCCCAGGTTGAAGACGTCCGACGGGTTGCTTTCTTCCACGTCCGTGTACGAAAAGGTCTCTTCGGAATTGATATGGTTCGGGTAACCAATCACCCATAGACGCACTTTTTGGTCGCTCATTTTGCCGCCGCGTTGTCTTTGGGTCTTGTTCCGGGTCTTGTTCTGGGGTTTCTTGGTACGCCGGCCTTGTGTACGTCGTCCTTGCCGTTTCGTCTGTTTACCCATGGTGACTGCTACTATATCTTGGTATTTGTTCCGGTCCGCGGTCCTAAACCGGGTCATTGAAATACTCGTTGCGAAACCGGGCCACTGCGGCGTCCGGGACACGCTTGGTCTCAAACCGACGCAGTGCGGTCATGACGCTCATCGGACGCTGGTCCCATTTCCCGGTGATCAAGGTAACCAAGAAGAAGAGGGAATACATGCCGCATTCGCTGTTGCTAAATTGGTGCTGGACCCGGTTCTTCCGGTAGGTCATCTTTAGGCCCAGCTCCCGAGCCTGGTCCAAGATGCGATGGACCAAGGCGTCTATTTCAGGTGGGGTGTCATTGAGAGCACTATCAAAGTAAAAGACGATGCCATGGTTCAAATCCACGTAGAGGGTGACCCAGTGCGAGCCGGCCTCGTCGTGCTCGTCTAAATTGAAACTGAGGCCGATTTTTTTGATGTGCGTCTGCTTGGCGTCGGGGCCGACGTAATTGGCCAAACGAAAGGTGCAGATGGTGTTTTCCACGCATCCGCGTTTTCCCGGAAGGCGTTTATCAAAGTCTATGGGACTGGGTCCCAAGAAGGTAAAGTCCGGGTAGGCAGCCTCGTATTGACGCAGCACGTTGATAATGTCGTAATTGGACAACCATTCCCGGGGATTCTTGAGCCATTCCCGGGGATGTTTCGGGGCAAAAATACGTTCTTCCAGATACTGCATTTGGGCGGACGGCAGCAGCTTCAGCCAGCAGTCTTCTTGGTCGCATTGGTCCGAGAGTCGGTCCCGGAGCGCTTGCACCAGCGCCGCCGGTTGACGGGTCTGGATGGGCGACTGGTCAGGATGGGTTCGGTTATAGGCGTCGCGGATTTTGACCAAGATGGACCGGTCGTAACAGGTGCGTTGGGTGGCCCGGGCCCCCGCTCTCGTCATGGCCGTCGGCGCGCAATTGACCTTGCGAAATGCCTTCTTGGTACGACGTCCTTTCGTTGAGGCCTTTCCTTGGATCCAGGACCATAGACTACGCAACCTGGGGGGAGGGGCGGGGTCAGTGTCGTTACTCTTGATGGCATCCATGCCCGCCTGTTCTGTTTTCTGAATTTGTTCCGCTAAAATGGTATATAGTATTGATCACATATATGCCTATTCCACATGCTTGGTCTTGTTGTTATTGTATGGATTACTGCCGCGATGACGGCGCGGGTCGCGGAGGCATGGTCGCCGTCGGACCCTCGGTTCCGACCCAGTCTCCTGCCCCCTCTAGGAGCACCGCAGCCCGTGGTGCATCCCCTCTCTATGAAACAGTTGCTGCAGGGGTTGACGCAGCACGATTTTGAACAGATTTACTTTGTGGGCAACCGGGTCTATACCACGGCTCCGAACACAGCTGAGACTGAGTCCAAGGACGAGACCAAGTCCGAGTCCGGATCCGCTGGATCCGTTGGATCCGCTGGATCCACGGATTACGTGTATTCCACGGAGATCAGCCCCTATATCACGACCAAATTGGTGGACGCGTCGCTCTACAGCGGCCTGGACCCCCAGTTCATTTCGGTGCCTGCGGCGCCGGTCGCCCCCCCTGGTAACGGGTTTGGTGACCTCCTCTTTACCGCCATTTATGTGTCCCTCGCGCTCAATATTCTGCGGTGGGGGCTCGGGGCTCTGCAACAATACATTCGTGGCGGCAATTCCGGGGGTCGCGTCGGCCCGAACATGGGCATGGGCACCAACCTGTTTCCGTGGTCTAACCAGCGTGACGCCGCCCCTTTCCGTGAGAACATCACTTTGGCCGACTGGGCCGGGTCGCCCGAGGTCCGGCAAGAATGCAGCGAAATCGTGTCCTTTCTGAAGAACCGTACCCAGTATGACTTGGCGGGGGCCCGTATTCCTAAAGGCGTGTTGATGGAAGGTCCCCCGGGGACGGGCAAAACGTTGCTGGCCAAGGCGGTCGCCAACGAAGCCGAGGCCTCGTTCATTGAAATGTCGGGCTCGGAATTCATAGAAATGTATGTGGGACTCGGGGCGTTGCGGGTGCGCAAACTCTTTGAGGATGCCCGTAATCAAGCGCCGTGCGTGGTCTTCATTGACGAGATTGACGCTGTGGGGAAGCGACGGGCGAGCGGCGACGGCATGGCCACGGGTAGCAACGAGGAAAAGGACCAGACGCTGAACCAGCTTTTAGCCGAAATGGACGGTTTCAAGAACAACACGGGGGTCATGGTGTTGGCGGCCACCAACCGCCGGGACATTTTGGACCCGGCCCTGCTGCGCCCCGGACGGTTTGACCGCATTGTCGCCATCCCTTTGCCGGACATGCGGTCCCGGCGCGCCATCCTGGAACTCTATTTAGGAAACTTGCCGACCCCTCCGTCGCCGCCGTTGGACACGCGCCGGTGGGCGAAAATGACGGCGGGCAGTTCGGGCGCCGACTTGCGCAACCTGGTCAACGAGGCGGCCATCGCCGTGGCCCGTGAAGGCGGTCGGACGCTGACCGACGCCGCACTCTACGCCGCCTGGGAGAAACGGTGGATGGGGGTCAAGAAGCTGACAGACGACCGTCCCGACGAAGTGCGACGCCGGGTCGCCGTCCACGAAATGGGTCACGCCTGGCTCGTCCATCTCCATCCGGAAGTATTTGATCTGCAAAAGGTGTCCATTCAGGCGTCCTATAGCGGGACCGGGGGATTCACCCTCTTTAGCGAAAAGGACGAGGTGGCCCTGGGGGGTCTCTATACCCGCGATGTCCTGATGAAACGTCTGATGGTGGCGCTGGGGGGCAAGGCCGCGGAGGAGGTGTTTTACGGGGCGGACCAGATTTCGGTCGGGGCCACGCAAGATTTGCGCGAGGCCAACGCCCTGGCCACGGACATGATAGAGAAGTACGGCATGGGCAACCAACTCCACGTGTTTTACAAGGGGGCGTCGCAGGGATTTGTGCCTAAATATTCGGAATATACGCAACGGACTGTGGACCGCGAGGTGGCGGAATTGGTCCAAGAAGCCTACCATGAAGCTGTCCGCGTCGTGCGCGACAACCGGACCACGTTGACCTTCTGGGTAGACCGCCTTCTCCAAGAAACCGTTCTCGGGGGCGAGGACCTCTTTACCGGGGATTGCGGTGACCATCCTTTGCCGTCATGTGACCTCTAAGTAGGGATGATATTATGCTCCGCAATAGCCCGGCTTCGCGGGCGTCCGTTTCGTTCCGACTCAAATATTCACCGTTTTATATGATGTAAATATATACGCGTAACATGTCGTTGTTTGTTAAAGAATTTCAAAAAGACGACGTCGTTGCCCCCGACTATTTGAAAAATATAGCTAAGCGTTCACGCACACCTACTCCCCCGAATAATGGTGATAAACCAAATTATCAAAAACGCGCCGAGCTCATTGATAACGTAGTTTCTCACGTAAATAATACTCAATCCAAAAATGACGAAGTATTGAAAAAAAGTATATTTGCGGAAGCCGAAGACGTCTTTAAAAAAGAAATACAACGTTTGTTAAAGACCGGATATTGGACCAGTGAAGAAATCACCAACATATGTTGTAATGAAGAGGAACGCGTCAATATCATGCACATTGCGGATATTATGAAAAAGATTTCCCCCTATGATACCTTGTCTTATAGAGACATGTATATGACCATTATTTACACGTATTATAGTCTCAATTTGAACGAACAAAGCAAAGATTGGTTGGAAAACAAAGTATTAAGTAAAAACACCTCGCAACCCGAGTTATGTGATAATCTGTATTTAGCGATTACTACCGGAGATTTGGAATACAAAGGTGTCAATGTGTCCAGTAAAATTCGCCGAGACATGATGGGTTTACGAGGCGGTAAAAAAACACGTATGCGCCGTCGTCGCCATAAGAATACACGTCGCCACCGACGAACCTATAAAAAACATATGAATAAATAATTTATCCTCCCGATTTTTACACCATTCATATCATTCTACCTGCCTGTTGTACATAATCTTATACACCACAATGCGTGTATAAGATTTACACCGATGAACATTTGAGTCGGAACGAAACGGACGCCTAAGCTGCCCCGCAAGGTTGCAAGCTTCGCTTGCTGACCCCTCAGTAGACATTGTACACACTGGTGCAAACCTGCAAGAAATCCGTCAAGATGCACGTGATGTCCTGTCCTCCCGTGAAATCAAACCCCACGAGTTCGTGCCGGTTCAGGTCGTGGCGGCGCAGGTGGTCGTAAGTGATGTGGTCAGATTCCACGGGCAAGTCCGTGAATTTCATCAATTGCACCGTCAGCTTGTGATACTGGCGGGTCATCACTTTCAGGAACGTAATCACGTCGGCCATCTTGTCGCAGTAAAACGAGAAGAACACCGGGGTCGTGATCCCCGTCTCGCGACTAATAACGTGGTACCCCCCGCGAATACCGTAGGTCTCCCAGACCGGGTCGTAGAACACATACATGGTCTCGCGTAACTGATTGTCGTCATCCGCTTCCACAAGCTTCAGCACCAAATGGTCACTGGCCGTCTGGTTCATATTATTCACAGATTGGGTGTGGGGTGGGCGCACGGTTACTTCATTATCACCCGACGTCTCTAAGTGTTTTGCAGCCGGAAATGCGAAAACGCTCGGCGCATGGTCGCATCGTCGCGGGTCAGCAATTCGCGTCGTTGGTCGTTGCATAATTTCACCATGGTATAGTTTTGGTAGTTCTTGGCCGTCGTTTCCCCCGTAATGTGGTCCACGGCCCGGACCGTGTCGCCCCATCCTACTTCGTCCAGGTACTTGAACGGCCCGCAGTTGGCGCAAAAGAGGTACATGCGGTACATGTCCCGGTGACTCTGAAACACCTTTTGGGCAGCGGCGTGCATGGTCAAATAGTCTAAATACTGGAGGTTGACGAATTGTATGTGATCGTCGTCCCGGAGACTCTTCAAATAGTCCTCCACCGTCGTGTAATCGTTGAACCGCAGGAATTCGGCGCACCAGTCGCGCATGAACGCCGACCCCGGCACACAGGCAAAGAACCAATTCTCAATGATGGGGCTGTAGGACAGAAACTCGGCGTCGGTGGACCCGTGGTAGTAGCCGACCAGTTCCACCTGAAACGTATTCTGAACCGCGTGGACCCAAGAGACTGGGGCATGGCAAATGATGGAGGCGTCCACCCAAAATCCGCCGTGTTTAGACAAAATGAGGCACCGGAGGAAATCGGAAAATCGGGTAATACTCTCCTCGGCGTGGCGCAGCGACCGGATATCCACGTCCAAATACTCGTGGCAATTGGTCTTGTTGAGGAGCACCACCTCGTAGCCGGGATGGTACGCTTTCCAAGACGCCACGCAGTATTCCACCACCGGGTTCATGGGACCTTCCCAGAACATCCAGATGCGGTTGGGAATTTTACTGCGGGGGGCGCGGAGCGCCCCCCCACCCTCCGGTTGAAAGGCGAATTCCCCCCGTTCCACATCGTTGGTGAAAATAATGGGATGTTCCCGGTTATCGTCCACAGCCACCAGGCCCTTGGTGGACCCAGTCTCCGCAGTGACCGAGTCTGAAAACCCCTCTCGGAACCACGAACCCACCGGGTACTTATTCAGTAACCACCATACACCAGTTACCAAGACCAACAGTACGAGCTTGATCACTGTGGACCAGTATAGGATCTTTTTCACCGGAAACTTCATTGCCGTCCAATATTGCCGTCCAATATCATCTATATTATGGGTGCAAATTAGACAGGACACGAAAAGGCCCGGCGTTTTTGGGCGTCGTCGTACTGTTCCAAAGTGTTCCGTTCAATGGAGCGTAATTTGACAAACGCGCATTGGAAATACTCGGACCGGGTCGGCTCGTTCATGAGCTGATGGACCGCCGTGGCCACGTCCCAGTTCACCCGGTGCAAATACAAAAACGGCCCCGCGCAGGCAGAAAAGAGAGAGAGACGGTACCGGGGCGCATCTTTGGCGTCTTGGAGCACCTTTTGCCCAGAAATATGTATCGTCAAGTAGTCGGGGGAACCGATGTTGGCCATGTTATTGAAATGGGTCCCGCCCGTTTTGACATTGTCTAAATACCCGCCGATGGTGGGAAAATCGTTGGTCCGTAAGAATTCGGTCGTCCAGTCCCGCATGAACGCCGACCCCGGTACGCAGGCAAAGAACCAGCTTTCCACCATGGGACTGTACGACCGAAATTCGGGGAAGGTGCCCTTGTGAATGTAATAGCCGACGAACTCGGCGCCGGTGCGCTGTTGACACACGTGGACCCAGTCAAACGGGGCGTGGCAGATAACCGAGGAATCTATCCAGATGCCGCCGTGGTTAGACAACACCAGGCAGCGGACATAGTCGGAATATCGGGCCATGCCGTCCCCCGAATGCCGCAGGGCGTCCACATCCACTGCAGACGACCCAAGATAGTTTCGGTAATTGCGCTTGTTCAGGACCACCACCTCGTAGTCCGGATTGTAATATTTCCAAGAGGCGATGCAGTACTGGACGACGTGATTCTCCGGCCCTTCCCAAAAAGTCCAGAGGATGCGGGGGATCGGGCTCTCTTCTGCGGCCGCGGACCCATCGGATCCGAAAGATCCAAACACATCCAGCTCGGCCCGTTCTTGGTCGTACAACGTGATGAATGGATCCGCGTCAGCGTCCGGGCCCGTGGCCGGGTTCGCGTCCTTTTCTCCAGCAAACCCCTCGCGGCCCCAACTTTTCACCCGAGTCGCCATCTCCACATAATAGAGTACCATCAATGCCCCCACCAACAGAATAATCATGAAGGACATGTATAGGATCCAACCCTGCGTGGTCATCTTGGTCAACATCTAAATCAGATCATATAGATTATGTTCTGATTTTCACCCTACGAACCTACGGTTCAACGGGTCCTACGGGTCCTAACGAAGCTACGGGTCCTACGGGTCCTGGTGCTCCCGCAAGAGTTGTTCACATATCTTGATATCGGGGTACTGGTACGAACTCATCATCTCGCGCAACCACCAGACGGCGTCTTCTTGGGGCAGCACATTTTGAAATGTCCAGGCCGATTTCAAGGGGTTTTCCGCGACCTGTTGGTGCATCTGGACGTGGTCTTGGCCCAAGATGACCATGGCCATCAGCTTCATGGTTTCCTGGCCAAAAGACGACGTATGGTAATTATGACAGAGAGTCACGTACCAGCGGGTCACGTCGGGGGCCAGGGGGCATAGATGGAGAGAAATCAGCAAATGGCGGTCGCGCAGCGACACCCTGGACCACGTAAACGAGGGAAACTTGTACATGTGGAAATTCCGGGTCGGTTCCTTGTGTTGATTGATCGCTTGCATCAATTCGCTGGACACGTAGTCAAAGGCGAGTCCGATGCGGTTGACGACGCCGTCGCGATCCGTGTACCGGTAATGCTGTAAATTGGTGGGTGGGACAGAACTACCAAACCCCCAACGGTGAACGTACTCGGGATGATGGACGTCCATGGCATTGTAGGCCGAATCGGTCAACGACGCCGGCATGTCCATTTCAAAGGAACTGGTGACAAAACCGGGATGGTGGTAAAACGGCGTGCTCGGCGGACGCGACTGTGTCGGTCGGTAAGACCAAAAGACCTTGCCCTCGTGCACCACCGCCTGCCCAAACCCGTCCTTGGTCCCACTAAATTCCAGGCCGTGGTAGGGGCATTTGAGTTTGCAGTCGTCCGTCACCTTGCCTGTATCCAGCCGGGACCCCATGTGCTTGCAGATATTCAGCATGGAAAACATGCGGTCCTTCGCCGGGTCCGGACCCGACGACCAGAGGACCAGCGGCAGGTCGCCGACCTGGACGCGTTGCGGCACCGTCCAGTCCGTGCCTCGGTGCAGACCCACACATGTCCACGAGTTGAATAGTGTCGTCTTTAGACCCTCCGCCAAGAAGCCGCAAATATAAATAACAAGGCGCATCATGAACACCTGCATGGGACCCCGTATATTCGGTATCTCTTACACAATGTTTAGATTGATTTCGCCGCCCCACAAGGACATGCGCAGTTCATGCCCACTTTGTTCCACCCGTTCTCCCCGTTCGGAAAGCACCCTCCGGGTCCGGGCATCCTGGGCGGCCGCCACCAAGAATTCCCCCAAGGCGAGTATATGATCACGCACCTGGGCCTGGTTCCACCCCTTGTCTTGTCCCTTGTCCCGCCCCTTGGAAAACACGGTCCAGAATCCACCACGGTCCGCATTCCATGCTAAAAACGCGGGTAAATGGGTCATGATGAGGCATCTCAACACGTAGTACGAAAATACCGCCGTCTTGGTCTCGCGGTACGTGGCGCCGGCCAACAGTTCGGCGTACGTGACGTCATAATGATCCAATACCTTGATGCACTGGACCTGGGACCACGCCGTTTCGTACATCACGCCGCGTTGCAGGAGGGCCGCGACCCGCGACCATGCCGCCTGCGGGCCGACGAATTCCCGGATCTGGAACAAGAGGACCAAGATTTCGGCCCAGGTCTCGGTCCAGCATTCTGTGACGGCCCAGTGGTCGGAATGCACCCCGGGGAACACCTGCTGTATCTGGGGGACCAGGAGGGCGTCGCTGCGAGGGTACCAAGAAAAATCCAGGCCCAGGGCGTGGATGCACTCGTGCATCAGGACTTTCCACCATTCCTCCTCGCGAAAAATATAAATCTCGTTGGATGCTTGGCAGCTCTGCGTAAAAGCACTGTTCACGTGGGATTCAGAAAGTTCCGTACCTTCCGTACCTTCCGTACCTTGGCCCGTACCTTGGCCCGTGCCTTGGCGCGGCAGCGTCTTGGTCAAGGGCGTCAAATACAGGTATACGGTGATGCGCCGGGAACATGCTACGGGGGCGCGTCGGTCCAAGAAACGGAACCATGCCACCATCTTGGTCCACATAGCGTCCAAATCCGGCGGCAAGGCGGCAGGAACCCACCCACATATTCGCCACTCTCTACCTCCCTCTGCCTTCCAACGCCATTCCCAATGGTAGGGCTCGGGCCCGGCCCCGGCCGCCGTAATATACTCGCGGACATCCGCCGGAACCATCGTAGCGTAATGTTTCCCTGGCGTCCATGTCGCATGATCCACTTTAGTGGGCGATGCAAGTCCAAGAGGTGCGTTTGACCACGCGTCCTCTATTTCTTGGTACAGGGCCTTCAATCCCGCCAGACCCGACACCGGTATCGGGTTATTCCTGTGACGTCGGGCCCATTGTACACATTCTTGGTACTTGTGCATGAATACAAAAAATTTCTCCCAAGCCCATATAGTATATTGGGGGCAAAGAACTACTTACCGAGGACACACCACCCGAACCGCGTTTAAATTCCCATGTATGATACATGGACAAGCGATGTGAACGATGTCTTGGATAAAATACGCATCAATTCCATCAAACTGTCTAACGAACACAAGAAGACGTATTTTATTTTAGCGGCGCGTATCAAATGGTTTCGGGTGCCGGTGATTTTCCTGTCGGCCATCGGGTCGGTCTTTGGTATCGGATTGTCCCCGTATGTACCGCAAATCATCGTGAGTGAATTGTGTGCCGTCATATCCATGTTCGTGGGTCTGATTGGGTCCGTAGAATTGTTTTTGGCCATTAGTACCAAGATGGAAAACGAGCTGGTGCAATCCAAGGAACTGTATTTGCTCTCCATAGAAATCCAGAAAACCCTGCTCTTGGACCACGGCAACCGCAACGGCAACGGCATGGCCTATTTGGAGGACAGGTTCAATACCTATTCCAAGCTCATTGAAAACTCGTATTTGATGGAATGCCGGATCCTGGACGAATTGGCCCCGTTGCCCAACGAGTACCAAGAAAAAATCAAATCGTCCAAGAGTAACTCGTCTCTTTCTAAAACCCCGCCGGCGTACATGTTTCCATGGGTCATCTTGCGTACGCCTAAAGGACAGCGCGCCAAGAAAGGGGTGATCATGGACATGAACCTGTTGCGGAATATTTGCAAGTCCCCGGTCTCCCCGATTTCTCACGAATCCCCGGCAAGCGCGGAGTTTGAACCTCATGCGACAGATAAACATGACCATACCACGGTCTCGGTTCCTCCCTTGAATTTTCAGGCCATCCACGATTACATGGAAATGGCCGCCGTCACACAGCGCCACCAAGAAGCGGCGGTATCCCAAGACCGAAATTCCGAACTTCGGCAGCGCCAACATGCGTCGGCGCGTAAACCTTCTCAGCAGACACTTTCTATCCATATTCCGCCTTACAGTGAAGAAATTGTCGCTGCGGCAGCGGCAGCAGCGGCTGCGTACGCCTCCAAAACCCCTGCACATCGGTCTTATTCTGTGCTTCCCACCTATTCACGTCACCATGACGACGGCGACCCCAACAAAATTTCGTCGCATTTTTCGTTTCATGTTCCGCGGAACGACCATCGCCATCGCGGGGCAAACGAAAAAGATTCGGAAGAATTCCGACGCGCCTCCCCGCCCCGAGAACATTTTACAACCTCAGGACATTCAGGGGACATCCACATTGTGGATATTGAACAAGGTCTACCGGACCACGCGGGTATTTCCTCCTATTACCCATTTGAGCCTTCGTTACGTCACGGTCACGATACCATTATCCATAACATGACGTTTCCCGAAAGCGCGTCTTCCCTGGAGACATTTGGAAAGGCAAATCATCCCCCTCTTACCGCAACACATAAAAACCATGCAAGATCCGAATCCTCTCTGAACAGGCGCCAGCGCGATGCCGGGTTGCGCTCCTCCTATATTCATATTGCCCGCGCCAAAGAAGACGAACCCACTGCAGCGGCGGCTGATACCGCAACCGCAACCGCGAACGAGCTTATAGATATGAAGCTCCAATCGGTCCCCGAGGTCAACGATGAACTAGATTGAACCCTGCCCTCTCGGTCCGTAAAAATTGATTCTTGTATGCCCTGGGCACCTAAGAATCCACATCAAATAAACCAAACGCTGTATGGGTATCAAACATCTCAATCGGTTTCTGGTGAATAAATGCCGTAAGACGACGATTCAGCGCATTTCGTTGCAAAAACTCGCCGGGAAAACCATCGTCGTGGACACCTACATCTACATGTACATGTTCCTGGGCGAGGAGAACCTTTACGAACTCATGCACACCATGGTGACCACCCTATTGACATATAGGATCACCCCCATCTTCGTGTTTGACGGTAAACCCCCCCAAGAGAAGAAGGAACTCCTGCGTGAACGACGGGAAAAGAAGCAGGAAGCCGAGGGCAAATACCGGGAAATCATCCAGCAACTGGAGGCCGGTTTAGACACCTCCGCCACGCTCGCCATGCAACTGTCGTGCCTGAAGAAACAGTTTTTGAAAATAGACTATGAGCATATTCAGGGTGTGAAATCCATCCTGCGGCAGCATCAAGTGGAATGCGTGGACGCCCCCGGGGAGTCCGACGAACTGTGCGTTCAGTACGTCAAGAGCCACCGCGCCTGGGCATGTCTCAGCAACGACATGGACATGTTTGTCTACGGGACCGAACGCGTCCTCCGCGACCTGTCGTTGACGAATCATACGGTGAATTTGTACCACATGCCGAGTATTCTCCAGGACCTGGGCATGACCATGACCACCTTTAGGCAAATCATGGTGCTTTCTGGTACGGACTACAATTTGAGTCCCCAGGTCAGTCTCCATGAGACCATGAAATGGTATTACGAGTACAAGAAATACCTGAATACACGCCGGCAGTGGGACAAACGGAACACCGACAGCGGCCAACCCGCCATGGACTTTTACACCTGGTTGCTCAAATACACCAAGTACATTCAGGACTATCCCAAATTGATGCATGTTTACGAGATGTTCTGTTGACTACTGCACGACGGAACAGCCCGAGCTCCGAGCCCCTTTTTTATTCCATCCATGAACAAGATGTATAGGATCCTATACATCCTGTGGGTTAGGGGGACGGGGAGACCCCTGTCCTAGGCCACAGCCCACCGTCCACCGTTTTATTTTAGCATAACGTTTACACCTTTTCCGATTTCAAACGCCGATTATTATTTAATGTACATTTTGATTAATATACAAATAACAAGTGTTAATGTTATTGAAGTAACAATTAATATAATTTTAACAAGTTGGTTTGATTGTGTTAATGTTATTGAAGTAACGATTGATATGGTTTTAACAAGTTGGTTTGTTTGCACAGACAAGTCACTTATTAAAGCTATAATAGCAGTGATTTGCATCTTTTGGAGTTCTAAATTATTTTCTTGGAGTTCTAAATCATTTTCTATGTCCATACTACGTAATATAATTGATTAATTTTTATATAGTTTCCTGGTACATAAGGCAAAGGCAACCCAGTGGGACCACGCGCATTTTAAATGCGCGAAGGTGTATTACAGGAGCGACGCCAAGTACGAACCTCGGTAATCCTCGGTCCCCGTGTGTGTCAAGATGACGCTGACGTCGGCCCACACGGTCCCGCCTACCTCCATCCACCGCTCACAAAAGAGCCAGTCCTCGGAAAAATAGTGGCCTTCGCGCACTTCGCAGTCAAAGAGGGCGTAGGCAAAGGGCTGGTCCTTTTCGCCTAAAAACCCCACGTCGTCCACGTATTTGGTTTCCGGATAGGCCTTGAAGAGCGTCTCCAGGGTCTGCCGTTGAATAAGCATGAATCCGGTGGGAATGTGTCGCACTTTGGCCAAGTTGTTCTCAATCTGCAGCTGAGGGGTCCAATAGTTGACGTTGTAGTTGAGCAGGCGGGATTGGACCATGGCGTCGTCGGTCATCACGTTTTTCAGGTAGGAGGCGTCGCGTTTGGCGAGCCAGTCTTGGACCGGTTCGGGGCCAGAGGCCCCGGTCCCGGCCTTTAGGCGCCCCCAGTGGTATTTTTTCAGGGGGTAGATGCCACCGACGAGGCCCTGGTCGGCTAAAACCATTTTCAAGATGTCCACGGGGTTCCAGGTGAGGTCGTTGTCTATGAACATGATGTGGGTAGTGGCGGGGTCGCCCATGGCCCGGGCCACCAAATTGTTGCGGGCCCGGGTCACCAGGCTGTCGCCTTGACAAAATTCAAACTGGATAGGGAACTGCACGGACCGGAAAAGTTCCAGGGTCGCCAGCATGGATTGGATATAGTTCACGTAACACGTTCCCCCGAAACAGGGGGTCAAGACGTAGAGTTTGGGCTGTCGGTCGGCCATGTAGGCCTGGGTCTTTTCGGCTAAATCTTGGGTAGCGGAAATATTCATTTCAGACTTACCCAAGAAATGTATCGGATCACCGGAGACATCCGTGGCAGTGGGTTCCATGATATGTGGTTCTTTCGCCAATTCGGTTTATGCCGTTTCTGTGATGTCGCCACGATTCCACCCATCAAATGGACGTATAGGATCCCTTTCTTCCTGGAAACATAGAAAACGTACCAAGAAAAAGAGGGTGGAGGGGCTTTTTTATGGTTTTTGTGGTATAAGGGGTGGGTAAACAGGCTCGTATATTTACACGGAAATCAGGGGCGATTGGAATTGTTGCATCAACGTACCGTAGGCGTAGACATCGTTCATGTTCAGGTTCTTGACGGCGGGCGAGGGAGCGTACCAGATGTAGGGGTTGATGCCGGAGGTGTTGGGCGACTCGGGGTAGGCGACGAAAGACCAGCGCGTGGTCTCGTGCACAAACCCGCCGTAGTTCATGGCGCCGGTCGTCTGCAGGGCTTGCTGGAACTCGTGAGCGGGCTTGCTGTGAAACCAATACTCCATCTCCACCACGAGCATCTGGGCGGGACGCTCCAGTACGCGCATGAAGACCGCCGTATTCTCTTCGTCCTCGGCCATCTCCAGGTAGGCGTTGCTCGCGGCGCACTCGGCCGCGAGCGGAATCTCGTCCATGTAGCGGGAGGCGTCCAGGTTCACCTTGCCAATGTCCGTCATTTCCAGGACCTCGGCCACGTCGGCCAGGGACGTCGGCTCGTTGGAAAACATGAGCAAGGACATGTGCTTGGGGAACGGAATGTTCTCCTCGTTCACGGAGCTTGTGTTGTTGCCCACCATCCAGTAGAGCGAGGGCGCCACGTACATGCGGGTTTGCAGACCGGCCATGAGTTGCATGCGGAGCATCTGGGCGTAGTAGCTGTTTCCCCACTGGGAAAAGTAGACGAAGCACGCGTGGTAGGCGTGACCGTCCTTCTGGTTGAACTTGGGGACCGCCTCAATGCGGTCCACCTTACCGACCTCAAATTCCTCCTCAAACTGGCGAGCAATCTCCTCAAACGAGAAGGAAGCGTCCACGTGGGGGAGGAACACGGACATCGGGACGGCGCGGGGGGCAAACGACTTCGGGGTGGCAAACATCTTTCACAGTGTTGGTTTTCAAGGTTAATGTCTGTTTAATCTTGGAAAAACGGCAAATCAATTTTTTGCCCTTCGTTCCTTTTGCCTCCGCTTCGCTACGACACCGTGCAAAAAATTGCCTACGGCCGAATTTTAATGGGAACCCCCTCGTTTGCTACAACACCGTGTAAAAATAGTCTCCGACGAGAAAATGCATGAATGACATGTATAGGATCCTATACACGTCATTGGGAATATGGTTACTTGACCAACCTACGAGAATGCCATGCGTAATGTAAACGCCGGGGCCGAATCTATGAACTTGACCACCGGCGGCACCCCGTCAATTTTCTTGCCAAAGACCGTGCGAACCGCGGAGACGGTTTTACGACCAAACGCATGGTTATGATGTTTAAACAACATCATTCGTTTCAACAATCTCATCTTGTTCTTGCGGTTCATGTCCTTATTCTGAACATTGTATTTGAGGCACAGGAACAAGTACAAGTACGGTCGCATAATCTCGGTCAACCGTCGCTGAGGAAATTCCGTATGAATGTTCATCCAAGGGGAAAATTCGTCTATCATTTCAAAAATATAATCCTGCAACACGTAATCCGACTCGTTGGTGACAAAATGCCGAATGGCCGCTTCCCGTATATCTTCGGGGTACCGTTTGGCCAAGTCAACCAGGCAAAACTGGCATTGATAAAACAGATACAGCAGCCGTGGTATCGGCAAATGTCCCTCACGCAGGAACCCCCACATATTGTAGACGTCGGCGGCGTCAAATACCACATTGTTGTACGGGTTTTTCACCGGTAACGGATTCACAATGAAAAAAGGTGCATGACTCAGGGCCGCATTGAACAGTTGGAGCAGGTCGCGTTGGCTGAAAAAAAACAGGGACCCGTTCTGCCAGACCGACCATATCTGGGCACTTCTTCCCGTTCCTCTCGTTCCTTGGCCCGTTCCTCTCGTTCCTTGGCCCCGTAGCCAGGTGCGAGGAAACGTCAAGTCCGCCTCAGCAAACGTCGTGGTCACCAAATCCGACGTATTATGAATGTTCGCCCGACGGTACCGGTACATCCGCGCCAGAAGCGTGAACCCATGATACACCCGTTGACCGTAATACATGAGTGTAATGTATTCGTCGCGGTAATTCGTATTGAAAATATTGAAATACAGGTACGCAAAAAACCCAAAACGTGAATATTTGAGCTGACAGTCGCAGAATTCCTCGCAAATATGCACCATGGCGTTGAACACCTGAAGATAAAAAGACCGGGCGTAATTGTCCACGTTGATGACGGTATCCTGGCTCTTCGGGGTCGGGGTCCCAAGAATAGCGTCGGACGGTCTCTCGGCAAAATGTGCCCGGTTCAGCATGGAATATGTCTCGGCAAAACGGCAATGAATTTTTTGGCATATGGTGTGTCTGACCCTTCTTTTATCTGTGACTGGATGGTGAATAGGATGCGGAGCAACCCTGGACCGCAAGACATCGTCCTCGGACCCCGTTTCTGCTGTTCCCGTTTCTGCAGATGACTCTTCATGTTTCCGTTTTTTACTGCTCGGCGCATCTTCATCTACAAACGTCATATACCCCAGTTTGGGCAAGACCCATTCCGCGGTTCCCGGGGTCGTCGGGCAACCTTGGGCCACGATTTCCAACAAGCGTTTTTCTAGGATATAATAAAATGCTGACATGGTGTAATGCGTTACTAATATACATTGCACAATGTGTTTATGTGGGTTTGATTATGACACGATGATACGTGTGGGTTTTTTATGGTAAGACAAAACGGGACAAGACAAAAAGGCGCTTTTTTTTATATTTTTGGAGCCGACGGCAGCATCACGCACTTAGGCGGTGGCGGGGCTGGTGGACTTCACGAAGTGGTGCTTCATGTAGCGCTGGAGGTTGAAGTAGGTGAGGCTGTCCTCACCCTGGAGCTTCAGAAGCGTGGACAGCTTGGGGTCCGCGTTGATCTGGCGACCATTCTTCTCATCCTGCAACTTGTTGTTGCGGATGTAGTTGTTGATCTCGCGGCTCACGTCCGTGCGCGCCATCTCCGTGCCCGCCGGCTTGCCCAGGAAGGCCGCCAGCTCGTCGCTGATGAGCGCCGGGCGCACAAAGCCCGACGGCTTGCGGTTGCCCGAGCGCTTGTTCTTGCGGTTGGACACCTTCTGGGCCGTCTTGTGGGCCTTCAGGACCGACTTCTGCAGCGTCTTGAACTGGGTCTTGAGCGCCGCGAAGAAGGCGTAGCCCTGGTTGATCTTGTTGCCAAACGACGTCAGGAGCTCCACCAGGTCCTCGCCGATGACCTCATCGGTCACCGCCGGGGCGTCGGTACCCGCAGGCGCGGGAGCGGCCGCAGGGGCCGCAGCAGCCGCCGCCGGGACAGGGGCCGCGGCCTTCTTGGGGGCCGCGGCCTTCTTCTCCACCACAGGAGCAGGGGCAGGCGTGGGCGTCGTGGGGACAGTTTGCTTGGAAGCTCTCACCATTCTATGGGAATATACACTATAATAGGTCGTTTTTTTATATTACTTTGATTAAAAACACTCGGGGTAAAAATCGGCACCACGAATGAAGCCAAATTCTGGACCCCTTCGGTTCATTTCGGGTTGCGTATAATTTAGGCGTTTTTTCTCGTCGCAGTTATCCCGGGACCACCCTCCATGGACCAACCTATTCACGGAGTCATATCGTCAAAATCGCACGCCAACGTGTATTTGCGGCGGATCCGGGGGGTAGCAGGCTCTACCTGACCGGGGACCAAGGCGGGGTGAGGCGTCCACACCTGCAAGACGGAGTGGAACTGGAACGCGGCGTTGCTCACATCAAATATGACACAGGATACGTCCCAAGACGGCATGTGAAACGCGTAGGAGGCATCCCAACCCGGGATCATCATGAGCGGGGAATGGACATGCCCGGAGAGGTCCACGAATGACGGTGGGTGCACCGGATGCACCGGGTGCACCAGGTGACCAGAAGCATCCGGTATATGATCCACCGGCCAGTAACCAGAAAGGTCGGTCGGTCTAGCTGTCGGAGCAGCGGTCGGTGTGGCTGTTGGTGTGGCTATCGGAGGATACACGTAATAATGGTGGTGATGGATCACCGGAGGTAGAGGCGTGGCAAGGGACGGGGTAGGGGTCACGAAGGACACGTCTACCGACGAAAGCAACGACATGGTTATATAAATGCCAGCCATTACCGGCAACTTCGTGTCACATCTCACCTTCGTTGTGCAGTCAGTAATTACTGTATTGGAACCCATAGGTCTATTCGGTCCCTGATGGTCCCTTTCATAGTGCCGCGGCCGTCATGTCACTGTTGACAGGAATAAAGTCTATGTCTCCCAAAGATGCATCGGAACGGTCGGAGGACCATAATTTCTTGATGGGGGTCATCTGGATTGGCGACGTGGGCGGGGTCACCATCATCTCACCGTTGCGCGATGCTGTCCCTGCCCCCAATTTACGCACACATCCCCGTTTGTGGGCGGCCAGTGCCTTCAAATTATTGGCATGGAAATTCCGACACAGATCGCACTTGTGCCCGTTCTTGGGCATGGGGGCCGTATATTTGGACGACAAGTAGCGGTCCAAGGCGGGAAACTGGAATTCCTCAATCTGCGAAATGACCCGACGCTGGCTCTCGCGTAGATTCTGAATGATGGCCGTCTTTTGCGAGACAAAGAGTTGGTATTCTTGGTTCACAGCATCTAAGATGTCGCGGTCAATCCATTCCAGGTTGGTCTCGCCGTCGTCGGAATGAATGGCCGTATATTGTTTGATACGTGCTGACAGTTGGTCAATGATATCTACCGCCGGACGGAGTTTCTCCGGATTGTATTCCATTTGATGCACATAGACCAAGAGGTACTTGTCGTGGCATTCAATATGGTAATTCGGCTTGGCGTTGAAACCACTGTTCTGAGACACCATGATGCCGTTGGAATGGTTGCTCTTCATGAGCTCCACGAAATGCGCAATCTCGTCGGTATTGACGTTGGTTTCATCGTGTTTGCTTTCCACCATGATGGGCGGCGAATGCGGCCGCCGCATGGTGTAAATATGAGAACTGAGCCGACCGGTCGCGAAAGAGGGCTCGGGTCCTCCGTTACCTCCGTTACCTCCGGACCCGTAGGATCCGGTGGTTACAAGGGCCGTCGGTCCCGGCATAACTTTAGACACTTCCGACGTGGGAAACATACGGTTCAACATGATATGAATATGGGTACGTTGCAAGGTCATTGACGACGTCCCTGGCCCCCCTTTAGGTGCCTGCATCGTCTGCGGTGCAGCGGCGTTCTGCTTCTGCGTAAATTCCTGCCATTCTTTCGCCGTCTTTTCTTGGGACGAATGGGTTTGCATGGACAGATGTTTCAAATTGGACAAGTTGGAATGGATGCGCTCTTCACTGGAGGCAATGTAGGCAAAAATAGGCTGTTGCATGCTCTGGAAAAGCTGCTTAGTGGTGTGTTCAAACGTCTCAAGAAAACGGTCCATGCGCTGATTATTGTCAATGGCAGATAATTGGGTGAATAAGGACTGGGTCTCTTCCTTCATGGTTTGTTGGAAGGACGCCAGGTAATCATGAATTAATTGCGAATGTTCTTGTGAAGAGGGGGCTGAATATGTCTCCCGAATGAGGCTACCGATCTTCTCGTAACATTGTTGGTTGGCGCGTTCCAACAATGAAGAGTTAGTAGAATGAGGTTCGGTATTGACAATAACCTTGAGTTCATCGACGTAATCTTGTTTGATTTCCAACCACTTGGATTCCATGCCTGACACTGCCGAATGCAAATGTGCCAATTCGGACTTGATCTCGTGCATTTGATGTGCCTGCTGGTGCATGAAGCCCTGCCAAAGGGATGATATAGGATCTTCCGATTGGGGGGCCAAAGCGACGTTATTTAGGAGAGTTTTTTCCAAGAACTGGATGAGAAAGAGCTGGGTCTTCTCAAAGTCCAGTTGCGGATGATCCTGATAGAATTGGACAATGCGGGGATGGGTGGTTGTCAACATTCAAAAGGTCTGTTTGTGGTATTCAACACGTATATATTACCATGATAAAATATCTATATAGATTTGACGCATGACATCATCATTCCATGTTCAGAATCTAGGGAATTCTGAACATATAGGGACTACGGACCCTAGCTTGGCATGTTTTAGGCGACTTTTACGGTTCAAATGGTCCGGTCGGGCCGGTAGGTCCCGTGGTTCCTTGCAGACCTTGGGGGCCCGTCGGTCCCGGGTCCCCGGGATCTCCCGAAGGGCCACGCATACCCATCTGACCTCGGGCACCCTCCGAACCGGTGGGACCCGTGAACCCGGTACCCACCGTGCCTTGTGGACCTTGGGGCCCGGTGAGCCCGTCGTTTCCATTCGGACCAGTGGGACCGGTGGGACCTCCCTCTGTACCTTGAGGACCGGTGGGACCCGGTGGTCCGGGCGGACCCGTGGGACCATGAATCACAATATAGTGGTGTCGGGGGAACCGGTGAGGGGGATGGTGAGGGACACTCTCGTGGCTGGAATCGGTATGGCTGTCGTCGTCATCGGATATGTCTTCGTAGCTGGGTCCCGTACACCTTCAACGGCGGTCATCACCACGGCGGTCGTCGCCGCGCCGGTCGTAGCCGTGGTCACGGCGGTCCCACCGGCGGTCCAAGAACTCGGCCACCTTCAGGATGTTGACCTCGTTGCGCTCCACGTTGAGTCCGTCACGGAGCCGGTCGCGGTCCACCAGGTCAATCTTCTGCTTCACCTCGCAGCAGCATTCGCACATCTTATCCGCCAAGAATTGGGTGTTCTTGAGGGCATCGTACTTGGCGTCGGCCAGCTGGGCCTGGATGGACTCCTTGATCTTGTGCTGGTCCAGCTGCAGCGCCGAAAAGTTATGCGCCGCCTGGGCCGCCAGACTCTCCTTGACCTTGTGCATCTCCAGTTGGTTCATGGCGAAGTGGCTGTCACCCTTGGACGACAGGTACTCCTTGACCTTTTGCTGCTCCATCATGAGCGAGGCGTAGTGGTTGTTGCCATCCAGGGACAAGAGGGCCGTGGACTTCTGGCCTTCCAAGAGAGTGGAGGCGTAGTTCTGGGCGGATTGTTGTTGAATATTATTAAATGCTTTGAGTTGCTCCAACATGTTTGAGTTCATGGCGTTACGCGTCTCCCATGCACTGTCCGTCACGGCCTTTGACATGACATTGAAGTTCTGGGTGCCCGATGACAACAATTCCTCGGTGCCACGGTTAACGTCGTTGATAATCGCATGACGCACGTCCGTCAAGAGGCTGTTGGTCAAGTTAGAGGCCGTCAACAACGCAGTACGGGTATCGCCCCCGTTACGCTCAATGGCGGAACCAAGAGCAGCCGCGGCAGATTGAACCAAGCTGCCGTTGCTGCCTCCGTTGCGTTCCACCGCCCCCATGATGTCACGCGCCGAGTCCGACGCCGCCTGGCGGGACGCCGCGTCCGTCACCGTGGTCGTGACACGGCCCTCGCCCGCCACGCGCTCAATCGTGCTCAACAGGGTAGAGCCAATGGCCTGCGTGGTGTTGACGGCGGAGGCCCCGTTGCGGTCCACCGAGCCCAAGACATCACGGAAATTGTCAGAATTGGCCTGGCGCGACGCCGCGTCCGTGACCGTGGTCGTGAGGCGGCCCTCGCCCGCCACCTTCTCAATCGCCGTCATGATGTTGCCCCCGTTGCGCTCCACCGCGGTGCCCAAATTGGAGCCCACCCGCTCCGTCGTGCTCTGGGCAGCGCCCCCCTGCGCATCCACGGCTCTCAAGACATCACGGAACGAATCCGCCATCGCCTGACGGTTGGCCGCGTCCGTGATGGTGGTGTTCAGCTTGATTTCCCCCGCAGTGCGTTCAATGGCGTTGCCATTGGTCAGGTTGCCGCGCTCCACCGCGTCACGGAGACCCAACGCCGACTGCGTGACCTCCTTGCCGACGTTGTTGAGCCCCGCCGTCAAGTATTGGTTGGTGGAATTGATGCTCCCCAACAACTTGTCGGTACTGGTATAGATGTTCTGGTTGATGTGCTGGTTCTGCATGGAGGCCAGCACCTCGTCGTAGCCCGACGTCGGAGGGTAAAAGGACGGCTGCCATCCGTAGGACGGCGGCGGGTTGATGTTGGTGGTGTTCGCCATGGGCATCGGGGAGGAAGGCGCGGACATGGTGAGTTATATATAAACGGGTTATATATATATCGTATCTAACGAAAAATGGTCGCGTCTAAATATTTCTCGCTGCATATATCGTCACGTATATTACAGGTACTGTGTAATTACAAAATCACAAGTTGTAACCTACTGGTCCTGGACCCGGCTTTCAGTAATAGCGCCAGTCTCTGTCTCGCCAAGCCGCCAAAGCCAAGGGCCCGTCGTAAGGCCCCCAATAGGGTCTCCATCCTCCCCAGTAGGGTCCCCCGCAGCATCCTCCACAACCAGGCCATCCACCCACCAACCAAGGGTTGTAATCGTACGCATAACGCGGAGGCATGGTCAGTCACCGACGATTCCGGTATATCTATGAAAGGACGTTTTAACCCACACCGAAAGAAGGCACGCTTAGCCGACTTGCCATTAAGCAAACCGTAAGGTGGTTTGACAATCCTAAACATTCCAAGGACATGTATAGGATCCATCCACAGATGCAATTACAAAAAACACAAAAACCGTTGAAATTACAAAAAGTACAATTGTACCTTTTGTACTTTACACCCCCTCAACACTACTTTTTGCCGTTCTTTCTGGACTTTCTGGCCTTGGACCTTTTCCAAGTCTTGCATGTCTTGCATGTCTTGCGGCCTTTCCGACTCTTGTGAGTCTTATGGCCTTGGCGACGCTTGCCGCCGAAGAGACTACGGGCCGGTTTAGGAGGAGTGCTGTAGACCGCGGCGGCATTGGGTGCGTCCATCTCCTCGTCCTCGTCCATAAATAGAGCCATTGGACCCCCCGTGGCGGCCCCGGCGGGGCCGGAGGCCGCCGAAGGAGACAACGACGAACGCCGAGATTTCCGTTTGACCCCGATACTTTTCTGAATCCGTTTCTCTTGTTGCCGACGTATCTCCTCCTCATCCGACATGACACGCACAAATTCCAGACGGTCTTGTCCGCGACAGATGCCCATCTCCGGGTGAAAATGTCCCCCAAAATCGGTGGCGGGTGCGGTAGTGAGCGCGTAACCGTCGTATCCTTGGTGACACAGGTACGTGGCAAGAGCACTGTCACGGGCGTGCACTGAATTGCGGACCCCGGCCCCGGGCCGGGCCTTGTCCCCTTGGTACCCAAAGTTGTGGACCAAGATGTCTTGAACCGCCAAATCGGCGCCGCGGTAAATCGCCGACATCGTCCCCGGGTCCGATAAATTGACCAAGGCCAGGGGTTCTGTTCCGCGAACCACGAATTCCAGGACCACGCCGTATTCTTTAGCCGCCTCGGAATCCATGGCCAAATAAACGGGCCGCGACGGGTCGGCCACAAACGGCCGGTCCCCCTCGCCCACCCCATTCATATACAGTTCGGTGTCGCCTTTGTACACGGAGGTCCCCGGATGCAACAGGTAGATACTCGGGTCCATATAAGATACCCCTCTACAAAAATTGTGCGTATATTCTATAGTACCCCACTCATCACCCCCACCTATACCATGAAGAGACCTGTGCGTGGAGAAGACGGCATGTACACCGTGGACGGACGCAAGTACAAGGAACTGTTTGGTTCGCGCCAACAGGTGTTCAACGGCACCGCGTACAAGACGGAGGGCAACCTGACCAAGAAGGAGCTCTTTTTCAACAAGCACGGCCGCATCGTTTCGCTTAAAAAGCACCGCACGGCCAAGAAGGAGCGGCGCCTGGAGAAGGCGGGCTACTTTGCCGAGAAGGGCAAGTTCGGCTACGTCAAGAAGACGCCGCGTGGCACCCGCCGTACCCGCAAGGCGTAAGTGGCAGGAACCTAACCACCCCTACCAATGACATGTATAGGATCCTATACATGTCATTCATTATCCTGTTTCGTAGGTGGGTCCTGAGGAACCGCCGGTTCCCATTACCAGTAGCAGCCACTCTCCACCGCATCGCAATCCTTGGGCCGCTCCGTCAGTTTAGGTCGCGCCCAGTGTTCGTTCAAGAACAGCCGCACCACGTCCGCACGTTCCTTGAGCCAGCGTCCCCCCAACACCCCAAAATACATTTGCAACACGCCGCCCACGTACACGGCCGACTTCCGGTGCGTCTCAAAAATATAATTGCACACCAAGTTGCCATAACCCCCGCAGCTGACCAAGGCAATGTCGTACTTGTCTTTCAACTGGTCCAGGCGCCGGTAAAAGTCGGCCAGTTCCACGTCAAATTCGCGCGACGGCTCCCCCGCCTGCGTGACCGGGGGCATGATGTACTCAAACGTGCAACCTGGGAACAGGTCCACCCCGTCGTACAATTTCGCCCGCTTCGGTACGCGCTCACGGATGCTGTCAATAAACGGCGACACGATGAGTACCCGACGGCCCTGCAGCGCCTTGGTCCACGCCTGGGGGTCATAGACATAGTGGAACACGTCCAGAGCAAAGGCCCAAAACGGCCGCTTGGCGGGGTACGCATTGCGGACGTACTCGTGCGACTGGGCAATGTGCTTGTAGACCTCACCCTGGACGTCCCAGCCAGAATACACTTCGCAGTTGTCAAACGCCTTCAAATACAGGTCCGAGTACCGTTGAATAGACGCCCACGACGTCAGCAGCACCCCAGCGTTGCTCTTCATGGCAGGACCGACTTGGTTGAAATATGCGTCCAGGTCCGTGCGCCCCGGCGTCTGCTGCTTGAGCCGCGCAAACACGGCGAAATTGTTCTCAATGCCGGCGACCCGCGGAATGATAAACGGCTGCCCCGCCGCCAGCTTGGAACCCACGTAGTTGTACAGGAGCTCGTGGTCCTCAAACATCATGTATTGGAAGCCCTGGGTCGTCCGACACACGTCCATGATATTGATGCCGATGGACGGCGGAATGGCCAAGGTGGCGACGCCGTAGGGGACCAAGCCGCCCCACGGCTGCGGCAACACCTCCTTGCCGAAATAGTCGCGCATGATACTGCGATGGTAATGGTAGGTACGAATCAGCTCCGGGTCGTTGACCACGTCGTAACCGAGCACCCGCATCAAATACACGAATTTGTTGTCGCACCCCGGCCGACCGAAATCAAAGGCAAACAGTTTCTCTTGGGCCAATTTGATGGGAAACTGCGAGTGCAGAATCCACGTGTCCTGGGAATCAAACCGCGGCCCGAACAGTGGCGCCGTCTCCATGGGCGCCGTCGTCGGATTGAACTCGTACCGCAGCAGGGCCAGCGCCTGCTTCTTAAGATGCATCGTGGACGCCCGCAAGAACCGCACGGAATCGTCCAAGAAAATATCGGCATTGAGCAGGACAAAATACCCCTTGAGCCCCTGCTCGCGAATGTACTGGAACACCGACTGGAACGTGAGACGCTTGCCGATGACCTCCTGCCGCACCTTGTCGGATACCGGCGCGGCGAGGCCCATCTCCTCGTCGGTGTAGATGCGCTCATTCAACAGATGTATGTGATCAATGTGGGGGTTGGCGTAATTCTGCGCCAGACAGTACCGGATTTCCTCATTACGCGACTTGTTTTTATGGACAAAGAACTGGGTGAAGACATGCACGTCCGTGTCCTCGGCATTGACCGTCTCTGCTATCTCCAACGCCTTGGAGATGAAAAGTGCCTTCATGTGTCTATGGGAGGCTATTCGTCCACCTTTTTATGCCGTTATCTCGTAGTCATTCACATAGAGGTAGTAAATGAAGCATCCTGTCGCGATCCCAGTCAACCCAATATCTATTACAAAAAGGAACATATGCACCATCCCCCTTTCTACACATTTTCTATACACTTTCTATGCCATTTTGCGGCACCCATTCCAGTTGGTCATTCACCAGCCGAATCGTCTTGTTCGCTTGACGGTGTATTCCATATTTTGCCACAAACGTGTGGAGAAGATTCAGTTTTGGAGCATCAAACGGTTTCGCGATGACATAATCCGCCCCTCTATCTACGAATCCTTGGAGTTCGTCGGGGGAATCTTCACCGGTGAGACCAATCACCAACTTATTGTAACCCAGACGACGCATCTCCACTACCGCTTTCCATCCGTCCATCACGGGCATATTTTTGTCCAATAGTACCATATCAATCTTGTCACTATGTTTTTGAATGTGCACCACGGATTGTTCCCCATCTTCCGCAGAATACATATCACCAAACAACGGCATCGTTTGGAGTATCTTATACATCATTTTGCGGTTCAATACGCTGTCGTCCACAATGAGAACACTGTATTTGAGGTGGCCACGGGTCATTTTAATGGACACGGGTCGGGACACGGGAGTATGCAATTGCAATTGTGAATCGCGGCACATGGTCAAATGTAACGTGACTACGAATTCGTTTCCTACCGGTCCAATGAAGTTGTGCGTCATCGTGCCTCCGTGCAATTCCACAATGGTTTTGCAAATATACAGACCCATCCCCGACCCGCTGGTGGAATTGAAGGTTTCAAACAAATGTTCCTTGATGTGCGGCAACAAGTGATTGTTGGTGTCCTTGACAGAAATGAAGACAGTTTGTCTCTCGTCGGCGTCTGGAGGAGGGAGATGGGACACCGTGATACTGATGGTATTGTTGCGGTCGGGCGTGCGGTATTTGATGGCATTTTTCAACAGATTCAATAGCACGTGTTTGATGTTATGAACGTCACCGTAATTCCACAATGTCATGGTGGAGTCAATATAATGAGAAAAATGGAGGTCGGGTTCGTTGAATTGATACAGCAAGAGAATATGCACACTGGTCACCAATTTTTCAAGGGAAAAGGGTTCAAACGCATTGAGTTCAATGTTGCCTTCCTGAATCGTGGCAAATTTCGTCAAAATATTCTCAATGAAGATGGCACTTTGGTTGATGTCCTGAATGGTTTGTAACTGGTCGGCGTCAGTGATATTCTTTTTCAGCACATTCAGTCCCATAGAGATGGTGGAGATGGGGGTGCGTAATTCGTGAATAAAACACTTCATATACACATTGTAATTGAAACTGTTGGATTTGGGTTTCTGTGTTCCGTTCAAATTGAGGGAAAATGCATCGTCCAACACCATCGGATCTACGAGGATGGGTTTGTCATCTAACATAATGGATTTATACTCATTTTGTTGGTGCATGGGGGAGCGGGCAGCTACCGGTCGCACCCGCGGTGATCGTATGAATTTACTTACCAAGTGTTCAAATCGGCGCAACAGTGGTAAATTTTTGGATGATACTTTGTCCGATACCGACATGACTACTATGGCTAAAATATGGCCACTTTATTTGCGCAAAGGTGTAACGGTGCCGTGGCACACCGCGTACAAAATGTCCGCGTAAAATATAACACATGTCCAACAAGACCGCGCGCAAGTCCCACAAAAACCGTTCCAAGACGGCCAAAAAGAGCACCACTGCACGCTGCCCTACCGGTACGCACCGTGAAAACGGCAAGTGCCGCACGCAGAAGCCCAAGTGCAAGACCGGTTACCACCGCCCGGCCCCCACGAAGCGCTGCGAGAAGAAATAAGGGCCAGGCCCTCCCCGCCCTCCCCGGCCCCTCATCATAACAGATGTATAGGATCTGACATGATGCGTTCTCTAACCGCCGCCTCTACCCACCCTTTACATTCCCCCCGTGCTCGGAATCACATATTTGATTTCCAGGACATCCACGGTCGTGATTTCCACCTCGGTCTCATAGCCTCTTTCGCTGACCGGAGGGGCCAGGGCCTGGGCCAGGTATTTAGCCACGATGAGGTTGCTCCGATACAATTCTTCGGGGGAAATGGAGGCCAGCCATTGGTATTTGTGACGGGTCAACACGGCCTCGGCCGGGATGAAGACGCCGTAGCACCCCGGGGCCAAATCCAAGGGCGCTTCCTCCATGAGGTCTTCCAACGTGATGACCTGACGACGCGTGGTCTTCACTCCTGCATTGGTACCGTCCAAGAGATTGAATTCGCCCGCTTCCACGGCCCGAAGCAGCCAGTGCGCCGAATCGCCTAAAAATTCGGTTTGCGACTGGAAATGTTGCTGGATGTTGCGTTGGCGCAGATATTCCATGTATTTCGCCATATGAACGTCCCCCGATTTGCATCCCATGATATAGGGGTCGGGCGCAAACAGGAGGCGTTTGCCGGCGCGTTTGATGGATTCGGCCTGGGTCGGACGTTCGCAGACAAAGGGCGTCGTCGTTCCACGTGCCCCCATCATTCCTTCTTGGTACAATCCCGCCAGGTCGCGGAAACAGATGAAGGAATTGGGCACGACCATGCCGCCATACATGTACAGCAGGGTCGCGAGACCGTACTCGCGGAACCGCTGGCGGAACGGTTCAGGCATCGCGGACAGCCCCACGGACCAAGACGGAATCAGTTTGCTAAACGATTCGTCGTCAATCAGACAGATATGGAAACTGCTGCCACAATGTTGGACGATGGACTGGATGGTGAGATGGAGGTAGGGCTGATTGAGGTCCGTGCTGTTGCGGGAATAAAAGCTCTTCCATTGCCGGGCATTGATGCCGTAGGCGGTATGAATCCACAGTTTGGGTTTCTTGGTACCATTGAACGTCCCGTCTTGTGCGTCGTTTAAGAGGAACTTGCGGATGAGCTCGTACTCCTCGTCCTTGTCCATATCCTCATAATAATGCTGCAATTGTCGGCCGAAAAAACTGGCAATGGCGATGATGGCAAACAAAATCACGTAATTACGCAGGCTGTATTTCTCCATCGTCTACTATATCCATTGCAGAGATTTGCTCACCGATACAGCGAATTCAAATCTTCGTCGGTGTACACTCGGTGGCGCTGGGGTTCTCGGCAGAGGGGTAGTAAATGAAATAGTCAATGTTGTACATGGAATGCTGGTAATTGAACTTGGTGTCAAAGGTGACCCGGTTGATCCGGCAAATTTGCCGAATGATGGTGGCAAAGGAATTGTAGGTGAGTTCCCGCGTGACGAAATATTGTTTGGACGGGCGGTAGGCGGGCAAAATGACGCTCGCGAATTCGGGGTACAGATTGCGGTATTTGAGCAACCGAAAGGCGTTGAAATCCATCAAATAGTACTTGTCCTTCTTAATACAAATCTGGTCCAAGACCTCAAACAGGACCTCTATCGGCACATGACTACTGAACACATATTCTAAGCTGACGCTGTCTTCTGCCGCGTGGTACTGGGCTGTCTTTTTCTTATTCTTGGTACGCGGCACTTGTATGTTCGTGATGGAACGTGCGCTTTCCGTGTCAGAGTTCACACCATCCATGGTGTCGTATTTTTAATAGTGTATACGTCTAGTTGTTATATACTATTAGAATGTATAATTCGCCTTTGAAAAAAAAACGGAGCACGGAACGCGCCGCGCCCCCTCATCCCTTCTTGGCCAGGTCCCGTTTCAGCCGTTCCACATACAGAATGGCGTCCATCAATTCTTCTTGGAGGTGATTGGCCCATTCCACGTCGGACAGGTCGGTGCGGTCCAACGTGGTCCCGTACTTTTTAAACCCTAAACGCGAACGGTCAGTGAACTTTTGCAGTACAGCTTTTACAACTGTATCAGAAACGGCGCATTCGGACCCGCCCTCACCCCCGCCCTCGCCCTCAACCCCCTCCGTCATATGAACGTCTTGGACCGACACTCCCAATGTAGCGTCTTCGCGAACCGCGTCACTCTTCTTCACACAACGAAACGGCGCGACCCCCATGCTAATGGTATCTTATATGGTATATAACCAGGGAATATTTATACGGATTAGAACGTCAGACCCCCTCCGACTCAATCAATTTTCGGCCCCACGATCTGGTAGAGAGCCCGGGTAAAAAATGCCAGTTCAATCACGTTTTCGTGGGTGGTATAAAAATAGGTAATGTACCGACAAAAACAGGTGATGACTTGGTATTTTTCGCCCTCGGTCACCTTGTCCGACATTTTGATGAATCCGAAAAAGCTTTCCATGACATCAATGACGCTGTAGCCGTAGTCGTGAATGTCGTACATGATCTTGATGGCGCCTACCAGGTCCCCCTTCCTCAGCAATTCAACATATACCTCGTACTGGCTGGTATCCACCCCGCAGATTTTCACACAGGTCTCAATGGTGATGGGCCGGCCCAGAATCCACATCTTTTCCATGTAGTTGATGAGGGAGCGAATGGAATGTTTGCAGTATTTGAGCAAGAAATCCTTGGCGTCGTCGGCCACTACCAGGTCGTTTTCCTGAACGATTTTGTCATAGAGTTCGCGTATCTGGGCTTCGGTGGACGTCTCTATCCGCAAAATATGCATGCGCGACTGGAAACTCTCAATCACCTTTTGAATGTTGGTGCATACCGAGAGAAAATGGACATTGTGCCGGTACTTGTCAATGTAGTTGCGGAAGACCTGTTGACTCTGCTCGTTCATGGTGTCAATGTCGTCAATGATGACCATCTTTTTCTTACCGTAGATGGTGCTGTGGGACTGGGAAAAGGTCTTGAGCTCGCTCCGGAAGAAACTGACCCCCTGCTCCTTCAAATTATTCACGTAGAGCAGGTTGTTCTCCGGGACGGGCTGGGTAGGGGCCAACCCGTAGTATTCGCGAATGAGGGTGTGCAGCAAAATGGTCTTGCCGGAACACGTGTTGCCGATGAACAGGATGTTCAGGTCGTCGGCATCCAAGAGTGTCCGCAATACCGACTTGAATTTGGGCGACGCGAAGAACCCGTCCAGGGAATACGGCTTGTATTTAGCAATGAATAGCGGTGAGCAGGGTGTAAGCCGCGAAGCAGTCACCCCTTTATCAGGGGCCGCCTTGGTAAACATGGCGGACATCATAGAATGAATGTATAGGATCCGACCCGTTTAGGTCATTTTTCGTGCATGCGTCACGGCAACAACAAGCAATCATTGCTACCATTAAATTTGTCTATCGCGGTAGAATATCCCAGTACATCCAGACAATATTTACGCACATTGAACCGACTCGCTTCCATGTATTCCGGGTACATTTGACAGACAGTATCAAAAAATTTCTGGTCACTTTCAGCATTGTCTTCAAAAATAATGACTGGACGGTCTCTCGCCAAAGTCTGTGTCGCCTGGGAGAAAATATAATTCTCCGCTCCCTGGGCATCGCAATGAATGAACCCAATATTATCTAGGCCCATGGCGTCCACGGTCGTCATCTCAATGGATTCGCCTCCTTGACCCAGACCGATCCCGCCAAAATTGCACAGCAAGTCGCTTTCGTCGGTGTACCGTTTTTGCACGATGCCACCTCCCCCGTCTATATCCACCGCATTCATCGTCCCGTTGCCAGAGAAACAAAATACCCCCAGGTGATGAGGAACGATCTTGTGAGACAAGTGGTTATCTACAATGTTTTTCACCAGTAAATCATACATGTTTTTCTGGGGCTCATAGACATGTACTTGTTGTCCAGGGTTTAAAAACGATGCGTACACCAAAGATGACGTGCCACAATGCCCACCAATCTCCAAAATATTACGGTCAGGCGGGATATATTTCCGCAACTTCACCAAGATGTCTTCGTCCCAATATTGGCCATGTTGGAAAAACCAGCCAATGTACTTTTCGTTCTTGTACAAGGTCACCTTTCCGTACTTGGTTTCAAACGTATTCATGGTCCAAACAAATATGAACTTTACTGATACCATGTTTCTATATGTGTTCCCCACCGGAATCTACGCAAACATGGTGCTGTCTGAGCCCTTTGTCCGACCCCGATGATTTCGTAAAATTGATTTAGAAATATCGTGTATTTTATAGCATACCACCGTCGTTGAATAACGTCACCCCCGCGCACTCAATCCGAGCACTCACACCCAAGCACCTATCCCCAAGCAACTATACCCCCAAGCACAATCATGGCATCCAAGACAATGACATCTAAGAATGTGGTTCTGACGGCGTCCGAGTGGGACACGTCGTCCACGCGTTACATGGCCCCGAAGGTGAATGACAAGGGCGCCAAGTCCATCACACTGATTAGCCAGCAGACCAACACTCTGTTGCATGTTACCACGCCTCTGATGACGACGTGGGGCATTGCGGATTATGTGGATGAGACAGGTAAGTCGGACGGCAAGTACAGCATGTCGCTCAATTTCCCCAATCCCGAGTACAGTTCGGCGGCCACCGACGACTTGTTGGCCAAGTTCAAGGCGTTTGAGGAGCAGATTCTCAACGACGCCGTGTCCAATTCGGAGGTCTGGTGGGGTGAGAAGATGAGCCGTGAGGTGGTCAAGCACACGTTCTTCCCGTTCCTCAAGTACCCCAAGAACAAGGACACGAAGAAGACGGATTATACCAAGCCGCCGTCTATTCGGGTCAAGGTGCCGTATTACAACGGCAAGTGGGATGTGGAGCTGTACGACACGGCGTCGCGCAAAATCTTCCCTGACGAGAGCAAGCCGGAGTTGACGCCGATTGACTTTGTGCCCAAGTCTAGCCGGGTGGCGTGTGTTATCAAGTGCACGGGCATCTGGATTGGTGGCAAGGGCTGGGGTCTCACCTGGAAGCTCTTCCAATGCGTGGTGAAGCCGCGTGAGACGATGAGCATTTCGGGTCGGTGCCATATCAATCTGGGCGAGTTGGCGGACGAGGGGGGGCCGGCGGAGGAGCCGGAGGCCGAGTTGCCGCCCCCGCCGGCGAAGACGACCGCTACGCCTATGCCAGTGAGTACTGAAGTGGAGGACAGCGATGCGGAGGACGAGTCCGAGCCAGTTGCAGCAGCAGCAGCGAGCCAACCTGAGGCAGTTGCGCCGGACCCAGTGCCTACCGCTACCGAGCCGGCCAAGGTGGTGAAGAAGGTGATTAAGAAGAAGGTGTAAATGACATATACAAATGAAAAGACAAAAAGAACTGTACATGGTTTTTTTTATCGCGATTGTACAACATGGAACCGGTGCATGTGGACGACGATGACCTGTCCCGTCGTATAGACCGACTGTTGATGGATACCGATATGATGCTCAAAGACGACCCGAAAAAACAGGCTGCTGATGCGGCCGCGGCCGCTAAGAACCGGTCCAACTATCCCATAAAATCCGCCTCCAATATGCGTCCGTCGGATCCCACGGGTTACAACAAAAACGGCACCATGAACCGCCGCATTCCCCCCATGGGTAAAGTACCTTTAGTGGGTTACCAAGGGTACATGCCCGAGGCCTTGGGCACTTTTACCATTGACGGGGTACCGTTTGAAATGATTGACCCCGACTTGCACGGTGTTCGTACACAGGACTCTGATACTGGGCCCGGGATGGATTACAAATCCGTGTCAGGTATGAACATGGGACCCATCATGGAATCCGGCCCTGATATACAGATGGGTTCTCAGGCGGGTCCCAAGACGAGCAAACTACCCCCCAACAGTGTTTTACCGGTCATTTAGGGAGACTCGGGCCCCACCTAGCTCTGCACTGTCTGCATTATCCCAGGTCGTAAAATTTCTACAGAAATTTTAAGTACCTTCCACATCGTCCTTCCGTTTCACCTTTTCCGAATATCCTTCCAAATCCGTGATGTCGTTAATAACTTCGGCTTCGCCTTGGACCAGTGAGACACCTGCCCCCAAAAGACAATCCACGATGCATAAGAATAAAACGGTCAAGAAGACGCCGTTGCCGCCGCTGCAGCCGCTGCCGCAGCAGCAGCAGTTGCCGGGTCTCTCCATGCACCGAGGGTCGGTGGAAACCATGTCGGATTATGTGTCGGACGCACAAACATACCAAGAATCCAAAGAAAACCCGTCGGTGCATCGGGACCCCGGCGAGGACCGTCAGCAACGTATCAACGAGCTGATTCAGACGATGCATCAACGGCAGGTGGACAACGACGGACAACGTTTAGCCGATTTTAAACCGCTGTCCCATCCGATTGTTCGGACCAAGAAACCCGACGACGGGACCGCATCCTCGCCTCCGGCCGATGCCCCGACTTACTTGCCCAACCCGGTATTTGGTCACGATCCGCCTTTCGCGCAGCAGCAGAAGCAACGTGGTCAACAAGGACCCTCCGCGCCGTCGTGGGCTCCGGCCGGCGCCGACAGCGACCAAACCGCCAACCAAAACTATTATTCGGTCTACCGCGCCCCTCCCACCATTACCCAGGCCCCGTACTATGTGCAACGCGGTGGCGGTGGCGCGGCCAGCATGGGCGCCGCTCCCCCCGCCGACCAAAAATGGTCGGACAAGATGAACTATATTATTCATCTGCTGGAGGAACAAACCAACGAGAAGAGCAACACCTCTACCGAGGAATTTGTCATGTTTGCCATGGTGGGCGTCTTCATCATTTACGTCTTGGACAGCTTTTCTCGCCACGGACGGTACGTGCGCTAGCTGGTTCCGCTGCCAACCCCGCTGCCACTCCAGTCTCTTCCCGTCTTTTTTTTTACCTCATATTTTATCCCCTCGGATAAGATATGGGCGCCACCGCATCCGTGATACCAACCGAAGGTACCGATTCTACCGAAACAGAACACAGCGACGATGACGAACATATGTTTTATAGCAAACTCAAACATATCCGTCTCACCGCCTTTGAAACCGTCTTCTGCCGGGAAAGTGTCAAGTCGGCCCTGAAATACGACTACAAAAAGGTCCGCATCGCCTACCGTCATCTCTGTAAACGGGTCCCTGAATTGCCCCAGTTTCCGAGCGATTTCTTCAAGGTGCATATCGTGGCCCAACTCTTGGACCTAGGACTGCCCTGAACCAGCACACACACACACACCCCCAATGCATGTATAGGATCCTGGGCACGATATACGAAGCGCATGTTCAGTGCGGCCGTTGCAAGATAAACACGTATTTGTGAGGGTCATCCTTGGTCTTGAACTGTCCATGTACCAAGAACCCCGCATACTGCGCCATGTAGACCACGTCTTGGAGCGGTTCCATGTACAATATCATTTCGTTCTGACGCACATGCCGGGTCGCCGCGTCCGTAAAGGTTTCTTGGAACGTCACGGCATGGTCGGTCGCCGCCCGGGAAAAATCGTACCGCGATTCGTAGACAAAATCCATGAAATCAATCTCCGTCACGGTAATACGCTCGGTCACCAAGGACTGCAGGTCGCTCACCAAGAGCGGTTTCCCGGTCGCGGGCACGGTATCAAACCGCTCCCGGTCGTAGACTTCCAAGATAAAATACCCGTGGGGCATGAGCCAATAGTAAATATTGCGGAACAACTGCACCTTGTCTTGGAAATGGTACACGGTGTTTCCTGTCATGAATATATGGGAAAAGGTGTGCTTGTCGTAGGTCATGGGCAACGCCAAATCGCCCTCCTTGACCTTGAGCGCGCCGACATCCGTGTCCGTCGCGCATCCCAGAAACTCCACCATCTCGCTGGACTGGTCCACGCCGTAGGCCTGAAGGTACCCCTTGGAATGCATGTATTGGAGCAAAGTACCGGTCCCACATCCGGCGTCCAACATCACGCTCTTTTCGTGGTCGGGTTCGGTCAGCCGTTCCACGGCGTCAAAAATGGCGGCATTCAGGGGCTGAGGGCGGTAGATGCGATCGTAAATTTGCGCCAGAAAATCGTCGTACACGTCGCCAGCCCGGCGGACCAAGAACCGGTCGCTCTGCTCAAACCCCTCGGCCGGTGGGGGACGGTTCACGGTCAAAAATATCCACCAAGCGGCCAGGAGCAAACATAAGAGGAGCAGTACCGTGTTTTGGTTACGGTAGCCTAAATGTACTCCCAAGATCTTCATGAATCAATACGAACAAAAACCACCTACTATAGTATATCCGGCGGAAAACTCGCGACACTGCGTGCCCGCCATGTTCACACCTCTATATCGGTCATTGTTCCCCCTGTGGGTATTTTTATTGGTATCCTCGCAATTCCGGTCGCCCCCCAAGATCCTATACTCCCGTTTGCATCCGGCGATGCCTTGGTGCAAACTCCACCAATCGTTGGTATTTGAAGTCGCTGTGCAGCAAGCAGAGAACGGTAGCGCCGGGGCCGCCGGGGCCGACGGCCACGAGGCCTTTATTCTGGATTTTGTTCCCGCGGTGCCTCTGAATCCAGGCAACCTCGCACGCATATTCATGGGACAGAGCATCCCCGGGAAATACCGGTTGTTGCGTCTACCTATGGAACCGGGTCCCGCCCCGGGCCCCGGCCCCGGCCCCGGCCCCGGCCCCCCATTCATGGTCTGGTTGGAAACCCGATTCCACCAAGAAATGGATGCCGACCGGTACGAATCCCAGATGGAAGGTATAGGATCCTACTTGACGGCCCTGGGCATAGAACCCGGTTCTATTTTGGCCTGGGGGAACACCTACCAATTGTACCGGCGCAACTGCCGGCATTTTTGTGACATGGTGCTTGCCAATATGACGGGTATTCAGCAAACGACATAAAAACAAGATGACAATACGTAATAACCATGAATTTCTGGTACGCTTCCTTGGTTATGACGTGCACTTTGGCAGGATCGGTCCACCGCGGTCGTCTTTTGCTGGGTCGTGTCAAACGTCGTATGAGTTCACCTGCGGTTCATACTGCACCCAAGTTCTGTGTCAATTGTCAACATTTTATTCCCCATGGACCAAGTGTATCTTACGGTAAATGCCGGGCGTTTCTCAGAATAAACCAATTCACCGAAAAAGTCGTGGTGGATCATTTGGTCACGGGATATCCCTCCAATGCGACCTTGACATATTACTACTGTTCCACGGTGCGAGACAGCGAAAAATTCTGCGGCAGAGATGGTAAGATGTTCCAAGAAAAAAAGGTATAAATGACAGCCTCTAAGATAGGGTATCCAACATGGCCAGTCCGTACGATTTATTGGGGGTATCACGGGACGCGGACGACAGCGAAATTAAAAAGGCGTTTCGGAAGCGGTCATTGGACTTGCATCCGGACCGTAACCAGGAAAAGGACACCACGAACGAGTTTCAGGAACTGAATGCTGCCTACGACAAGATCAAGACGGCGGATTTACGTCAAAAGTATGAGATGGAGTCGCAGTTTGGACCCGGGGGTATGGGTGGCATGCCGCATCCGGGGCAAGGAGGCCCGGGCGACGAGTTTCAGGACATTTTTAACATGTTTTTTGGCGGGGGTATGCCTGGCGGCATGCCGGGTGGTATGCCTGGTGGCATGCCGGGTATGCCTGGTGTCCGTATATTCCACGGGGGTATTCCCGGTATGCAAGGCATGCACCACCCCGGTATGCCACAAGGCATGCACCCGGGTTTTTTCCATCAACAGATGCAGAAGCCCCCGGCAATCATCAAGACGTGTGAAATCACGATGGAGCAATGTTTCAACGGATGTGCCATCCCGTTGGAGGTGGAGCGATGGTCCAACGAAAATGGGTCGCGTATGGTCCGTCGCGAAACCATGCATATCAATATCCCCCCGGGCATTGACGAGAGCGAGATTATCGTGTTGCGTGACATGGGCAACTCGGTGGATGGTCAGACCCGGGGGGACATTAAGCTCAGTGTGTCGGTGAAACCGCATCCGCTGTTTGAGCGGCACGGCATGGATATTCTGTATAAGAAGACCCTGACGCTGAAGGAGGCCCTGTGCGGGTTTGCCTTTGAGATACCGCATCTGAACGGCAAGACCTTGGGTATCAATAATACGACGAATGTCACGGTGATTTCGCCCAATTTCCGGCGGACGGTGCCGCAGATGGGGATTCGGCGGGACAATGCGGCGGGGAGTCTGATTATTGAATTTCAGGTGGATTTCCCAAAGACATTGACGGCGGAACAGATTGAGCAGCTGAAGGAGATCCTGTAATGTCTGTATGTCAAAAACCGATATAAAGCGGTCTGTCCCAAATACAGCATATCGCCTCCGATACGTATTTTCAGATTTTTATTTGTTTTAGGAATATACATATAAATGAGTAGTCAAGTAGCTTCTTCTGCGAAAATGGTCCGTCCAGCTGCCACGGCGGCCGCGGCCGCCGTCCCTCCTCCTCCCCCTTCCGCGGGAGGCTCTCAGGCCCAGCCTGGTCCTGCTGCCAAGGCCGCGGTTCCGGCGCCCGAGTACCGGCTCCCCGAGAGTGCCACGTTGCAGAGTGCCACGAAGTGGGCCATCATTGAGGACAAGCCGATTATGATGGACTACTGGGCCGACAGTCTGGAGAAGAAGGCGTTTGTGGGGGTCAAGAAAGACAACCAAGAGAAGCTCTTGGTGAAGAGCGCGGACGAGTACACGAGTCCGATTGCGAAGATTTTCAAGAACAAGGGGGACTTGATTATCATGACGGAGAATTCCATTTATCTGGTGGATGCCGGTGTGGATGTCAAGGAATTGCACTGAGGGGTTCTGTGGTAACACCAAATGAGCTCATTATATACATAAATTATCTCTTTGTATATAAATTTATACATCAATGTTAAATAATGCACATATATTTGGTTTACATAAATGATCATAAGAATATATATATTGTGACAACCAATGTTCTTTACTGATAACGCCTGGTATTGATAGTGAATGTCTTTTAGAATTATATTTATTTATATAACCACGTTCAATCAGTATTTTTTCAGGTAAAATCAAAAAATATTCATAATCGGGTATATGTATCCAATAAAAATCATTATCTCCTTTCTCATACGAAATACTCGTTTTGTTTGATAAAAGTTTTCCACCATTTTTATATAACCCACAACAGTATGCATTTCTATTATTACGTTTTGATGCGACCTTTTCCTGTATTTTAACACCATTAATTGTAAAATCATATACTTGTTGGTTTTTTTCGGGTTTAGTAAAGGGTAAGTATGAAAAATATGAAATTCGTTTCAAAGCATATTTATATTCTAGTTGCGAATTTACACTTTTTGGTATTAATGCATCCTCTTTATTAATTCTTATTATCAAAAATTGACAACAAACTACTATATGTACAGCGCATATTAATATTAGATGTCATTTTATTTAAGTATTTATAAAACAGCTCATATAATGTAACGGTTTAGCATTGTGGTCTTATAAACCATCTGAGTCGGTTCAACTCCGACTATGAGCAATATTCAGTTGTATAACCATACAATATGGTTATACAACAAGGAAGAAAAAATCAATATAATAGTACTATTATATTAACATATGAGATGAAAATCACGAAACATATTAGCTTTTATTTTTCCAGTGATCGGATTCAGTATATAAATCGTATCATCCACGAAACAAATACGTATACCTATACCACCGATATCTTTATTCATACCAATAACATAGAATTACATGCAAGTGCATTTAGTAGATATACTAACGGTTGTATTCAAATCATCTATCACGATTTGTCACAAATTCATCCGTTTTACTTGACTTGGAAATGTAGGGATTTACTGAAACAACAGCAAGACGATTATGATATATTTATCTATATTGAAGACGACATATTAATTCCGTACAAAGCAATAAAATACTGGTTGGACTATCATGAAAAACTGTTAGCGATGAATTACAACCTGGGATTTGTTAGAATTGAAATAGATAGTGGAATTGAATACATAACCGACTTGTACGGTGAAAAACTAGACACGATTATCAGTCTAGATGGAGACATGTATTGCGTGAATAACAAAAACCCGTATTGCGCGTTTTGGATATATAACAAAACCGAATTCGGTAGATTTGTCAACAGTAAATATTATAATATAGAAAATATTAGTAACCAACATGGGATAAGAGAACAAAGTGCGTTTGGTTTACACGGATTTGGTACCGATTGGTATAAAAGTACCTTGATTCCTGTCAATGACCGTAAACTCATAGAAGACTGTAAAATATATCATATGCCCAATAATTATGTCGTTAACAAAACTACACCTTTTGCCACCATAAAATTTGATGAAGCTATACATGATTCGGCGTTTGAAGTATCCGTTTGATACACCGTCGGTTCAACTCCGACTATGAGCAAAACTCAACACGGTTCAACTGTAAATTATCTATTACATTTTATTCCGCACATAAAAACAGGCTTAAAGAAACCATCGTATATTGGTTTGTGGGAGAGTTAGTTCCCACGATTCTGCTTCGTTAGCTCAGTTGGAACGAGCATTTGACTGTTGAGTGTAAATGTACGCTCGGTATAATCAAAAGGTCGTTGGTTCGATCCCAACACGAAGCGCGAAAACATGTCCAGACTCGGTTCTGGGCACGTTTTATGTTTATTTCACCCACACTTTTCGGGTCCGACCTTGGCCATGACCATAGGTCCGAAACGCCCGCTGGGCCAACGTCCAGCCCTTTTTGCGGTGGTCGCATCCCTCTTCCAAGATATGTCGGTCCACGGCCGCCGCTTTGCCGGCTGTCAACGCACTGGCTAAACGCGCTTTGCCCCACGACTGAGCGGTTTGGTTGGGTCGCGACCCCGATGAAAAATATGCCCCCTCACCTTTCCGCACAATGGCCCGAAGAGCGTCCACGGAGCATCCGGTCGCCCGGGCCAGTTCCGGACCGGGTTCCACGCTGTCTACGCCGTAAATGCGCTCAGCTTCCTGTACATGGCGCGAAGGCCGGCTGCGAAACGATGGCAGCTTCTTCCGGGTCAAGTATTTTCCTTTGCGGTAGGCGCGTCGGGACGCTTGCAGCATCCTGCCCTGTTTTTTCTGATCGGTCGGACGGAGACCGGGCGGTACGTATCTTACCGGCACGTGTATCATCCGGGCACAGGAATCCTATATCCTTGTTGGGGATATTCTACATTACCGCTGTACCTGACCCCGCCATGACGTCGTGATAGGCCGAGGTGTACGAAATGACCCGTTTGCGCAAACGCGGCCGTTTGTTCTTGACCACAGGGTTCTCACTCAAGATGCAGATATGTTCGTATTCGGCAATCAAGATGTCCTTGATGAACTCAAAGATGAAACGGAGCACTTTCTCCGTGCAATTGCCCACGATGAGGCCGCTGCCGGTACGGAAAATCATGAACGATACTTCCGTGTATTTCTTGTTGTCGGTCAGCTCGCTCATCTTCAGATTGCGGTCGGACGCTACGATGCGCCCGTTTTGCCGTGTGCGGTCAAACCCCCAGTCGTGATTATAGTAAAACTTGCATTTGACCCCGGGATAACTGCACGGGTCGTACGACGACTCAATCTCGTATTTTTCCCCGCTCAAGATGGCGTGGAAACGTTCACGGTTGACGAAAAACCCGCAGTTGAAATTGGAATTGATGAGCACGTGGTCCTCGTGGGAGTTTTCCACAAACATCACCGGGAGCGAGAGATGGGGACGCAAAATGTCCAGGACCAGTTCCTTGACTTTTTCTAAAACCCGGTAATGGACGATGCCCGGAATCTCCATCTTCCCGGTGTTAAACACCTTGATATGCACCTCGCGGAATGTACCTGAACCCGTCACCGTGTCGTCCCAGAAACGGACAATCAGCGCAAAACAATTGTAAAACGCGTTTTTGACCTTGCCGCGGTACGACACAATGTCTTTTCGGGACAGACCCACCGTGATTTTGCGCTCGTCCTTGAATTTGATACTGCGTGCCGTCGGATTGTTGATTTGTTTGATAATGTTTTGTTTGTAGTAACGCACCCCTTCTAGGCGGGCTTGGTACGCGGCCAGTTCCTCGGGGGTCTTGGACACTACCTTGATCTGTTTCTTGAGGACCCCCGTTTTAGGCAACCAGTAGTCTATGACCGGAATCTCCCAAAACAACGTGTGAATGTCTACCGGCTGATTGAGAAACAGGACCTTGGTCTTGGTAGATATGATTAGTTCCATGTCGGGATTCACCTTGCCCATCCCTGGACCTGGACCCGGATCCCCGACCCCGGCCGTCTTTAGACATTTATCCCCCCCGTCAGGACCAGGGTCAGGGGTCCGGGCCGGGGTCCGGTCACGGGTCCGACCCGTCCCCGCCGACGATTGCGACATCAAATATTGCATCCATTCTTGTTCCAAGTCTCCCATATTTAGGCGTTTTGCAATCGGTCTTTATACTCCTTTTCATCGCGGCATGTCTTTATATTCAATTTTACCACCCCACCCCTTCGGTCCCGGACCCCGTCCCACCCCTCGCCGCTACGTGTTACCCAAGACAAGTATAGGATCTCCTATACGTGCATTTATGAGGAGGGGGAGGGGTCGGAACCAGGGTCCGGTCAATAGTGAAACCAGGCGAAATCTTGGGCGTAGACACGGTGAATCAGGTCCAGACTTTCGTGATTGAGGTACGACATGTAGCGGGACCCGGGCACTTGGTACGGATTGGGCAACGCATGGCAGGTAAAATCGTGGTAGCCGTGGGCGGCCAGGTCGGCGGTCAACGACTCTTGTTTCAGGACGATGATGCCGGGATACAGTTCGCCCTGGGCATTACACACATACTGGTACTGGGGACGGAAATGACCGTCCCATACGGCGGGGTCTTTAGCAAAATGTCTCATCACCATGGCGATGACCTCGTATACTTGGTCCGGAGTATGGTCGGGACGGATCAAATGCCAAAAGAAAAGGGCACTTACCATGCGCATACACGGATGGCGCACCGTGGCCATGACCGCGTCGGTTACCGTGCGCACCGCGGCAAATTGGGGATTTCCCGCCGCCGCCTCGTGTAAAATGGTGGCTAAAGTGACGTGGTGTAAGGATATGTTTTGCCACGTGTCGTCGCCAGTTTCCCGTACCAAGGCCACGTCCACCGCCCGTGGTTTCAAATAGGTGAAGACGCTGGTCCCGCCCGTCTTGGGGATGTGGATATAGAGCAATTGGGTACCGTCGGCAAAAGTGAGCAATGGCATGATTTTTAGCATAAAGTACGACACTACCCTTTCCTAGAGGTAGCGTCGTATATCACTACAGTGGTTACACCGAACACACAAGGTCACGACGACTTGAGGTAATTGAGAACGATGTCCATCGGAATATCGGGGCGATGCAGGATGACCTCTATTTTCCCTAAATAGTCGGCCAAATCCGGCGACCCCTCCTGCCACGAACGGATCCGATAGTTGAAATATTTCTGCAACAAGGTGCGTTTATTCATATTGTACTGAATGCTGACGGCGTGCAAATAGGCGCGGAAAGCTTCACAAGAAACCGCGGGGTCCTCCAAATGACGGCGCATGTCTTCCAAGACGCTGTTTTGAAAGGGGACGTAGAGGTCGTGGATCCGCGACCCTTCCAACTGAATGAAATTGATCATGCTGCGAATGTCCGACTGATACATGTCTTGGATAGTGCGCAAGGTGTCGTCACTGAGGGCGATATTTTCCTTGTTGCAGATGGAGCGAATGAATTGGAACGTGTCGTCCTTCGGCAACTGGTTGAACCGGATGCACAGAAACTCGTTCTTGAGCGACTCGTCCATCTTGGTGATGTAGTTGCAAATCAGACAGAACCGGACATTGTAGGTGGACGTCTGCAAGATGTATTTGAGCGCCTGCTGGGCATTCTTGGTCATATAGTCCACTTCGTCCAAGATGACGAATTTGAGCCCCATTTCAAAGAGATTCATGGATTTAGCAAACGAATGGATTTGGTTGCGAATGATGTCAATCCCGCGTTCGTCGGACGCATTGAGATGAATCACGGTGCTCTTGTTCACCTTGTAATATTTCGCCTGGAACTCGTTGATGAGGTTGATGATGGTGGTGGTTTTCCCCGTCCCCGGGGGACCATAAAACAGCAGGTGCGGGAAATAGTTTTTGTTGAGAATGTTGTTGAAGAGTTCCCGGTTCAGGGGATCCAATACAATGTCTTGGAACTGGGAGGGCCGGTACTTTTCTACCCACGGAATGAAGGTGGCCGGTTCGGTCATGGTTCACGCGCACACGCAGTCAAGGGGGTCCTGGTCAATAACATGTATAGGATCACCCCCCTATATGTGTTTTCACGCCATCTTGTCTTTAGCCGATAGACCGATGGACAGATAGACCGACAGACCCATCGTACCACACTTTTGTGCATTTGAAACTACAAGTGTATTTTTACCCCAAGGAGATAAATATTTGTCGGCAATGATCGTAACAAGTGTCTTGGTACGATCATCATGAAAAAATACGCAGAAATCACCGACCAAGTATGTGAATTGGCGCCTTCTGAGAAAGTGGTTGGACACCGCACGTCGGACGTGGTAGAAGCGACCCCCTGGTCCTCCGGGGATGGCCCGGGTTTTTTAGACAATTGTACCAAGAGCCCCTCTTCGGCGGCAACTCCGGCGGCATCGCCCCCTCTCACTTCTCAACAGGTGATGGCCATCAACCTGATGAAATCGCGCTTGGAACATGAAGCGAAACCTCCTCCTAAACGCGGTTTCTTTTATGCCACGTTTACCCATATGTACCGGACATCGGGGTCGGACGGAGTCCCTCTTCCTGAGTCACACCATTCTTGGACAAAACCACATAAATGAAACGTGGCATGGTTTGGATATTGCGTCTTCTTTCATGACCAAGAGTAAAAAACGGCCGACCATCACGAAAGCGGGAAGTGCCCCTTCCCCCGCCGAGCCTGCGGAACAACATGCCACTCAAAATGTGATAATGGAAGCGGTTCCTTCCCCGGTCCCTTCAACACCGACGCCGGCGCCGGCGACCGCGCCTTTAGCCAAAAAAGCCCCGGCTAAACGGGCCCCGGCGGCTAAACGAGGCAAGATGAGTAAATTGTCTTCCGGGGACGGCAATGGTGGTACGGCAGGGGGCGGGTCGTCTTTTGAGGGACCTCCTCGTGACACGTTGCAAATCGCCAATATCATTTTGCATCTCAAGTGCTCGCTGAATGATCTCACCACTTACACGGAGGAGATGAATAAACAATTGATGAATCCGCTGTCGTACAATCCGTCCGTGCCTCCGGACATCATGACGTACCAACAGACCAAACATTACGCGGAATTGAACCAACATGGTTACGATGCGGCGTACGAACCGACGGATTTTGCCTACATGGAGTCCAAGCGTATACGTGAAGGCGCCGCGATGGAACCGGCGCTGAATGTGCCTGTAAACCCCGAGACGCATTCCTCGGGCGAGTCACCCGAGGACGGCGCGGAAACGTCGCGGACCGAACTCAAAGACATTCACGCTAAACTGAAGAAGCTGAAGATTTCACTGTTCAAGAACATGGCGTTTATGGACAAGAAATCGGCCTGTTTTTGGTGCACGTACGATTTTGACAACCCCGAGTGTTATATTCCTAAATACGACATGGACGGAACGATTCATGGGTACGGGTCGTTTTGCCGGCCGGAATGCGCGGCGGCCTACTTGATGAAGGAGAATTTAGACGATTCCACGAAATTTGAGCGTTACCATTTGTTGAATCACATTTACAGCAAGGTGTATGATTACAAGCGCAACATCAAGCCGGCCCCCAATCCGTATTACATGCTGGAGAAATACTACGGGAATTTGACCATCCAGGAATACCGCAAACTGCTCAAGTCGGACCACCTACTCTTGGTGATTGACAAACCGTTGACGCGTATTTTGCCCGAGTTGCACGAAGACAACGAAGAGTTTTTGACCAACATTTACGGGGTGACGACGACCGCTGCGACGGCGGGTGGTGCCGCCGGCAATGCGGGCGCCGTAGGCGCCCCCGGCAGCAACATGTACGGCGTGTACAAGGTTCGCCGGCAAAGCGACAAACCGACCGCCCCCAATAAATCCAATCTAGTCAAAGAGCATTTTGGGATCAAGTAGTTCCTCACCGAACCCCACCAAAAGGAGATAAATCCAAGACATGTAAGTCATGTAACTTAGATGTCTTGATAGAACACGACGCCAAATCACATGTCTAAAGCCACGAATTGGACGCGTTATCAGAAAAGGGGGTACATGGGATTGGCGAATTTAGGCAATACATGTTTCATGAACACGTGTTTGCAGGTCCTGAATCATGTATATGAGCTCAACCACCTGTTTTTGGAACGCCGGTTACACGCCGCCCCCAAAACGCCTAAACCGGACCAGGCCCCGGAAACCCAGTTGGTGAACGAATGGGTGGAACTCCAAGAGATGATATGGGGGCCTGCCTCGGAACGGCCATCCTCGGGACGCGCATCGGCCGCCATCTCCCCCAATAAATTCGTCCATTACGTCCACCATTTAGCTAAAGTCAAGGGCAAGGAGATATTCACCGGATGGGCCCAGAATGACATGCCGGAATTTCTACTTTTCGTGATGGACTGCATGCACCAGAGTATTTCGCGGGGGGTGAAATTGACCATGGTAGGCAACCGTACCACCGACAAGGACAAGCTGGCCCTTCAATGTTGCGAAATGATCCAGACTGTGTACGAGAAGGAATATTCCGAGGTATTGGAACTGTTCTACGGGGTGTACGTGTCGGTCATTGCCTCGACCGCGACCGCGACCGCGCAAGCGCAAGCGCAAGCGCAATCGCCCACCACCCCTCCCGAAACCAAATCCACCAAACCCGAGATGTATTTCATCCTGGATTTGCCGCTGCCCTCGCCCCCTCCTCATGGACCCCCCGGCCCCCCGTTGGACCTATATGCTTGTTTGGATATGTTCACCCAGGAAGAGGTGATGGAAGGCGACAATGCGTGGTACAACGAGGCGACGCAACAAAAAGAAAAAGTGACGAAGCGTATCCAATTTTGGAATTTCCCGCCCATTTTAGTCATTTCGTTGAAACGCTTCACGGCGGCGGGGCATTTGAAGCGCCAGGATTTGGTGACGTTTCCGATAGAGAACCTGGACTTGTCTAAATACGTGTGTGGATACCGGCCGGAAACATACGTGTACGATCTGATGGGGGTATGCAACCACATGGGCGGCGTCATGGGCGGGCACTATACGGCGTGCGTGAAGAATGCGGACCAAGCGTGGTTGCATTTCAACGATACGACGGTGGAGCCCGTGGCCGACCCGGCCACCTTGGTGAGACCGACGGCTTACTGCCTGTTTTATCGGCGGCGATCTCGCCTTGGTGAGACCCTGCCGTCGCCTCCCCCCGTATCCCCCGCCTAAATCCCAAGGAATGTATAGGATCTGATATGAGGGTCATGTCCCGCTATCCCGTCTCGTTGCAATAAAGCCCGCATTATTATATACCGCAAGTCAATACATTGAATAATAGAAACACCATGGCAACAACGACCCCCGTGCCTACCATCAGCGTGATAAGTACTCCTATACCTACGATTCATGTCACGACGGCACCGACCCATGCGGCAGTTGCGGGACCGACACGCCCCCCGTATACTTATTCGCCGCAGGCGGTGCAGGTCAATATTCCACCGTCATCGTCGGCGTGGTGGCAGTCTTGGTTTACCCAATCCAATGTTTGGTTCGTGCTGTGTTTTATCGTGGTGTACATCTTGATATTTACGTTGATGAAGCTTCTTTTAGGAGAAACCATTTCCAATGCGGCGGCCAGTTTGGTGATTGATTGCATTGCCTTGGTTATCTTGGCCATATGGATTGTGGCATATTTTGTCAGCAATCCCACGCCGACGGCGGTCTACGACCCCCTGGGGAACGGCATGATTTGGTTGCGCAACTTCTTTGATGTGCCCAGTAATTTTCTCTTTTTGACCTTGGTGATGATTTTCATGTACTTGTTGTTCTTTGTGTTGCAAATACCCATGGGGGGGTACAAGCCGTACAGCATTCGGTTCATTGAGATTCTGATGTGGGTGTTTTATTTGACCGACATTTTTGCTGTGATATTCTTGTTCTTGTTTGGGTTTTCCATGACCGACCTGATTTTGAATCCGATGATCAATGGGTGGTACAGTTTAGCCGCGGGGAGTTTGACGGCGCAGGCGACCCCGGTAACGCAGGGTTCGGACACTGCCGGGACAGAATCTACGGTGGGGGGTACTACCGCGGATACCACGGCAGCAGGGGTGCCGGTGCCACCGGGCCAACCGGGCCAACCGGTCAATCAATGTGTGCCGCCCGTCCCGACCACGTTGCCACCGCAATGCACCGACCGGACGATACCGTACATTGTGCGTGACACGTCGGGGAATATTGTGAATATGCAGAATCTCCGCAACGAGGTGTGTCTGAACGTGGCTAAACAAACGGCGACGGTGGCGCCGACGCAGGTCCCGGTGAACCAAGAGGTCTTTAATATTTCCAACAATTTGTACACATACCAGCAAGCCCAGGATGTGTGCAGCTCGTACGGGGCGCGTTTAGCCACGTACGACGAGATAGAGGCCGCCTACGTGGACGGCGGCGAGTGGTGCAACTACGGGTGGTCTGCGAGTCAGATGGCATTGTTTCCCACCCAGAAAGATACGTGGAACCGCCTGCAACGTACCCAGAATCACAAGAACGATTGCGGTCGTCCGGGCATCAACGGCGGGTACATGGAGAACCCCGAGTTCCAGTTTGGGGCGAACTGTTACGGGACCAAGCCGACCCCGGGCCCCTATGTCTCGGTGGCTAAAGAACCAAGCGACCGGTTCCCGGAAGAAGAGATCCGCGTGGCCCACCAACAGATTTTGACCACCCCGATTCAAGTCAGTCAATTTAACCGGGAGAAATGGTCGGAATATCAACATTAAGCGTCCCCCATCGTGCCCTTAACCCCACCATCTCCGGGTACGCTTCGCTTTAGGCGAGCCGCGGCGGGGGCGGTGGCGACGCCGGCTCCCTCCGTTACCCCCACCCCCACTCGCCGACGCCCGCGAGAACAATCGGTCAAACAGGTCTGGGGGGACCACATCGTCCGAGCCCTGCGCCACCCCTGCCGCGGTAGCGGCATCACCAGACCCCCCGCCCACCTGAAGGGTGAGTCCCCACGGGACCGACAGTCCGGTCAACACGCCCCCATGACCACTCCCTCCGAATTGTCCTGAAGGGGGCATCATAGCAATCATTGTATAGGATCCGCTCTTATACAATGATTTGAGGTTTCCATGTCTCCATGTTTAGCGCTTGCGCTGCGTCTTGCGCTTCTTGGTGGAGCGGCGGGACTTGCGGGAATACTGTTGGACCCCCAAGAGGACCGCCGGCACCGCTAAATCCACCACCATGGAACCACCGCGCTCCGCGCCGGAGCGAGAGCGACCCCCGCCCACGTAACCCGCAGGATTACGCACCAGGATCTCGTTGCCATGGACCGGGTTGGCCACCTGGGCCGGGGCGGCACCGTAGACATATTGCGCAAAATCGGCGGCTCCGGCTCCTCCCCGCTGACTGCGACGCGACTTCTTTTCGCCTTTTTTCATCTGATTGAACGCGATACGATATATATTCTGGACGGATTTTTTCGTGCATTGGTCCGATACCCTGATTCACACAGGCCCGGCGTCTTGATCCATTTTCCGGGACAACCCCCGAAGTGTGTTGCGGATCCAGAGTATCACGATTAAATTGGCTAAAGTGAGGAAAATCAAAAACACATTGTAGATGCAGATGAACCACACATAGGGGTAGATTTCGTTGTAGATGATGTTGACCAGAGGGCGGACAATTTCTTGGACATAACGTTTGATATCTTCTTTCTGAAAAAATTCTAGACAGGAATCCCGTATGGAGGGCATCACCCCACGGTCGGTTTACATTCTTGGTCCGTTTTTCTTGGTCGGTTTAGACGAGACTACCTGTACAACGCGTTATGGAAAATAAACGAAAATCAACGGGGACAATATACCTTGATTACTGCAGACGTTTATTATCCCACCATGGATGAGCGAATCATGGAACCCAATGGGCAGTTTCCGATGGATAAATTGGTGCTGACGACCCCCATGTTCATTCATTCAGGCAACTATTTTATCAAATATTTGATGAACAATGCCCCGTTGTATATTCAACCCCCTAAATGCACGACCAAGCAAGGATTCATCAAGGGCGGCAAACGCATATACTGTGATTTGCTGTTCACCAACGAAAACGACACGTTCATTCAGTGGCTGGAGGATTTAGAAGCCTATTCCCAGAAATATATTTACGAGCACCGCGCCCAGTGGTTTGAAAGCAACCTGGAAATGCACGACATTGAGAATTCGTTCACTTCGCCCGTCAAGGTGTACAAATCGGGCAAGTACTATATTGTTCGTACCATTGTGCCCACGCGACTGGGCAAATGTACACTCAAGATATTTGACGAAAATGAACAGGACGTCCCCATGGAGGAGATCCGGGACGGCACCCAGGTCCACACAATCTGGGAAGTTTTAGGCATAAAGTGTTCTACCCGGGTCTTCCAGATTGACATTGAAATCAAACAAATGATGGTGGTGCAACCGGACAATCTATTTGAGAAATGCATTTTTACCAAGAAGGTCCCTGACCCCGCCCCCGACCCCGCCCCTACCGTTCCCGTCATCGCCTCTACCGTGGCCCCCCTCTTGGCCGAAGAAACCTCCGAGGTAAAAGAGACCGACGGCACCCCCGAGGAGCCGGACACGTTGGACCAAGAATCCCCTCAACAGCCTCCCTTTCCAATGGATGTATATGATCCTGCCCCTGAGCCAGCGATAGATGGACCCGAAGAGGAACCTGAAGAGGGACCCGACGAAGAAGCGGGGACCGAGGAACCCTTTTACCAAACGTTGGATACCGACGTCGCCTCGGCCGACATCCTCCATTCCGACCCCGCCCCCGCCCCCCGGCATTTAGACATTCAGGGCGCGGAACTGGAAATGGTGGATCTCCATGTCCGGGAGGACCAAGAACCCTCGGAATTCAAGCTCAAAACGCGCCACGACGTCTATTATGATATTTATCAGGAAGCCAAGAAAAAAGCGGAGGATGCCCGCAATTTAGCCATTTCTGCCTATTTGGAGGCCAAGCGCATCAAAGAATTGTATATGATCCAGGAACCCTTGGATTTCATGGACGGAATCTCCGAACCTGCCTAGGTTCCATCTATTTTGCGCCAAAGTATCTGGCTCCTGTTGGCCCGGTGGGTTTGCCACAATAAAATCCAATTTTTTGTCCACCGTTTATATACATAAACGTAACGAACATGTTCAAACAATTTCAAGCGGGACTTTCCAAGTTCTTTACGAAAAAGTGGATTCCGATCATTGTCCTTTTGATCATTTGTTTTGTCATAATGACCTATTCTTCCACGAAATCCATGGTTTTAGACAGAATGACCGATTACGGTTCGGGGGCGGCCGCGGCCGCGGCCGCGCCCATGAAGAACGCGGCCGCGGGTCCGGTCCAGATGCCGCCGGCGGGGGGCATGGTTCCTCCGAGCGCCGTGGCTGCTTCTGCCCCGGCCGCAGCTGCGGCCCCCGTCGCCCCTGCTTCTAATGGAGGCTACGCGGCCCAACCGGTGGCGAACCCGAGCGATCTTCTCCCAGCTGACAAGAACAGCCAGTGGGCCGCGCTCAACCCCAGCGGCAACAACGTGGCCATCCCGGATCTCCTCCAGGCGGGCTACCACATCGGTCTGGATACCATTGGCCAGACCCTGAAGAACGCCAACTACCAGTTGCGGTCGGACCCCATCATTGAGAAGAAGGAGGTCAGCCCGTGGCTCCAGAGCACGATTGAGCCGGATTACGGCCGCATCCCCTTGGAGGTGGGTTACGGCCAACGTTAAATAGACGGGACTCCGTTTACCTCCGTCACCGGGGTTACTTCGTTTACCCGCTTGACGGAGTTACTTCGTTTACCCGGCGTCACATGACATGTCCCACCCCCAACCCCCATGAAATGTATAGGATCTTATCCTAAGGATCCTATACATCTTATTTTACGCGTTATTCTGCTTGGGGGAGCTTGATAACCTCCCCATACTATAAGAAGTCGGCCATGACCCAAGCTTGGTTAGATTACTTGGGCTACATCATTTTGCTGGCTATTTTCGGGATATGCGTTTACATTTATTTTAATTCCGACGATTTTGAACTGAAATGTATTGTATCGGATGTGGACGGCAACAAATATTGCGTCCGTGAACGTCAGCGTCTCCAAGAAGCGGCGGATCTTTTGGCCACTGTCACCGATAAATGCAAGCAATTGGTGGAGTATATGGATACTACCCATCCCGACGATGAGCGCACGAAACGCTTGGTCAAGAATTTCAATCCTCAGAAGATTGTGGAGATATTGCCCACTAGCAGTTATACGGCCTATAGCGAGAACAAGGGGGAGAAGGTGGCTTTTTGTCTGAATGTCACTAAGGGTGGTAAAGAGAACCTCATAGACGAACATACGTTGACCTTTGTCGCCATTCACGAATTGAGCCACATTTCGTGCAGCTCCATTGGTCACACTCCCGAATTCTGGGATAATTTCCGATTTCTGTTGGTCAATGCCAAGGATGCGGGCATTCATGACCCGGTGGATTATTCCAAGGAACCGACCAGGTACTGTTCCATGCGCATCACCGACAATCCCTACTACGAGAAATGATTCCATTCTTGAAGATGTACAAGAGGTACAAATGTGGTTTAGAAGAAAATTTCGCGATGGAATCTTTGCCCATCGCGAAACGTAAATAACGGAATCCCTTTTTGGACCAACGGAGTGAGTACATTCTACAGTTTACCGTACTTGCCTAGTATATACACACCCCATCTTTGTTTCCACCCCTTTCGCCCCGCCATGTCGGACACTTCGCCGTTTTACATCGGCGAAGCGAGTACTGCTTTCAGTACTCAATTGTCCCAGAACCCGGCCTTGCCCTTCAATGTCCCGGATAGTGGAGTAGTATACGCTATCCAGGCATCCGGAGGGTACCAAACCACCCGCACGTTTGACAGCATCACCCGTCTCTCCGAGACCCAGATTGGTCTATTTGATACCACCAACGCACTGGAAGTTTACTTTGATGTGCGCATTTTCAACACCAAGATTGGTATTGTCAAGGACAACGACAATATCGCGGTTCTGTCCACCAATTTTTACGATTTCAGTAACAACGTTTTATTCAAGGATTCCTTGACGGTCTCTGCAAGTGAATTCGTGACCTGCTTGGGTACCGACCCTTCCTTAGTGATCAGTGTGGGGGCACTTTCGTCCATTTATGCCGACTATGCCAAGTACATTCAGGACTGGTTCAATCCTAAATACAATTCGTCTATGACGGCGTTTCCTTCGCAGGGAGGGTTCAATCCCAACGGAGGTATATTTGATGCGTCGGCGTTTTTGAACATCATCGGCTACAGTGAAACCGCGCCAGACGACCACGGGGGCAACATCAGTGGACTTAGTGGTAACATCACGGTGAATAATATTACCAGTTTGTTGCGCAATGCCGTGGATGCCAATGTCTTTAACAATCGTAGTCGCGATGTCAATGACCCGTCCGACGTGGGTACGGCGTCCGACCCCCTCAACCCTTTCAATTACGGGGTGACAGATGGGTTCATTGCCGATGATTTGATTTTCATTCCCGGTAACGGCGTCAGCATCACACTTCAATTGGCCATCATTGGCGATGTTACTCAAAGCGTCCAGGCCTACAATGATACATTGGTTCAAGATACCAATTTCGCACGGTTTAATACTTCCAGCAGTACCTTTACTTCCAGAACAGAGACGGTAACTGGTACAGGTACCCAGATTGTTCAGACGCAGAATGAGTACACGGCGACCAAGATCTATAAAACAGTGTCGGTACCCCTGTTGTTGCGTATGGCGAATTTGAGTGCGTATATTTCTCCAGTGGCGGTTGTGGTGTCGTCCATCACGGCCAGTTCCATTACCTTCAAAGTGACGGGGTCGTTTACGGACTACACGGTGACTCAGGTCAACACGTTTTCTCAACAACGCACCAAGCTGGTGAATTTCAATCCTACGACGGTGCCGAATCCGATGGTCATCAGCGACCCCAGTTATTACCTGTTTTCCGGCATGTATGTGACGGATGCTTCTTATGTGTCTCCATCGTCGGTGTACGAATACATTTTTCAGCCGTACATGAATGACGAAATCTTGCCGATGGTGGACGTGTCCAATATTGTGACCCCGGATGCCACGGCCAACATCACGAATGTGACCGTGACTCCCTTGACCGCCAGTTCCAACCAAATTGCCTTTTCGGGCATTTATAATACGGTGACGGTGTTGCGTAATTCCAGTCCGACACCCAGTGGCGCCATCACCATCACGACTACGGCGACCAGTTCCCCGGTGATTGACAATTTGAGCGTGAGTCCGAATTCCCTGTATTATTACTTTGTCATTGGACGCAACATTAAAAATGTGGCGGGTAATACGGCCACGACGGCTCCCGTGCAGACGCTTTCTATGGTCACTTTGACTAATTTGACGACGACCCCGACGGCCATGACATTTTCCGCCAACGGAAATTACGCCTCTGTGGTTGCCACGGTCTACCTCAACGGGACGCAAGTGGCCACGCGTTCCGGTACGTCTGCCAACAACAATCAGTTTACGTTCAACAGTCTCGCGCCCAATACGGGGTACACAGTGATGTTGACTTCCAAGAATTCATCCAGCGTCCCGGTGTCTACCTCGTACGGGCCGTACAATGTGACCACGGCGGCGAATTTGGTCTCTGGTTCCGTGGGTTCGCAAACCACGGCGTCCCAGATTCAATTGCTATTTTCGGGTACTTATACGTCGGTCACCATTGAACGCGTGGACGCAACCACGGGCGCTCATTATGTCAAGGTGGCGAGCAACTTGCCCACGGCAACCACGACATTTACCGATACGACCAGTATCAAGTCCGACGCCGCCTATGTCTATACGTTGACACCTTACAATGTCTTGGGTGTGGCCGGAACTCCCTTCACCTTGACTGCGTATACTCTACCGTCGTTGAATGCGGCCTTGACCAACGTCGTCGTCACTGCCACGACCATCCAGTTCCAGTATCAGGGTCTTTACAATTCCATGCGCATCTACCGGGGGTCCAATCCGATCCCTATTTCTACCGATACCAACGGGACCAATACATTGAACACCTTCACCGACAGTGGACCCCTTGACCCCAATACGGGATATATTTACAAGCTGATTCCTTACAACCATCTGGACCAGTCGGGCGGGTACGTGCGCTACCAAATTTACACGCTGGCGACCTTGACGAGCAGCTACGTGTCGTTGGACAATTCCAGCCAAATTCAGCTCACGTTTTCAGGGTCGTATTATTACGCGACGGCGGTACGCAATGACGGACAGACGGCGACGGTGGTTGGAACTACGTATACGGACACCAATATCGTTCCCAATACGGGCTACACGTATACTATCACCCCGTACAACCAACAGTCGGTGGCGAATACATCCAACCGAATGGTGCTGTTTGTCTATTCCTATCCCTGGATTACTCCGGGTTCGGTGACGGCCCAAGTGGTGGCGAATACGGCGACCGTTTCTTACCCCACCAACCGGTTGTCCGTGAATAATACGACGTACGCGGTCACCTTGCGTTACCAAGGCCGGTTTTCGTATTTGACCTTGGAACGGTCTGACGTACCAGGCCTTTTGACATCTTCCTATCTATTGCAGGGTACCACGTACCAGGACACCTACAATTTGCAGACCAACCAGATTTACACGTATACGCTGAATCCGTACGACCCCACGGGTGACCTGGGGTCCACGGCGAGTGTCAATATTGCCATTCCGCCGTCTATCCAGTCCGTGTCGCTGGTTCCGACCTCTACGCGCTTCCAGTTTACGTTGACGGGTAATTACGACTATTTCACGGTGCAGCGCCAGGACCTGCAGGGTAATATTTTGCAGTTCACCAACACGGCGGTGATGCCGGCGTCCACGCATTTCACCGGGACCACGTTCGCGGACGTGTACGCGACCGATGTCGCAAACTCCGCTCTCAAATACAGTTATGTGTTTACGCCGGGTTCCAACAGTAGCATTCAGGCCCTCGCGCCCACGTCGGTGGACGTCAACGCTTACACTCTGCCCACGGTCACGTCGTTCACGTATGACCCGGTCAATATCACGGCAAGCTCCGTGCCTTTGAGATTCTCCGGTACCAACACGAACTATATGATCCTGTGGCGCAACGGTGCCCCTCTTACGGGTCGCTTGACCAGCGGAACCTACGTGGATACGTCGGGACTGCAACCCAACCAAACGTACCAGTATGTGGCGGTTCCTTATAACCTCTATGACTTGTCGGGTGCGGGGGTCCCGCTCAGCGTGACCACCCTCTCCACGCTCACGAGCGTCACAGTGGGTCCGTCCACCACCACTTCCACGGCTATTTCTTGGTCCGGCGTCTACGACCATGTGTCCTTGTCGCGGGTCTACTTCACCACGACGACGTCCGACAGCAGCTACGTGGACACCGACAGTGGCAACGCTCTCCTGCCCAATACCCAGTACACGTATTCGCTGATTTCGTTCAATTCGCAGAATGTGGTGGGGCAGACCCAAAACAACATCAATGCGTACACGTTGCCGACCATTACCGGGGTCACGAACGACGCCACCGGCGAACCCCAACCGATGATTATTTTGAAAATCCAAGGAGCGTATAGCAGCGTTCAATTCGTCCGCAACGACGGGGTCACGGGCACGGTCAACGGCGCGGCGGGCACCGGTATCACGCAGAGGTATACCGATACCAATGGCCTGGTCTCGGACACGAGTTATTCGTACGTGTTGACGCCGCTCAATGCCGCCGGGTCACCCGGCGCCCCATTCACCTTTATGACGTTCACTTACCCTTTTATTAAGTACCCGATCACCGAGACCTTCGTAGACGTGAGCACCGTGATCCTCACCGTGGACGGGTCCTACGACCACATCACCTATTATGTCCAAGACTCCAGCGAAAATCAAGCCGTGGACCTCTACGACAACCCCGTGCCGTCGGGTACCTTCTCCTGGCCCCAGAAAACGGTCGCATTCACCAACCTCTTCTACAATCGTGCCTATAAGTTTATCATGTACCCGTACAACATTTACGGCACGCAGGGCAACCACATTGATCGTACCAGTGTTACCCTGGCCCCGACCAACGTGGTCACTCCCGACCCCCAGAAGAGCACCTCGGCCACGTCTCTCACCATTCAGACGGACGGTACGGCGTCTTATTATGTTGTGTCCGGTTCCGGGAACGCGAGTAGTCGCGGTCTGGATCTGTCGGCCTGGACCCAAGCGGTCTACAATCCCAATCTCACCGTGGTATCCATGGTCCAAGTGGTGTGGAACGACCCCACCATGGACCCGTACGCCGACCCCTACGGCATCATGACCCTGGCTCCGACCCCCACCTACCCAATGAGTGTATATGATCTGCGCGCCGGTACTACCACTACTGTCACCATCAGCGCTACTTTCACCGGAAAATCGTACACCGCCAAGAACCTTGTGCCCAATACCGTTTACTCCATCAATATCTATGCGTACAATTTGGTGGGTCAGTATACCTTGAGTAACACGATTACGTACAACACGTTGCCAACCCTGGGCCCGATCCAATACACGAATTTGACCCCCACCTCGGTCACGCTCAATTTCACGGGTCAGTACACGTACCTCATCATTCAACGTAACGGGGTGCAAATCGCCCAGATTTCGGACACGTCGTACACGGACACCACCCTGTCCCCCGACACGTTCCCCTACGTCTATTACGTGGTGCCGTACAACCAGTCGGATGCGCACGGCGACGCGTTCACGGACAGCCAAACCATTGCCATCGGGTCGCTCCCTCTGCTCACCACGTTTTCCATTGACACGTCGTCGGTGACGACGGACTCGCTCACCATGACGCTGGACGGGTCGTTTGATTACGTGGACATTTCGTATACGACCAATGTGAACCCGGTCCCCCAGGCCTTGGTGTACCAAGGCAGCCCGCATATTTACCGCAATCCGGACACATGGCTCACTGTGGTCCCCATCACTGGTCTGACCCCCAGCACGCACTACAATTTCTACGCCACGCCCGTGATTCAGGCCACCGGTGGCAACGGAACCGTGCTCACCGCCCAGGCCGATACTACCGCCACCCTGACCAACGTGGCCGTGACGTCCAAGACGGCGACCACCTTGGTCATGACCCTGACCGGCAATTACAACTATGTGAGCTTGAACGGGATGACCCCGGGCCCCGGGACCAATCTGACGCTGTCGGGCAACACGTTGACCTACTCGGGTCTCCTTCCCGCCAGTCCGTACTACCTGACCTTGGTGCCCTTCAACCAGAACGGTGCCCCCAACCCGCAGTACACCAAGATACCGACCAACGTGGCGAGCCCGGTGTACACTTGGGGCAATATCGCCTCCTACGCCTACTCGGCCACGAACACGGGGTCGGTGTTGCCCGGCACCTCACCCCTGCCCCTCCTCAATGAATGTATAGGATCATCCAATACGGCGACGGTGCAATGGACCTACACAGGCACCTTTTCGTACGTGGCCGTCCAAAACGTCACCACGGGGGTAGTGACCTACCCGGACCCGGAAGCCAGTGTCATGAAATCGGGGGTGCCTACCTATACGTACACGGACACCACGCTCTTCCCCAACAAGCTGTACACGTACAAGATTATCCCTTATAACAACCAGCAGTTGGCGAACGATGCTGCCCCCGCCACCACGTTTTCGCTGGTGACCATGCCCTTGGTCTACTCGGTGGCATTAGACCTGACCCCGACCAAAACTAAAACGACATACAACAGCGCCAATCAGACGGTATCATGCATACTTGGGATCAATTTGAACAATTTGATTTCGGGGGTCAATTTCTACGACTACATTGCGGTGTATCGCAACAGCACGACGGTTTATGCTCCCAGTAGCAAATATACAAAATTGTATTTTTCAGATTACACGGATCTTACCCCTAACACTGCGTACACTTACACGATTGTGCCGTATACGTCCAAGAATTCCAATCCGGCAGTGGGCGGGGACATTTCGGGCACGCCTTACGTATTTTCCACCTACACGTTGCCGTATTTGGCGAGCTGCACGATTACGGCGGTCACGGACAGGACCATTGCGTTCCAGATGAGTGGTGCCTATACGTACGCGGTCATCACGCGCAACGATGCCCATGGGCAATGGTTGTTCACCAGCGACGAAATCTCGGGCAATACGTTCATTGACCATGGACTCACGCCGAATACCACGTACAATTACGTGGTGACCCCGTACAATCCTCTGCAGGCCGGTACCCCCATGAACTCCAATTCGGTGACGACGATGGCATCTCTCCAGTTTGCGTTCGTGGCCTCGCAAACGTCCACGAGCGCGACACTCAGTTTCGGTAACATGGACAGTTATGCGGCGGTAGATGTGTCGTGCACGAGCGATTCTACCCAGATGGCCGGGACTTCTACCGACACATCGTTTACGGTGACGGGTCTGGATTTCACCGCCGCCACTTATACGTACCAGTTGACCCCCGTGAATTCCCGGGGCACAAAAGGTACACCGATTACGCTGACGTTGGGTCAGTCGCTGGTGACCAGCTTCACTGTTACCAATGTCACCATGAACACCATCACGATGAATGTCCAGGGCACGTACGATGCGTTCACGGTCCAAGACGGCGCTGGTGCGACGGTGCAGACGGTGACCTCCGATACCCCCGACTACCAAAACTACACGTTTACCATGTCGGGTCTCAACGAGTACGCGCTCTACACCTACACGGTGTTGCCTACTCTGGGAGGCATCTTGGGCACGTCGGCCGTCGTGGACATGTACACGTTGATAGATATTCCGGTGCTCACGACCTCCATGGTGACTTACCAAGACGCCTCCGCGGTGACCTTGTACATGGACGGTACGTATTCGTTTGTCAACGTGTACCGGGACAGTGCCTTTATTGCGCTGGTCACCCCCACTTCGGGAACCACGGCGACGTACCAGGACACGGGTCTGGCCCCCGACGCGACGTATCAGTACACGTTGGTCCCCTACGGTAATTCGTTGGCCGACGGCACCGTGGTGGGTGGCGCCAACCAATACACGGTCACGGGGTACACGGCGTCCCTCATGAACACGGTATATGGTCTTCAGGTGACCCCGGTGCCCTATTTGGCCTCTCCGACGCCGGTCGCCCCTCTGAGCGTGCAGTTGTACTATCCCGGGGCCTTTGCCTCGGTAGATGTGTTCCGCGACGGGGTTCGCCTGGACACGGGAGTGACCAACGCGACGTATGTGGATGCCAACGTGGCCCCCAACACGATCTACACCTATTCCGTGACCCCGTACGACCAAGAAGGCAATGCGGGGACGGCCGAAACCACGACCATCACGTCGCTCCCGGTGCTCACCGTGACGACCGCGGCCATTTCCCAGACGCAGGTCACGTTGCAATTTACCGGGGCCTACACGACCCTGAACATTACGCGCAACGGGGTCACGTTGGCGACGGGCCTGACGGAAACCACCTTCACCGACCCCAGTTTCCAGATCAATACGGAATATGTGTATGCGGTCACTCCCTACAACAGTGCGGGGCAGCGCCACCGTACGCAACGGGTCACCTTGTCGGCGCCACCCTTGGCCATCTCGGCCGTCAGCGTCACGCAAATCACTGCGACGTCGTGTCAGGTGGCGTTCCCGGGCACATTTGCGTTTGTGAACTTGTACCGCACGACGGTGACTACCCCCTCTTCCGCGCCCGTGCTGCTGGCGGCAGGGTATGAGACGACCACCTACCAAGACACGTATTTGAGCCCGAACACCCAGTACCTGTACACCGTGGTGCCTTACACCATTGCCGACGTGTCCGGTGCCCCCACCTCGTCGGCCGCGTTCACGACGTACCCGAACTTGACCGTGACCGTGGCATCCAAGACGACGACCTCCATCACCTATCAGTTCTCGGGCAATTACGCGTCGGTGCAACCTTATAATTGCAACGGAACGCCGTTTACGACGGGGCCTCTTCTCCTCAGCACTGCGGCGAATACGTTCACGGTGTCGTCGTTGACACCCAATTCCGGGGTACGGTACGGGTTTCTTCCGTACAATAAGGCTGGCGTCGCGGGCAATGGCCAGGGCAACCAAATGGTGTTTGTTCCGACCAATGTGGGCAATGGTACCGTTTACACGTACGGCGAGGTGACCAACGTCATGACGACGGCCGCTACGGCCAATTCCATCGCATTCTCTTGGAACGCCTCCCGGTGCCAGTCGGTGGTGGTGTACCGGTCGGACCAACTGTCTACGCCGATTTTCAAGCAGGTGGCCAGTATCCAAAGCTACGTGGATGCGTCGTTGAACCCGGGGTCGGCCTACACGTACTTCTTCTACGCCGTGAATGCGGCCGTGGAAACGTCGCCCACTTCCACGCAACTGGTGGGCGCGGCGACATGGCCCGCCATTACCAGTGTGTCTCAGGTCCAAGATACGTCCGCCGCCATTCAACTCGCCCTGACGGGTACTTATACGTATGTGTTCGCTTACCGCAGTCCGGCATGGCCGAATCTTCCGTATGTGAGATTTACCGGAGGGCTGTTTACGGACGCGTCGTTTCAGGGCCAGCCGTACACCTACAACATGCCCTATACCTATACGTTCGTGCCCTACGCCTCAACCATGGGTCAAGGGGATGTATCGGGTCAAAATACGTCGGTCCAGTATTCGGTGTCTACCCTGCCCCGACTTGTGAACGACGTGTCGGTGGTCCCGGTCCTCTACACCGGGGCCGGTTCGTATTTGCAGACGATGCAGGTGAGCTACGACGGTTCGTTTGATTATGTCAATATTTATACGTATGTGGCGAGTACCGGTGTCACGGTGCCTCCGGTCGCCACGTCTACGCAGCTGCTGGGCCGCAGTACCCAGATTAACAACCTGAACCCGGGCACGACGTATCTGTTCCAAGTCGTGCCTTATGCGGATAACATGACCGACGTCTCGGGTTCGCCGGTTTACGTCACGGGCACCACGTATCCGTCGCTCAACCTGAATACCGACGTTTATTTCGGTACCACGACGGCGTACTCGGTGCAGCTGCGGTTTTCGGCGGCGGCCGTCGCTTCGCCCTTTTCCGTGGATGTGGCCATTGGCGGAACCAACCCTCAGACGGTCTTGAATATCACGGACAGCTCCTATACCTTCACGGGCCTGACCCCCAGCACGACCTATTCATTCACGGTATACGCTCGCAACGGCACCACGGTCAATCAAGTTGGCATTTTGCAAAAGGCTACCCAAGTGGTCGTGATGGACGCGTCGTATTCAGTGAATTTCCTGAATGTCTACGGGACGTTTGCGTACATTACGGCGCAAAAGAAGGAGCAACCGGCGCCTATTAAATATTATCCCACCGATCGCAATCCGACCACGACCATTTCCATCTTGGACCTGTCGCTCAATATTCCCAATGTGGCTCTGAGCTACACCATTGTTCCGTACAGTCGCAGCGACGTCTCGGGGGCGTATTATACGGCGCAGACCACGTTCCGTCCCCTGGTCACGTTTGCCGGACTGGGGACGGTGACCGACACCAGCATGGGTCTGAATTTGACGGGGACCTACGACCATGTGCAACTGTTCCGCAACGGAACGTTGATCGCTGACCTCAGCGGCAACGGCCCGTTCCCGGTGACGCCCTCGGTCACCTCTTATGTGGACGTCTCGTTGGCGTCCAACGGGGCGTACGTTTACACGGCGACACCGTATTTCAACAGTCCCTACCAAGTGGGCAGTACCCTCACATTGGGCACCTTTTCCACGCTGCCCGCGTTGACCGCCGTGGTCACAAACGATGTTTCTAATGCCCTCACCTGGGGGTTCACCGGTAATTACAAGTATATGAGCATCAGCCGGAACGGCACCGTGATTGCCCCTCAGGCCGGTTACACGGTCGGGGTCAATAATTCGCCCATGGTTTCCTATACCGACGGTCCATTAGCAACCAACACGGCGTACACCTACACGTTCACCCCTTACAATGCGTCGGACGTCTCGGGCCCCCTGTTCCAGGCGACGGCCACCACGGCCGCATTCCTGCGCTACGTGTCCGCGGCTCAGGTGACCGCCAGCACCGTCCGTTTGGATATTTCCGGCATCTACCACCGTTATACGATTCGGCGGTCGGACCTGACGGCGTTTACGGACACGTGCAGCAACGAATTCTACACCGACGCCTCGGCCAACTTACGGGCCAACGCGGCGTACACTTATACCATCACACCATACAACTCGGCGAACCAATCCGCGACCCCGACCACGTACACGGCGACGACGTTGGCCACCTTGAAGCCACCCCTTCTCCTCGTCGATACCTCCAATACGCTCGTGTTGGACATTTCGGGGTACTACGACTATCTGTCCATCACGCGCAACGGCGTCCCCCTGACGTCGCAGGTGTTCCCGACTGCCGTGAACGCCACCACGGGCCAGACCGAGGTCAGTTACAACGACGTGGCCCTGACCCCCAATACCCAGTACCAGTATGTGATCACCCCGTACAACGCGGCAGGCGTGGCCAACCCGGCGTCGTTGGTGGATGTGTCGTACACGACGTTGCCCATGCTCACTTCGCTCACGGTGGGAAGCGTGGACACGTCCAGCGCCATCCAATTGGCGTTCACCGGTTATTACCACCATGTGTCGGTCACGCGCAACGGCACCCTGCTCACCAACCAAGGTATAGGATCCACCTACCTGGACGCATCGTCCGGTGCGCAAGCGCTTCAACCCGATACGTGCTACAATTATGTAGTGACACCGTTTACCTCCGGCGGATTGAGCGGCGTGCCCCTCACTTTGGTCGCATCTACCCAGCCGATATTGACCAAGGCGTCGTCCCGGTTGGTGAGCGCGGTGTCGGGCAGCGCCGTGACGGGGTACGTGGCTTTGGATATGTCGGGAGCGTTTGCCTATACCAATGTGTACCGCACGGTCGGGAGCAGCAACGCCGGGGGCTTGGGAACGTTGGTGGGGACCGTGAAGCCGACGTCGTTCACCAACAGCAGCGTCACCTACCAGGATACGACGGTGGCGGGTAACACCACGTATACGTATACTTTGGTGCCGTATGCTTCCATAGACGGTAGCACTAATCCGGTCACGGGGATCGCCGGAACGCCGGCGGCGGCCTTGGTCGTGACGACGTTGCCGACCATGACAGTGTCCGTGACGGGCGCGACGGCGACCACGGTGACGTACGGATTCACGGGCAACTACAGTTATATTGTGCCCGATCTGAGCGGAAGCGGCCCCGGGGCCAATATCACCGGGTCCTCGTTCCAGGTGACCGGTGCGTCGGCGTACACGGTGTATCTTTATTCGTTTAAGGCGTTCAATTCGGCCGGTGCGTCGTCGCAAACGGTGTTGTACCCGGCGAGCACGTTGCCGTCGTTGACGTCGGCGTATTTACAAACCATCACCTATTTCGCCAACACGATTGGGTACACGGGCAGCTACGCCGACGTGCAAATTTACCGTCGCGATCAGCGCGGAAACACGGCGCTCATCAAAGACGTGTCGGCGTCCATCAGCCCGTGGATCGTACCAAGCACGTCGTTTGTGGATACCAACCCGTCGCCCAATACGTTTGTGTGGTACACGGTGGTGCCGTTCAATACGGAGGACATTTCCAGTGCGTCTATAGATACGTCATCGGTCTTCATGCCGGCCCGTATCTCCATCAGCAACACGTACATCACGGGCAATTCCATTTCCATCACGTTTGACGGGTCCTACAGTTATGCGTACGCTTATTTGAACGGGGTCTTGGTGAGCAAACCGATGCCGTATACTGGGATAGCATACACGTTCACATACAGCAACCTGATGGCCAATACCACGTACAACTGCGAATTGCGTTACAATGGATTGGGAATATCCACGCCGATTGTCTTGTCCACGCCGTTGACCACGTTGCCCACCGTGAGCCGGTTCCTGATTGCGAATTCCTTATTTTTAGACAAATACACCTATCAATCCATCCTGGATGTTTCGGGCCTATACCATCATTATACATTGACACGTTTCAATTCTTCGTGTTTTGCAGGCACTGGAACGGCAGATTTTAAAGGTATTGCGAACCTTGGTAGCTTTACGAGCAATGTGATTGTAGAAAATAATACAGTGACTTCCAATGGTATCCAATACAATGTTTCCCAGGGTGATTATGTTATTTATACGTTGACACCGTACAATTCAAGTAATCAGGCAGGTACCCCTTTGACATTGCTGTATAAGACGTATTACTATTTCCAGATTACCGATCCTTTCTTTTATGCCACCGTGACGTCTACCCCGAATCTGACCTTGCCGAACCCGCCGTTGACCAATTGGACGGCGACAGCCACGGCGGATGCCACCTACTATTTGGGAGGAGTCACAGTGTTCGCCCCCCTCAATATCTTTTATACGGGGGTATTGCCGTCCAATGTGAATACGTATTTTGTGGCGTGCAACAGTCCTACCTTGGCTTACCAAACGGTGACCCTGACCCAAGATGTGAGTTCTATTTTGGCGAACACAGTCCTTCAGGGATATACCTACGGTCAAAGTTATTTGTCGTTTTATGTTTTCCCGGGAGCCGTGATAGACCCCAACCACTCTTTGACGGTGTCTATCGGCCGTACCAATCTTCTGTACAATGCGACGTTTGGTAGTGACCCCACGATGCCGTACATTCGGTACACCTTGCCGTTTACTATGCTTCCCAACGACTACGCCTCGGTCACTTTCACATTCACGTCGCCGACGGCATCGTCATCCCAGATTTGCGTGGGCAACATCCAGATACTCTGCCCCCCCACCTACGAGGGTCTGGGGATAGACGCGATAGATTATGCGGGGTTCCTCTGCTACTATTCATTTGACAAGTCCGCGGCAAATGGAACTCAACTGGTGAACTATGCCAAAACCACCGGTACAAGATTGGGGCTCACAACGTTTGGTCTGAACATCACCGATGCGGTCCTCATGAACGGCGCGAGCATCGCCAATTACACGAGCAACATTCCTACGACGTACGGGTCGGCGCTGGACGGTACGGTGGACAATTACGCGCTGAACTTGGTCGCCGCCCAACAACAGTATGTGAGCATCCAAACCGCGTTGACCATGGCGACGCCCCTTCCGAATGTGCTGAACGGGGGTTTCAGTGTGGCTGCATGGATTTACCCGATGGGCAGTCAGTCCAACCAGGCGGCACTGTTTTCGTTTACGAATCCGGTGACGGGATCCACCCTGTCGTTGTCGTTCCAGTCGGCCTATTTGGACCAGCCCGCTTGCTACCTCAATTTCACGGTGACGGACAGCGGGTCGGCCCTTACCAACAGCTACACGGCGACCAATTACCCCTTGGCGACCAACGCGTGGTATTTCTTCACCATGGTGGTGGCTTACAACAGCTTGACTTCCAACGCGACGTACACGTACTATTTGAACGACATTTCCATCAATGCGTTCACGGGGCCGTGGCCGCAATGCGGGTCGTACACGAACAATACTATCGGTTACGGCACGGGCATGAGCTATTTCAACGGCCTGATGCATGATTTCCGGGTGTACTCCCGGGCTCTCAGCAGCAACGATGTGTGGGCACTGTGGAATTTCGGCATGATGACCAAGTTTTACGGGTCGGCGTCGTTTGCGGTGATTGACCCCTACGAGATGATCCTATACACGTCGTTTGACAGCACCATGGTGGCGTTACCGGCGGCGACGGCCCCGACGGTGCCTTCTACGGCTTTCTTGCCGGTCACCGTGAATAACGCCGCGTTCAATCTGCCGGTGGTGCCGGTTGGGAAGATGGTGTCGGTGGGCGCCCAGACGGCGAATTTTGGATGGACGTTGGCTTCGGTCGCGGGCACGTCGTTTTATGTCGTATCCGATGTCAGTTACGGAACGGGATACAAGTATGGGTTGCCGGGTCAGGCGACGCAGTACCTGGGCGTGGCATTCACCAGTGCCGCGGCGGCGTCGCCGACGGCGCCGGCCACTGTCACGGTGTCTCAGACGGTGAACATTCAGTTGCCGTCGGGAGTGAGCCAGGCGACGTACATGTTGTCTTTCGTGGCGTTCCCCTTGGACGGGTCGTACAATGCGGCGCAGACCCTGACGGTCACGGTGGGCAATGCCCAGCTGTTGAACCAAGCTACGTTTGCGGTGAGTGCGGGTACGGTGCCGTACACGCCGTTCAATTTGCCGTTTGTGGTGGGGGCATCGGGCAACTACCCGGTGCAGTTGACGGTGTCCTCCCGGTCGGCGGTGAATTCCATCTTGGGTATCACGGCGTTCCAGGTGGCGACGACGTCGGTGGCGGGCACGGGGTTCAATGCGGTGGATGCCTCGGGATTGGCGATGTATTTCCCGTTTTCGGCGACGCAGGGCACGAACACCAACAACGTGTTTTACGATTATGCTAGATACACGGGCGGCTTGGGCGTACCGCGGGCCATGTTGTGCCAGAATGGGGTCACGGTGTCGGCCCTGCCGTTGCCGAGTGGTAGACAGTTGACGGGTAACTCCACCACGATCACGGGCCTGACGGGGGGCAATGCTTATGCAAACGGAAGCTATAATGTATCGTATGCGACGGGTACAACACTTGATGCAAATATATTTAATAATGGCAATACGTCTTCCGTATGGTCATCTTCCACGAATTATACTACACCGTCAAATGCAAGTTTATACCCTAATACGAATATTTACTCGGGTAGTCAGAGTACCGCGGTCTCGGGGGTGGTCGTCTTGGGCGACTGGGTTCAAATACAACTGCCTTATCCGTTACAATTGAGCTCGTATATATTGGACGTTAATACGACAAATAGTATGAATAATAATTATTTCAGCACGTATCAGATATGGTATGTGGTCGGTTCCAACGATGGTATCAATTGGACACAGTTGGATTATCGTAATTACGTTTCTAGTAAATCATTGGCTCCGGATCGCGCATTGAACGCCTTGGTGACATTTAATACAACGGCAAACGGGTTTTATACCTACTTCCGTATCATCTTTTATGGTGTGTCGCGTAATTATTCAACAACAAGAGGTATGTCAACTCAAATTATTCTTCACAACTGGCAATTGAATGGCCATTCCGGGGGGGCGTCACTGGCGGTTCCAACCCCAAATATGACTGCCTCGGACCCGATGTACAGCTTGACTCCCCTCTTAGGCACCGCCTGCTTGGAACTCACCCAACAACAGTATGTGATTTTACCCCAGTTTATCCTTCCCTGCGTTCCCGCCGTCGGTGCCGGGTTCAGCATGTCTGGATGGTTCTTTGTGGCAGGAACTCCGGTTCCCGGGGCCACGGTGTTCTCTCTCACCAACCTAATGACGATTCCGAATGTATCGTATATTTCGCTGGGATTGACCTCTTACCCTAGCAGCAGCAGTCCAGCCAATGTGTACCTGAAGTTGACAGTCACGGGCGGGGTAACCATCACATTGAACCAAACCCCGATTGCGGGCAACCAATGGTATTATTATGCTGTGGTGGCCACTTGCACCAGTACGACTTTTACCAATAGTGCTGCATCCTATACGTTTTATTTGAACAACGTGTCAGTCACGACGGTCAACGGTTCTTGGCCGTCTGGATATCTTTTCACGCAAGAAGGTGTCCGCCAGGTGAATTATATTTACAGCCAAAATTGTTTGGGAAGCACGGGGGGGACGGGCGGATTTTTCAACGGGTCCATCCAAGACATTCGTTTCTATAACCGGTCTCTTAGTACGAACGAAGTGAATACGTTGTGGAATTACGGTGCGCTTCAGACGGGTATTGTGGCGGCTTCTCCGGTAAGTACTACCAACACAGTGCCGAGTTATTATTACCAAGGTACCTTGACGTCCTCAGTACCAAACGCCGCGAATACTGTGATTGATATGAATATGTACAATGGACTATTTAATGTCCCGCAACTTATATATCCTTCGGGTTTCGCGCAATTATGTGACAATTTGGTGTTGGCGTACTGGAATATCAGTACCAATGCAATGTATGGGGTCATTAATAAAAACGGCAATTTTGCGAACTATATTGGAAGTCTTGGTGGTCTTGATACAACCGGTATTTATTACTACTATTCTTATCAGAATACAGTTTTATCCAATCAGCAATTGAGTTTCTCCGGCGGGGCCAACCAGGCTTTTGTCATGATTGGTCAAGGTAAATTGACGACCCCTTCGGTACTGTCTCAGTCCATTTATGTTCCGGTCGCCTCCGCCACGATATTTGTCCTGACTTTTACAGTATTCCCCTTGGACAACACGGCGCCCTGCAAATACAATCCGGCGCAGAAATTGACGGTGACGTGGGGCAATACCACGCTCTTGAGCAATTACGCGTTCCCTTACAGCAAAACATCGGTGCCTCCGACCACATTCAATCTGCCGTTTTCCGTGCCCACCACCGGCAATTATACGTTGGCCTTTTCGTTCAGCAATGGTCGCGACGCCAGCGGTTCCATGTTCGGTCTGGCGTCGGTCCAAGTCTCCAACATCAGTTCGGGGACAAACTACGCCAACATTGACCCCAATGGTCTCGGATTCGCCGGTTGCAATTCGCTGGTCGCGTATTATCCTCTGGAAACCGATTCCAGCAACGGTGTCTTGTACAATTATGCCCTGAATGGTCTACCGGTCACGACCCAAACCACTCAAATCAACTATGTGAGCACCGGCAACGCGAATTGTGTGTTGTGGTTGGACGCCTGTGGGTCATTCCAACTCAATGGTAACAGCGTGCAAACGTGGTCCGATAAGTCGGGTCTTGGGAATCATGCCGTCTTTCCTACGGGCCCTACGGTGTATCCGGCGTATGTTCCCAATGCTATCACCGGGGTCAGTCCCATGCCCGATGTGTCCTTTGGCAACGGTGCCGTATTGACTGCTCCTATACCGCAAGTTCAGGGTTCGGCCGGTCTCTCCGTCTTTGTCGTGTTCAACAGTGCGACCGGAGCCACCAACAGCAACAACCTGGGCTCCCTATTTTCGGTGTACAATCCGTTGGCCAACACGAAGGACGCGGTCCAAGTTTACGGCACGACTCGTCAGGTCTTGGACAATTCCATGATTGCTACCACGGCGACGACCGGTACGGTCAATACCAAGACCACGGGGGCCCCGACCGTGTACAGTGCGACGATCCTACCAGGGGGTCTCTGGCAAGAGTGGTTCAACGGCGTCTTGGACCTCAGTGTCAATATCACGTCCAATGTGGCATTTTCGGCGTCCACGGTGTTTACGTTGGGCAGCGGACTCGGCGCTAGCAGCTATTTCTACGGGAACATGTACGAAGTCTTGGTCTACAACACGCCTTTGTCCACGGCGGCCCGTCAATCGGTGGAAGGGTATCTGGCCAAGAAATGGAATATCGCCCTGGCTCTCACGCATCCGTTTTTCAACCCGTTCGTGGGCGGATGCACGACGACCACCAACGGGTCCGCGATTGGCAGTGGGGCCCTCGCCCTCAATTCCACCCAACAACAGTATTTGAGATTACCGGTGTCGTTTTCGGCAGGCCTCTACACGTTACCCAACGGCAATTCTGCAAACAATTACGGATTTGCAGTGTCCGCTTGGTTCTATCCCCAGGGCCCTCAAGCCAACAATGCCTGCCTGTTCTCCTTGAACAATACGACCGGGGGTTCCGTGAATGTGTCGTATTACGGGACGAACCCGTGGATAGATGTTTCCATGGCGGTCGTGATACCGGTATACCCCACATTGGAGTTTTTGACCTATACCACGCCCATCAATACCAACGCTTGGAACCATGTGGTGTTGACGGGGACATGCTTAGGTACGCAATCGCAAGTGGGAGCGACCTATTCACTGTATATGAACGGCGGCTTGGTCAATCAGGTGACCAACCAAGCTTGGATAAATTCTAGTTCCGTCTACACCAACAACACATTTGGTTACGGGGGGGCCAATTACGGCTATTTCAACGGTCTCATAGACGATGTCCGCATCTATATCCGCGGTCTCACCGCCCAAGATGTGCAAGGATTGTGGTGGGCTGGTTGCAATGTGGGAACGGCCACTGGTTCTTCTCTGGCAGTCACGGGACCTTACAGTAATTTGGTGGACACCCAGGCCATGCAGATTTACTATCCGTTTGAACCCCATACCATGGTGAATTATTTCGCGCCGCTCATGTTGTTCAACATGGCGTTCCAGAACCCGGCGGCTCCCAACAATTCAGCAAGCAGTGCGAAACCTCCAATCCCTTATTGGACATTTGGAGCCAATACCACGTATAGTTTGTACAATGGCAATGGCAACGGAGCGTACGCGTACGGGTTGCCTTCGGGGGTCACACAATTCATAGGTGTATCTCAGGTTGCCAACTCGCTACCGGCGACGGTGACCCAAAACATTCCCATCACTATCACCAGTACCACACCCACGGCTTATATGTTGATGTTCACGGCATTCCCGCTGGACAATAAGTACAATGCCTCGCAGACGTTGTCCGTGTCAATCGGTAGTCGGGTGCTCCTGAACAAGGTATCGTTCAACGTAAGCACTTCCACGGTGCCGTACAGCTCCTTCACTCTGCCGTTTACCTTTATTCAGTCGGGCACGTACCCTTTGACCTTCACCTTCAACTACGGGTCTACTACCGGCAGTTCTTATTTGTGCATCACGAACATTCGGGTCGTTCCTCAGACCCAGCTGGGTCTGGGCAACGGGGTGGTGGACCCCAGCGGCCTCGCCGTCTACTATCCGTTTGATGTTTCCGCTGTAAACGCCGGGTCCACGACGGCCCCGGTGCTGGATTATGCCACGGGATCACCCTTACCGGGCCCCACGGCCTACGGCGGTGCCGCCATCAATACCATGGTGTCCCTCACGGGCACTGGATGCTTGCAACTGTCCCAGACTACCCAAGCGCAGTATATGATCTACAGTCCGGCGCAGCCCTGGGCGCTGAATTCGGGCGCCGGATTTGCCTTGACCGGCTGGTTCCGCACCACGAACGACCTCACGGTGGTTTCCAAGCGCACGGTGCTGGCGACATTGGTGGGCGCCGGTGGCAACGGCAACATTACCGTGGGATTCTACCCCGGAAACGCGACCTTGGACATTTCGTTCAACGGCAGTGCCCCCGAGATTATCAGTAGCGACGTCCTTGCCGCCAACACGTGGAATTTCTTTGCGCTCACTGCAACTTACGGCGCGGGACCTACAGGTACGGTCTACTCGCTCTTTGTGAACGATTCGCTCATGACGGTACGCGGCGCGTGGCCCACGAATATGTCCTATTCGGCGCTCTACCTGGGCGCGGGGGCGCCGGGTACGTCTTTCGTGGGCTACAACGGGTACCTGGACGATTTCCGTTTCTACCAGCGGGCGCTTAGTATGCAGGACGTGATTGCCATCTGGAACTATGGTCTTCTCTCACAGACCGTGTACGGGTCCTTGGTGGACCCGACGGGCCTGCAGGTCTACTATCCTTACGAGACGGGGTCGTTTGCCAACAGTCTGGCCGTGTACAACGGGATGGCGGTCCAGAACGGTATTTTCGCCACCCTGCAGTCGTCGCAGTCCCCGGGCGCCAACCAGGTGAGCTCGGCGGTGTCTCCGGCCCTCACGGGTTGGACGACGACCCTCGCGCCCCAGGCCAAATACGTGGTGGTGAACGGCACGGGAGGAACGTACTACAGCTACGGCTTGCCGTCGGGGGTCTCGCAATTCTTGGCCGTGTCGGCGGGCGCCGCGGGCAGCAGCACCTTTACCCAGATGGTCTCGTTGTTCTTGGTCAATCCCCAAACCCAATACACGCAGTATAGGATCCAATTTTGTGTGTTCCCGAAGGACGGGGCGTACAATGCGACGCAGAAGTTGACGGTCTCGGTGGGCAACACGGTGGTCCTGAACCAGGCGAGTTTCACGGTGAGCACGAGCACGGTGGGCTACACGAGTTTCAGCTTGCCGTACGCCGCTTACACGACGGGACAGTATCCGTTGACGTTTACGTTTTCCAACGCGGTGCCGGTGGCTTCTACCTTGTGTGTGACCAATGTGGCGATTGTGCCTTCGGGTACCCTGTATCCCCCGTTGATTGCTTACAATGCCATGGACCGCAGTTCACTTGCGCTCTATTACCCGTTGAGTTTGGATTCAAGCAATGGTAAAGTGGTTAATTACGCCACCGGTTCCGCAGTTAGTGATGGTCAATTCAAGAATGGCATCGCGGCTATATTACCTAGCCCCGCTGGTCTTGGTCCTCCAGTGGTCATTGGGAATGCATGCCGGGCACTGGGACAATACGTGGTGACGGCGCCATTTACGCTGAATCAAATACCTTCCTTGTCTAGCGGTGTCCCGGGGGTCACGGTTTCATGCTGGTTTTTCCCACTTGTACAGACACAGGCGAATGCGGTGATTTTTTCATTGAAATCGTCGTCGGGACCGTTCATTCAGTGTTCGTATCAGGGTCTCAACAACTGGCTGGATATTTCGTCGGGCCCGGGCCGGGGATACGCGTCGTGGTCGCACCGGACGGTGCCCAATTCGTGGAACATGGTCACCTACAGTATTGTTTATAACGCGGGGGCAACCGACGGGTCCAATGCGTTCCATAATTATTATGTCAATGGTATACTGGCGGCAACCATACCCGGGCCGTGGCCCGCTACCAACGGTACTACCACATTCGGTACGAATTGGTTTGGTGGTACGGACCAAGTTTCTGGTACCGATCTATTCAATGGTTACCTGGACGATATCCGTATCTATACCCGGGCTTTTTCGCCCCAAGACGTTTATTCCATGTGGATGTATGGGATCACTGCCTTGGAATCGGCCAACACCGACCGCCTTTGGGGTAATGTGGTGGATCCCGCCTCCCTGCAAATATACTATCCGTTTGGTCAGGGCAGTCAAAACGCGTTCACGCCCCCCACGGTCACCGTCACCCCCACCTCGGCGCCTTCTGCCATCACCCTCAGTTTCGCCACCTTCGGTACGACGTATTACAACCTCAGTTTGGCACGCAAGACGTTCCCGGGCACGGGCGCGGCCATGAGCAGCTACATCCCGAATCCCGCGAGCCAGACCTACACGGATACGACCGTCCGGGCCGATGTCAGTTACCAGTATGTGATCACCCCGTACAACGAGTTCACCAGCGGCACCCAGGTGGTGACGGGTCCGCCTCAGACCACGGCTTGGTTGTCGGCGCAGGCTTACGTCGTTTTGTTGGCACCCTCTTCTAACTCCACGTCAATCACATTGAATCTGGATGTTGCCAATTCCCAGTATGCGTATGTGAGCTTGGTACGTACCAAGAAGGCGAGTCCGGATATCGTGGACAATACCGCTATTTTGCCGGCGGGAACCACCACGTTTGTGGACACGTCGGGCCTGGTGGCCACTTACAAGTACGTGTATACGTTGACTCCGTACAATGCGGTGGGCGGGGCGGGTACGCCGGTACCCACGGCACCCCTCTTCTTGCCTCCCCGGTTGGCCTTTGGCACCTACACGGCCTTGTCGGTCAATACGATTGGGTTTACCATCGTGGACGTCTTGCCGTCGTCGTACGCGTCTTATCAGGTGGTGCCCGTGCACGGCGGGGTACGTATGCCCGCCTCGGCGCTTATCGCGCGTACCGGACCGACCATGACCTATTACGACAATTCGGGTTCCAACGGATTCTTCACCTACGACATGAGTTATTCGTATATTGTGACGCCTTATGCGGTGGACGGAACCACGGCCGGTCCGTCGGTCTACACGCCGCCCATTTCCTTGGATACCACGGTGGCGTTCAGTCGGTATTCCAATATCACGGACACGTCGGTCACCCTGAATATGTTATATGGGACCAGCTACGAGTACTTGCAAGTGGCCGAGATTTCGGGCGGGGTCATGGGTCCGTATACGAAATTGAGTTATAGTACCATCACGAACAGCGTCACCACGACGAACCCGCCGATTGTCAGCACGCCGGTGCTCTCTAGTTCTACTCTGATTCTTTGGTTGGATGCGAGCGACAGTTCCACGTTCAGTGGTAGTCAGTGGAACGACAAATCAGGTCTTGGTTCTGGTACTGGAAACAACATGACGAGTGTGGGTTCAACATCACCTACTTTGGTAACGAATAGTTTGAACGGTAAACCGGCGGTAAGCTTGACAGGAGGTCAATATATGTATAACGCAAATATGTTATTTCCGACCACTTACAGTATATTTGCTGTATGCAAAACCGCAAATGATCAAGCGAATCATGAACTATTTTCAGGTACCAATTCGGGTAGTGACCTACATTTGTATATTGGGGTAATTAATGGAAAGAATTATGATAATGTCGGTATCACTGGATGGACAAACGGCTGGACTCCTTCAACAAATGTAACATTAGCATCATGGAGCATAAAAGGAGTCACCAACAGCAATTTAGGGGGTGGGGGGTTAATTTCATACGTAAACGGAAATGTCACCGCAACTGCGACTAGTACAACTTCAACCTTTCAAGGATTAACTCTTGGGGCACGAGGAGATGGTCAACAGCCATGGAACGGTTACGTGGCAGAAGTATTAATTTACAACAGCGTGTTGTCACCTGCCGACCGTATATCCGTGCAAAATTACCTCGCTTACAAATGGGGCTTCTCACCCGCCGCCAACGGCGGAATCACTGACTATATTACCCCTACCACTACCACCACCGTCACCAGTTATATTCTGGGTCAATCCGTCTACACCGACAACGGGCCTTTGCGCGCCGCCATCAAATACAATTACTCGGTGGTACCCTACAACGCCGCGGACATTTCCAGTGCGGGTATCATTACCCCGGACATCACGGTGCCAGCCAAGGTCACCTTCGGGGCCATTTCCACCGGCGACCACGACATTTCCATCAGCTTCTTCGGCGCCTCGTCCTTTTACAACGTTTCCATTGCCCGTATCACCAACGGCAGTCAGGGCTCATACCAAAGCCTTGCACCCGGACAAACCAGCTACAACGACCACGACGCCGCCGGAACGGTCTTGGTGGCCTCCAAATCGTATTCTTACTCCATTCAATCGTACAACGCCATTGGACAACTGGGTCAGACCATTACCACACCGACCGCCGTTTCCGTCAATGCCTATACGACAGTCGTGAGAACCGCTATGACCCGCGCGCGCACCACCATCACTCTGGCCGACACAGTCTATGCGGCGTACATTAATGTCGTTCGCATCGCCAACGGTGTGCAAGTAAGCAGTCAAAATGCGAACCAAATCACCTACACTGACAATGCATCCTTTTCCCCCGATGTCAGTTACCAGTATGTGATCACCCCGTACAATGCGGCCAATGTACCCAACCTGGCGGCCCGGGTTGCGACCCAGGTCATGTGCCCCTCGGCCACCGTGACCTTTACAGGATACAGTGTGGTGTCTACGACGTACATTGTGCCCACTTTTAACGACGCGACCACGTTTAACTACGTTTCGGTGCAGCGCCTCGTCAACGGTCAGACCTCCGGCACCCCCCTCATTCAGCCGGTGGACGCCACGACGTTTGTGGATACGGGCAACTTTTCCCAACGCAACACGTATTCCTATGTGATCACCCCGTACAATGTGTTGGGTTTGACGGACCCGGGCGCCGCGATTACGACCCCGACCACGTCACCCGCCCCGGTCATCCAGTTCTCGCGTTACACGAATCTGGACACATCGGGGGTGGTCCTCAATTTCGGCAGCAACCGCAATTACCAGTATGTCATGTTGACCGAGATATCGGGCGGGGTCTTGGGAACCCCGCAGCGTCTGCCCAATTTGGCGACCCAGTACACGGCATCCAACCTGACGCCGAACACCACCTACCGCTACCAACTCACGGCGTACAATGCCAACGACGTCTCGGGGAACACGGTCATTAGCCCGGTCATTTCGCCGATTCCCACGGTGCAATGCGGGGTCATGTCCTATACCAACCAGTACGTGTCTTTCCCTCTGTTGCCGGTGGGGGCATCCACCTACTACGACGTCTCGGTCTCGCGTTTGACCAATGGCACCCCTTCGCCGTATGTGTCGTTGGTCCCGCATGCGACCCAGTTCACGGACACGGGTATTTTTAGGGCCAACTCCTTTTATTCTTACATGGTGATTCCGTACAATGCTCAGGGGGTCGCCGGTACCATCGCCTATTCGCCCACGACGATATCGCCTCCTGCCAGCGTCGCGTTCATTGGCTATACGTCGGTCACGTATTCCGCCATTGCCTTTACCTTCATGAGTCTGGACGTTTCCAACAATTACAAGTATGTGATCATCACGCCAGTCGTCAACGGCCAACCCCAGGCCCCGCGTCAACAATCGTCGGGGACGACTTCTTACACCGACAACGGGGTCTTCACCACCGACAATTCGTATGCGTACATCATCACCCCGCGCAATTATTACGATGTGTCGGGCCCGTCGGTCACCAGTTACCCGATTGCCCCGGAGGCCACCGTCACGTTCAATGCCTACACTTCCGTCACGACCAACGCACTGACGGTCTTGTTGAACGGCGGAGGCGGCAGCCAACCCTACTACTACCGGTACGTGCAAATTGCCGAAGTGTCGGGGGGTGTCGTGGGAACCTACCAAAAGTTGCCGGTGCACCAAGCGAGCTATTACGATACCAATCTGTCGCCCACGGTGCAGTACAGCTACAACGTCATCCCGTACGATGCCGCGGACGTCTCCTATACGATGCTTCAGACCCCGGCCACGTCGGTCGTGCCTACGGTGACCCCGGGCCAGATCATGATTAATTCCACGTCGTTGAACGTGTCTTTCAGCAGCGCCGCCACTTTCTACCAGGTGGCCATCACACTCCTTGACGGGGGAGTGGCCGGGACGCCGTACACCTTGTCGCCGGGGGTCACCGCGTACACCGACCCTAGCAACGCATTTGCGGCGGATACCAGTTACGCTTACGCGATCCAACCCATCAATGCGGTCGGCACGCCGGGAACCACGCAGTACAGCGTGCCTATATCCCCGTACCCGCAAGTGACGACCACGGTGCCCGTGATTGACGCCTCTTACGAGAACGCGACCTTCACCTTGGGTACCACCTATTCCAAGTCCTATTCTTACGTGCGGGTCACACCGCTAGTGGGTGGCGCGGCGCAGGATGACACCATATACGCGAAGGACGCCGTCAATTACACATACGCCTACGCATTTACGCCGGACGTCAGTTACGCGTTCCAGGTCATCCCGTACAATGTATTGGATTACTCGGGGACGAGGGTGACCACGACGACCGTGTCGCCTACGGCGGTGGTGCCGACTTACACAGTCACCTACGACACGTCCAGCATCAGCGTGCTCTTTGATAGCAATGCGACGTACCACTACTTGTCCGTTTACGAGGCCGTCAATGGTGCCCCCAGTACCTCGGATTCGCAATTTGTCCGCCAACCCAACAAGGAGCTGTTGTACGAGAGCACCGGTCTCAATCCGAGCACGTTTTATCAGTACCAAATCCTCGCATACAATGTATTGGATCAGAACAGCAACCTCGTCACTACGACCGTCCCTTACTCGGTCATTCCGACCATCGCGGCCTCGCAGGTGGTGTTCAGTCTCAATGACAATGATGCATCCTTGAGTTTCACCCAGACCTCCACCTATTACGATGCGTCGGTCGCGCTCATTCTGGGCGGCCAGTTACAAAGCTGGAATACCCTGGCCCAGAATCAGACGCTTTATATGGAGACGGCGTTCACGGCCTTTTACGCGGACACGAGTTACGCTTATGCGATTCAACCCTACAATGTCTTGGGTGGGTTTGGAACCACTCTGTACACGTCGGCCCTTTCCCCGGTGGCGGCGGTCACGGTGGGCCCCGTTTCCATCAACACGTTCTATACGGCGGCAACGTTCACGTTGTCTACACCGCCCAACTTCAACTACAGCTATGTGATGGTTCTGCCGTACGTGGGTGGTGCACCGGTCGTCTCCGACCTTTCCCGGGTGCCGCTGGGTCAAACGTATACTTACCAACCGAGTGCGGCCTTTACACCGGATCTCAGTTACGTGTTCCAGGTCACCCCGTACAATGTATTGGATCAATCGGGAGCCTACGTATTTACGGACCCAGTGTCGGCCCCGGCCTCGGTACCGGTCATCATCATGACCGACGATACTTCCAGTATCAGTCTGAATTTCAGTTCAGCGTCCACTTACAATTACTTGACGATTGCCGAGGTCTCGGGTGGTATCGTGGGCATAGCCCAACAGCAACCGGCGAAATCCACGATTTACACGTATTACAATGCCAATCCGGACGTGTCGTATGTTTACCAGATTACGGCGTACAATGTGTTGGGAGTGGCCAACCCTTTCGTCGTGACGACGACGCCTAATTCGTCGTACCCGGTGGTGACCCCGGGAGCCATCAGCATCAGTTACAACGATTTGTCCATGAATTTCAGCAGTACCAGCACTTTCTACGATGTGTCCGTGGCGTTGATTGAAGGCGGGGTCCAACAGGAGTGGATCAGTCTTCCGGCGCATCAGACGACGTATATGGACCCGAAGACGGCTTTCCAGGCTGATACCAGTTATGCCTATGCGCTGTTGCCGTACAACGTTCTTAATGAACCGGGTACGGTGAAATACACCAAGGGCGTGTCTCCTTATCCGGAGATTAGCATGCCATACGATGTGCAGATTGACCCTGCGTACCGGGTGGCGTCGTTCACCTTGGCTTCCACCTATCCGGTGTCTTATTACTATGCCATGGTCACTCCCATTGTGGGAGGCAGTGTCGGAACGGCGGTCAAATACGGCAAAACCAGCACCAATTATACGTATAATACCATTTTTACCGCAGACATCAGTTATGTGTTCCAACTCACCCCGTACAACGTCTTGGAAGCATCGGGTATCACTGTTACTACCTTGCCTATTTCGGCCCCACCGGTCATCCCACCGTATGACGTCAGCAATACGGACATCAGTTCAGTGACTATCACGTTCAACAACGACGTGTCTTACCACCACTTGACGATTACGGAAATCAGCAGCAACGTGGTGAACTTGAGCAAACAGAATATGAGATTGAACAAACCGACGTCGGGACCGACGGTGTACGTGGATTTGTCCATGAACCCGAGTACGTCGTACACGTACCAGGTGGCGGCGTACAATGTATTGGATGTGTCCAACGGAGCCCCCGCCTTTGTGGGACCGTTTTCGCCCAAGCCGACGTTGTCGCTGTCTCAGGTGACGGTCTGCATCAGCTACAACGACCTCTCGTTGAATTTCACTTCTATGAGCACGTACTACGATCTGTCAGTGGCGCTCATTGCGGGTGGCCAGCAACAACCGTGGAATCAGGTGCCTCCGCTCACAGCGGCGTACCACGATCCCTTGTTTGCGTATTATGCGGACACCAGTTACGCCTTTGTGTTGGTGCCGAACAACATCTTGCGTACACCGGCCGCACCCGCGATTTACACGGCGGCCTACTCGGTGACGCCGGTGGTCACTGTGTCCATTGCACCTTTCGTGGATGCTCCTTACCAGACGGTACAGTTCAAGCTTACCACGCCGTCCGACAAGAAGTACGCGTATGTGAATGTGACGCCCATCGTGGGTGGCCAGCTGAAGAACCCGGCTGCTCCGATCCGGTTCACGCAAGCCAGTGGCAATGCTGATAACTTTATCTATACGGCGGCGCAAGCCGGTGTGCCGCAATTCAACGCGGACACAAGTTACGCATTCCAAATCACCCCACGCAACATATTGGATCAATCGGGAGTAACGTTTATCACCGCGGCCACCTCGGCCCTGCCGGTGGTGCCACCGTACACGTTGACCAGCACGGACCTCAGCAGCATCACGTTGTCCTTCAACAACGATGTTTCGTACAATTACCTGGTGGTGACCGAGCTGAGCGGCGTCGCGATGGACCAGAGCAAGCCGAGTGTGAGGTTGAACAAGGTGGGTTCCAACCCAGTAGTGTACACGGATCTCTCCATGAACCCGAGTACGCCGTACAATTACCAGGTGACCGCGTACAATGTTCTGGACAATTCCAACCAGAGCATGCAAGTGGTGGGACCGTTTTCACCTAAGCCATCGTTCTCGCTCAACCAGGTGGTCGTCTGCATCAGTTACAACGATCTTTCTTTGAATTTCACCGGGCTGTCCACGTACTACGACTTGTCGGTGGCCTTGATCACGGGTACCACGCAGAATCCTGTGTGGAACCGCGTGGCGCACGGCGTGGCCACGTACGACGACCCGGTAAAGACCTTTTATGCGGACACGAGTTACGGGTACGCGATCGTGGCACACAACGTGCTGGGCACCGCAATTCCCACGTTGTACACTCCGAAGGTGTCACCGGTGCCTGCGGTCACCTTGAACCCACCCACCATGGATGCTTTGTACAGCAACATCACGGTGGGTTGGAATTCCACGTACACGCGTTCGTACTATACGGTGAACGTGGTGGCCTTGAAGGGAGGTACCGTGGACGTTACCGCGATCAACCAGAGTGGAAGCAGTTACGTGTACAGCGGTGCATTCACGGCGGACACGAGTTACGCTTTCCAGGTAACCCCGAAGAATGCGGTGAATGATACGGGTCCGACGGTGTCTACGGTGGCCACCTCGGCCCTGCCGGTGGTGCCACCGTACACGTTGACCAGCACAGACCTCAGTAGCATCACGTTGTCCTTCAACAATGATATTTCGTACAATTACCTGATGGTGACTGAGCTGAGCGGCGTCGCGATGGACCAGAGCAAGCCGAGTGTGAGGTTGAACAAGGTGGGTTCCAACCCAGTAGTGTACACGGATCTCTCCATGAACCCGAGTACGCCGTACAATTACCAGGTGACCGCGTACAATGTTCTGGACAATTCCAACCAGAGCATGCAAGTGGTGGGACCGTTTTCACCTAAGCCATCGTTCTCGCTCAACCAGGTGGTCGTCTGCATCAGTTACAACGATCTTTCTTTGAATTTCACCGGGCTGTCCACGTACTACGACTTGTCGGTGGCCTTGATCACGGGTACCACGCAGAATCCTGTGTGGAACCGCGTGGCGCACGGCGTGGCCACGTACGACGACCCGGTAAAGACCTTTTATGCGGACACGAGTTACGGGTACGCGATCGTGGCACACAACGTGCTGGGCACCGCAATTCCCACGTTGTACACTCCGAAGGTGTCACCGGTGCCTGCGGTCACCTTGAACCCACCCACCATGGATGCTTTGTACAGCAACATCACGGTGGGTTGGAATTCCACGTACACGCGTTCGTACTATACGGTGAACGTGGTGGCCTTGAAGGGAGGTACCGTGGACGTTACCGCGATCAACCAGAGTGGAAGCAGTTACGTGTACAGCGGTGCATTCACGGCGGACACGAGTTACGCTTTCCAGGTAACCCCGAAGAATGCGGTGAATGATACGGGTCCGACGGTGTCTACGGCGGCCACCTCGGCCCTGCCGGTGGTGCCACCGTACATGTTGACCAGCACGGACCTCAGCAGCATCACGTTGACCTTCAACAACGATGTTTCGTACAATTACCTGGTGGTGACCGAGCTGAGCAACAACGATGTGAACGCGAATGTTATGAACCGTCGGTTGAACAAGGTGGGTTCCATTCCAGTCGTGTACACGGATCTCTCCATGAACCCGAGTACGCCATACAATTACCAGGTGACTGCGTACAACGTGCTGGACAATTCCAACCAGAGCATGCAAGTGCTGGGACCGTTTTCACCGCTGCCATCGTTCTCACTCAACCAGGTGGTCGTATGCATCAGTTACAACGATCTTTCCTTGAATTTCACCGGGCTGTCCACGTACTACGACCTGTCGGTGGCCTTGATCACGGGTACCACTCAGGATCCTACGTGGAACCGCGTGGCGCACGGCGTGGCAACGTACGACGACCCGGTAAAGACCTTTTACGCGGACACAAGTTACGGGTACGCGATCGTGGCACACAACGTGCTGGGCACCGCAATTCCCACGTTGTACACTCCGAAGGTGTCACCGGTGCCTGCGATCATCTTGAACACACCCACCATGGATGCTTTGTACAGCAACATCACGGTGAGTTGGAATTCCACGTACACGCGTTCGTACTACACGGTGAACGTGGTGCCCTTGAAGGGAGGTGTCGTGGACTTTACCGCGTTCAACCAGAGTGGAAGCAGTTACGTGTACAGCGGTGCGTTCACGGCGGACACGAGTTACGCTTTCCAGGTGACCCCGAAGAATGCGGTGAATGATACGGGTCCGACGGTGTCTACGGCGGCCATCTCGGTATACCCGGCAGTGACCGTACAAGGCCCTGTGTTCACCACCAGTTGCATCAGCTTCAACTTTGTCAACTGCGTTTCCTACAACTATGTCAGCGTGGTGGAACTGTCATGCAATGTGCTGGGTGGCTTTGCCACTGACGTGTCCTACACGGCGTCTATCAAGAAATCGGCAATTACGACGTACTATGATGCAAATGCACGGGCGGATGTGAGTTATACGTATCAGTTCACACCGCGCAACGTGCTTGGTGTTTCAGGGGACACGATCACGGTGGGACCAGTATCGGCCACGCCGTCGGTGACTCTGGGTAACGTGACGATCCGACCGACCGACATTTCGTTGAATTTTACGTCCATGACCACGTATTATGATGCGTCGGTGGCGTTGATCATTGGTGGGCAACAGAACGCGTGGTCCAAACAAGGTCCAAAGACGGCCGTGTACGTGGATGCTACCAATACCTTCTTTGCGGACACGAGTTATGCGTTTGCAGTGGTACCGCGCAACGCGGTGGGCATTCCAGGTAGCATACAATATACTTCGGCCTACTCGGTGCCTCCTACTCTGGCTTTGGGTACCCCGTCCGTCGGTTCTGCGGACATTTCCTTTGCACTTACCAATGTCGCGCGTAGCTTTGCTAGTTTCACGGTATCGCGTAAGACCGGAAGTACGGCTGGTTCTACAACAGCCGGTTCCCTTCTCACAGGTACATTGGTGTACCAAGATATGGCAGGTTCCTTTACGGCGGATACCAGTTATACCTACACGATTGTCGCATCTAATGCCGCGAATGTTGCGAACCCGGCAATAGTGACACAAATAACTCCGACCGTATCTCCTTATCCGACGTTTACATCGGGCAACTATACAGGACCTGGTCAAGTTGGACCCAATATTTCATTCGGCCTTCCATCAAGCAGCGCATATTGGTATGTCCAAATTCAGCGCGTCGTGGACGGTGTCAATTTCGGCCCTGTCGACACCTTGCCTCCGGGTACCACCACGTATAATGACCCGAGTAACGGTGAAATTTATGCGGACAACAGTTACAGCTACATTATTACCCCGTTCAATGCGAATAAAGCCCAGGGTCAACCGTTTACGACACTGATATACTCTCCTCAAGCGAGTGTGATGTTCAGTAGTTTGCCGTCGGTAGATACATCTAGCATCACCATGTATTTTGCCTATGGTCTCAGTTTTGAGTATGTGAAAGTCACAGAAACTGTCAATTCTACCCCAGGTACGGCCATTCAGTTGCCCAATATGCAAACGTTTTACACCAAATACGGTCTTCTCGCCACCAACACGTATTCGTATGTGATCACTCCGTACAATGCCTTGGACATAGACGGCCCGCCTTTTACCAGCCCTACCAGTTATTCTCCGATCCCCGTGGTTGGTACCCCTGTTTCAGCTTACAACGGTCCTACCAGTATCTCGGTATCGTGGCCTTTTGCTACCACGTATGCCACGGTCTCCGTGTCCCGGACCACGACGATCTACGGCGGCAGTCCTACCACCCAAACCTTGGCTTCCAGTCTCGCGGGTACGCCGTTCATCGACCTTAGTCAAAACACGCCCGCCGCGCAATATACATACACGATTACCCCGTTCAATGCTTTGCCGGCATCTGGAACCTCAGTCACCACCACCGCCATTTCGCCATCAAATCCTACAGTGACCGTGGGTCTAGTTACCATATCAAACGGTAACGCGTCATTCAGTGTGACTGGATGTGGTACGACGTGTGCCTATGTCTCCGTCGTTCGCAATACCTATCTCAATGGTACGACCACGAATACGCCACTTAACTCCACTTTCACTGGTACCACGTTTCCAGATACGTTCTCATTCTTGGGTAACAGCAGTTATACGTACACAGTTACTCCGTACAATGCCTTGGGTTCACCTGGAACACCGGTCACGACGAATCCCGCCGTATCACCGTTGCCATCATTGACGACTACGACGTTGACTGCGGTGGCGAATACTTATGGTCAGAATACCTTGTCATTCACCTTGGGCAATTTGACCGGATTCTACGATGTCAGCATGGCACTGGTCACCAAGGGAGTGGTGGGTAACTACTTTGTGTATAATCCCAATGTCAGTGGTGCCACCTATTCAGATACAAGCAGTGGTTATGTGGGCGGTTCAAGTTACGCCTATTTTATCACTCCGCGAAACGCCTTTCAACAATTGGGCTCTTCCACCATTACAAACACCGTGTCTCCGCCGATTCAGTCGGTCACGTCCACCAAGAACGTCGGCGTGATAGATACGACTGGAAATACCTTGGTCATGTACTATCCGTTTGAATTTATACCGAGTGCGGTGCGGCCCGGGTATACACCCAAGTATCAGTCGGTGGTGGACCCGAGTAGCATGATGATATACTACGGATTTGATGTCTAATTTCCCGGAACAATACAGGTAAGTTCATTCCAACGAAGTGTATAGGATCTTATACATTTCGTTTATCCGACCGGGCAGCGAAGAATCACACAAGAAAGACGGGACCGAAGGGGTGCCGTATTCACGGGCCGCCGCCAACTATCTCCTGGAAATTGCTCTGAATGACTGTCCCACTGGACGAAACCGGGGCAATGGACCATATGGGGCTCGCCGACGAGGACGATAACATGGGTTTCTGCCCCAAAATCCCCCGATTCACCAGCCACACGCACACGGCCTGCATGAGTTTCCCCAAGGAGATGGTATAGGAGTTTTCACGCAGAACATTCAATACCGCGTCGGTGAACGCCCCTTCGTATTCATTGGTCGTCGTATCCAAGATTTCGGCACTGGCTTGGTTCGCCTTGCTGCCGCTGATCATGAAAATATTCGGGTTGACGATTTGCTGACTGCTGAACTGGGTGCGCATAAAGTTCAGACCGTACAGATATTCGTAATTCCACTCCAGATCGCACATGGACCCGCTGTTGCAACTGTCCATGAGGATCATGGCCGGGCACTGGATGCCTTGGACGATGGCAAAGAGGTCTTGGTCCGTGATGAGACCGGCCTCGGCGTAATCTACCGGAACGATGGCGCTCCCACTTCCCCCGGTCAAAGGCGTCCCGTGGCCACTGTAGTGGAACCAGATGCTGTCGCAGATGGCCGAATCGTCGGCCAAGGCTTGCAAGGCGGCCAAGATATTGGCCTTGGTCGGGGCCTGGCTCGGGTCGGACGAAGTATCATAAAGCATGGTGATGTTGTCGGGGGTGTATCCGTAGTAGGTGGTCAAGACCGCCGCCATATTCTGGACGTCGTCCACACATCCTTTCAAGGTGGCGGCCGGGTCTTCCACATAATTGATACCAACGAATAAAGCTTTTTTCATATGCCAATATATAGTATAGTTCCACCTTATTTACACGGTATTTTGACGATGCAATATGAAGCGGAATCGTACGACCCCGATACGTCTCTGGACGACGTCTTGGTGCATATTTTGGACGCATCCAATCAAGTAGTGGAAAGCTATGCATTTAGTCGCAATGAACCCGATGATGAGGCAACGGTCCGCACATCCCAATACCTGTATTCGGACGATTCGGTGCATACCCTGAAATTGAAAATTTCTAAAGCCATCGGGGAGGCCAATGACCGTACCCACGGCCAACGCGACGGGAATTATCCCCCCTTGGAAACCATGTATGTGTACACGCGTCGGTGGGTGCCGGCGTCGGAACTGGACGTGGAGAAATTGTACCAAGAAATTACGCGCCACGGCAGTCAAGACCTGACGTCCACCCATATGGAGGTCTTTTTGAACAACTTTTCCATTCCATTGTCCACCCGGTCCCAGACAACCTCCCCCGCCGCCCCCGTGAACATGGACGCCTTCTTGGAACGGGTCCAACACACGATGGTATCGGACCAAAATCCTCTCCAGGGCCTCTTGCAGTTGGTGCCCATGGGTTTTCAGTACGGCGGGGGTGGTAAATGGTCGGGCTCGGACTACACGTTTCCGGTCAACCCGGCGTTTTGCGGTGGCGACGTTTTGGACGACTGGAACACGCGGCGACGTAAGCCGGCGTTGATGGCCAATGACTACCAGCTGTTGCTCCGATATTTGCCCTTCTTTCAGAACGAAATCTACGTGTGTCTGGCGGGTAATTACGCGCCTGAAGTGGTTCCGTGGTATTTCCCGCGTTTGGCGGAAGCGTCGGAAGCGACGACCCGCCGGGCCGTCGCACAGCTGGAAACGGTCACGCCTACCCGGGAATATTTTCATCAGGTTGCGCGTAAGGTGACCATGGACACGGCGGCGATGCCTCGCATGCAACGGGAAATTATGGCCTATACCTTGGTCATTGCGCACCAAGTACGCATCCCGTTGGAGATTCTCTTCAAACATGTTTCGGCCACCGCGTTGGTACCGGGCATTGTCTTCAATCCTGGGAAAAACAAGGAAAATATCCTGCGACTCTATTCTACCCGGGTGTCCAAGAACGGTAAGCGCATCCCGGTACTCACCAAACGGCAGATTGTCAATTTCGTCAAATTTTCCAAGCGTCAGACGGTGGTCTTTTATTTGCCCCGAGGTACCTCGGCCGTTCGCCTGGGGGCCGAGGACCCCACCACGGAGGATGACGACGTGGAATTGTATGTGATGCTGGACGCAGGCGGGAATTTGCATGTTCACGGGGAGGAGGTCTTGCCCGAGACTCCCGATGTCCTGGACCGCTTGTTGCGGGTCAAACTGAATCCTCTCTTGGAACATGTGAACGCCTTTTTGCAACAGAGTGGGTATCTGATCCCTCTGTTTCATACGGTCCAAGAACCGAACGTGGGGGTCAAGCATTTCCATGCGCGGTGGTCGTTCCGTTCGCCCCAGTTTTTCTCGGTCATCCGTGACTTGCCGTGCATTCGCGCGTTATTTGATATATACGACGAGGACGAAGAGCATATGGTACTGAAATACAAACGCCCCTTTAGCGATTACGAGTCGCAGGGGCATTTGATCCGGGAATTTCGGCGCATGGGCAAGAGCCAAGCGCAGATGACCGAGGCCCTGCGTCTAAATTACGGCCTTACCCCGGGGCAATGCCAACGGCGCATGGACGAGTACGAAGTGAACCAAGAGGACCAACGGCTGGCGCGGGGGCTCAACCGTGAATATTCTTTTCCGGTGGAGTTGCGTTACGAAGACAAGCGGGTCATCGTGGACATCTTCAAATACTGCCGTGATTGCAGCCGTCTCCATCAACGGGAAGAATCGGGGGAGGAAGAGTATGTGGCGGGACCCAAGGGGCGTATTTACAAACGACGGGGGCGTCGGGAAGATTCTTGGTCGGCAGCGGCCGCGGCGGCGGGATTACCTGGAATGTCGTATATGACCCTGGTAGAAAGCTATCTGGAGGCGATATTGGCGGTTTTATTGGGCCGCGCCGGGGACATACCCGTCCCGTCTTGGTGTGAAAAGATGGTATTTGAGCCTCTGGACGCGGACGTTTCTGCGCCTTTCCCCGACGACACCGAGATCGTTACGCGTCCCGAATTGGCGGATGTCATTCCTCTTGCTCAAGACGAGGGTGAAGAAGAGGAGGAAGAGGACCAAGAAGAAGCCGAAGAAGGGGACGAAGAAGAGGACGAGGACGACGAAGAACCGGAAGAGTTTTTATTTGAGGGCGGGGCCAAGAAAAAATACAAAACCAAGTTGGACCGACTCCATGAACGGGACGCCGAATTGTTCACCTTGGAAGGCGATGCCCCTTATTCCCGGGCGTGTCAGAAAAAACGACAACCGATTGTCATGAACGACGAAGAGTACCAAGAAATGCGGGATGCGCATCCAGAGATGCGGGCGATTTCTTACGGAACGGCGCCCAATAAGAAATACTGGTACAGTTGCCCTCAGTATTGGTGTGCCTCGGAAAACCGGGTCTTGACAGAAGAACAGGTGCAACGTGGTGAATGCCGCGACCATGTGGTCGCTGCCAACGAGTTTGTGCATCCGGGGTTTGAAGATCCCAAGAAACACCCCAAGGGGTTCTGCATGCCGTGTTGTTTCAAGGGCGACACGTCGGGTAAAGCCCTGCATGTGGAACGTATCAAAAAATGCCAAGCCAAGGAGGAGACGGAAGAGGTCAAGGGATCGGTCCTGGCGTCGGCTAAACCGTTCAAAGAAGAACGGGTCATTCTCAAATACTCGTCCAATCCTCCGGTCACGGCGCATCGGTGGATGCTGTTGCCCAAGGCCGTCCAGTATTTCTTGGGTGTGGACTATACCAAATTGATTGTCACCACCGCCAACGCCCTCAAAGTGGTTCCCCATCAACCGTGTTTCCTTTTGTGGGGCATTGAACATCCCCGGCACCAATCGTTTTTAGGATTGTTCACCGAGCTTTATAATTATCATCGCCCCCGTGACCCCCCCATCTCCGTAGGCGTATTGCGCACCCTTCTCCTGGAATCCATTACCTTGGACCGTTTCGTCGCCTACCAAGGCGGTGCATTGGTTTCCGTGTTTACGGTCCCGGTATCGGCCGCCCAAGAATCCGAGCCCTACCCAACCAACCTGTCCGCTTACGCGAATTATGCCCATAGCCGGATCTATCAAACGGTCCACGCAGAAGACCCACGTCAGGTTAAATTCTTTGCCAAGACCGTGGCCGCTTACCGCAATTTCCGGGCGTATTTGAAGGATTCACAGACGGTGATAGACCATACGTACTTGTGGGGGTTCATGGTGGAACCGGACCCGTCGCTGTTGCCCGAGGGGTGCAACTTGGTCGTCTTGGAACTCAACGATACGGAGACTTCCATTGATTTACTTTGCCCTCCGAATCCCAGTTGGCGGTTTGACCCCCAGAAACGCGCGTTTTTCGTTTTGAAGCGGGGCGACTATTATGAACCCGTCTACCAATATTGGGACAAAGAGGGTCCCGGGCCCGTGGAGAGGGTCGGGGGGTTTCTCCTTGATGCGTTGCCTCCGACCTCGGTCCTTCGTCGCATCCTGGACACGGTGCAAGCGACCTCGGTGGCGCATTGTGGCGCGGACGCCTCGCAAAAGAACTTGACTGCCGCCGAGACCGAGACCCTGGTCACCCAGAATGACTATGTGATCCAAAACCAGGTCTGGAACTTGGAGGGCAAGTTGGTGGGCTACTATGTGCATCGTCAGGGTGCACGCCCCGATTCCGGAGTGTTTTTACCTTGTTTACCGTCCACGGTGATGTTAGATGCCGAAACATATCCGGTGGCATACATGCAGTCGTCCGATGAGTCGGAACATCGGGTGACCGAACCCCCGAACTCTTCCCCCTTGTCATCTACAACCCCCGTCCTCTGGAAATCGTACCAACAGACCAAGATACGGTTGCAAGACTTGTCCAGGCAGACCCAAGGTCAATTGAGGTGTCTTCCCCAATTCAAAGTATGGGATCCCATACAGAATGCGGTGACCGGGGTCATGACCGAGTCCCTGCAATATGTCCCCGTGTTTCCTCACGAACCACCCCAAGAGGACGGTTTGCCGACGAAATCGCGCTCCGATGATGTGGAAGCCGACCAAACGTTGGCCCTTATAAACCGTGGGGACCCCGTGCGTGAACGGTTCATGGCCAATGTTACCCTGGAAACGCGGTTCTATCAAGTGTTTCGTTCACTTCTTCGGCAATTGCTCAATAATTACGAGAATCGGTCGGCCAAGAAACGTATTTTGGCGGCGGTTTCTGCCTATACGAAACGTTCGGAGGGCTACTCGCAACACCTGATGTCCATCGCGATGGTATTGGAGCAATTGTCCCAAGGATGGGTGGAGTTCTTTGACTACTCGGAACGTGAACTCTTGGCGATGGCTGCCTCGCCCATTCGTGAATGTCTCGTCGGCGGTAGAGAAGGACGACAACTGTATTGCCGAGGACGTGTCTTGGTGATACCGGCGACCAATTTGATGGCGACTGAAGGTTCTGAAGATCGCAGCAACCGTAATATTTATTTCATGCGTCTGAGCGACGAGCTTCTGCGGTTTCGCCGGATCCAAGAATTCATGTTTCAACCCCGCACCTTTCTGAACGTGACCACCGGGATGAGTGAATATGTGCTGACTCCGTGGGAAATCTTGGTGCTGGAATCGTTTTTGACCGACGATTATTTCCAAGACATGATTCCGTTCAATGTGTCCGAGTACATCCATCAGACGAATTACGATACGTCCGAGCCTTTTAATGCGTCGGGGGCATTTGTCCCGGTGGTCACGTTGGATGAACAACAGACCATGCAGCGTCGCCCGGTGCAAGGTGCCTGGCCCATGGCGGAATGTATGGTGCAAAAGAGCGAGAAAGAACTCTTGGTGGAGGGCAACAACCGTAGTATTTGGAAACGGTCGTTCCCGAAGGATACACGTGAATTCGGGTTCAAATCGGACAGTCCGGCCTGTACCTACGCGGTCCTGGCCTATTTGCTACATTTAGACAAACGTCCGTCCAAAACGGTCCAAGAGATGCAACAGGACCTTTGGCAGGCGTATTCGGCGTATCTGCCGGACCAAGAAGAAAAGATTCGGCGCGTGTTGTCGCAGCAGGGCAAGAAGGCCCTGTTGGCGACGGCCGACTTGCAAACGGTCGTCTTGTCGGACACGTATTTCTTGACGGACCTGGATCTCTGGGCGTTGGCGACGTACTGGAATATTCCCTTGGTTCTCTTTAGTTCAGGGTCTCTCAAGATGCTGGCGACCCGCATCGCCATGGATTCCACTTGGCTCTTTTTGACGAGCAAATACGCCTCCGACGAAGACCACGACAACCACGCCTTGGTGTACAATCCGGTATGGTTCATTCGTTCGCCTCTGTCGTTCAATAAACAGACGGGGTTGCCGGCCTATTCGCTGATAGAGTCTGCCTTTTCGGTGCGTGATCTCAAAGAAATAGGTACCGTGATTCAACGGGCTGCGGACGACAATACCGATAATTTCATGTCTCTGGGTCGGTTCCTGGAACAGATTACCATCATGCGTCCCCGGGCCCGGCCGCAACTGCTGGCCACATAAAATGTCCTCTTATGGTAGTAGAACGACCCCATGGAAGTGACGCCCACTCCCGAACCGAATACGATGCCTGCGGCCGGGCCTGCGGCCGGGCCGAGTCCGACCCCCATTTCCAGCGAACTTACGGCGAGTCCGGCCGCGGCGGCCGTGGCCACTGAATCCACGGCGCAGTCTGAACCGCACCCCGAACATCGTACCTGGCGGGAAGGCTTTGAAAGCGGGTTTACCCGCGGGTTTGATCTCGGCTATCAGTACGGCCAGAAGTCTGTCACCGCGGCCGAGGCCACTGCTCCGTCGTTCACGGGCGGTCGTACGCGTCGCCGGCGCATTAAAAAGTTTTTCTAAATCCCCGGTGCCCCTCGGCGCCCTTGTCCCATTCATGGTATAGGATCCTATACCACGAATCTCACGGTTCTCGGATTAGAACCCAATGTCGTAGCCGTCGTCCAGGCAGGCCGCCGCATGGTCGGTCGTGCGGCGGATGGACGCAATGTTGTTTTGGATTTCCATCCGTGTTCCACAGGTCGTGTCGTCTGCGGGGGCGACGAGCCCTTCTTCTATCTCGCGGTTCACGTCGCGACGTTGGTAGGCCGCTCCCTTGAGGCTCTCGTAGGCTTTCATGTCTAGGACGACCTGGAAAGCGTTGGTGCCATAATCACCTTGCTGGCCGCACATGATGTTGGCGGAGACGCCCTTCATGTGGTCAAATTCGGCGTGGCGCGCGGCGTCCAAGAACACCTCGGTATGCACTTCAAACGTCGCTTTGGCAATGGGTCCCACGTTGTCGTTGAGAAGCCCCGAACGGAAGATGGAGACCATGTCCTTGTTGCAGGTCATGCGATCACATAACAGACTGGTATGGTGATAATTGATACTGGCTCCGGCGGCCGCCATTACATCCACCAGTTCCGTATGAATGCATTTGCGGGCAGCCTCAATCCCCAACACGTCAAACACCTCCTTGATGTCGTTGGTCGTGGTGCGGGTCGCATCAATGAAATCCAGAGCCAGGGTGTCCAGGAGGTTGGACCCGGTGGAGTCCAGTACCCAGGTGTCTTTGCGCACGTACTTGCCCTCTTCTTTGAACACCGTGTTTTGCAGTTTACGCGATAGGACGTTCTTCACGCCGTGAATGCCACGCAACACAATTTGGTTCAAGAGAGCGTCCTGGAAGTTTTTGAGCAGGTAGATTTCGTCGGACTGGTCCAACGGGTTGGCCACGCCGCGTTTCGGTTTCTTGTCAAAGATGTTGGCATTGGTACGGATGCGGAAGACCAGCTTGTCCATGTTGTAATCGGAAAATACGCAGTGCACATCTTTACCGTAGTGGCTGTTGGCGACCGCGAAGTGGATGTCGTCCATGGTTAGGTTCTTCTCAATGAGAATCTCCTTGTCAATCTCCATGCGAATGACCCACTTGGATTTGGCCGGTTCGGCCCCCGGTTCCGCTGTTCCGTCCTCGCCCATGCACTCGGCCACCATTTCCTCAAACTGGTAAAACTGCTCCAACAGGACGCGGTCTTCCTCAATTTGGGTGGTCTGTTCCATGGGGTCAAAGTAGACTTGCACCGACTGCACCACATCAATGAGCTTGGTATGGGTCAAGGCCACCGCGTAGTTGTTGACTTTTTCAATGTCCATCTCTTCCTGGGGGTTCATGAACACCGTCATGGACGGGTTTTTCGGATTCTTGGTCAATCTCAAAATCTCCTCAATGCGCGGCACACCACGGGTGACACCCGTCTTACTAGCCACCCCCGTGTTATGAAATGTATCGTACAAGCACAATCCGTTGTACAAATCAAAGGTCCGAGTTTCCTCCACGGTAAGATCGTAAGCGTAGTTGCTGGTGTTGGGAACCTCTTCAATGGAAACTATAGGAGCAAATCTCAAGTCCATCATACGTCCATTGCGCGGTTCCTTGACGAGTTCCCCGTTAACTAGATTAGGAAATATATCACTAGCTGAACGAAGAGAACGCTTCACGAGTTTTTGTAATTTTTCTTGTTTATCTGCAATGGTCAAGTTCATCATACTTGCCAATATTTGACTGTCTTTCACTCCAATGTACATCCCGTAAACAGGTTGAATATTTTCCGGAAGAGTACCTCGGTTATTATGAGTGACTTGCACTCCTTTACCAATTGTGCATGAAACTCCCAGATTACGCAACATGACACTCACATCCGTAAGCATGTTTTTAGAAGTGGATGATATGCTAATATTTGTTGGTATCTTTTGTTTGTTCTGGCTGATAGTTCCGTCACCGCTAATATAAGCATCCAAGAATCCAATCACACATTCTCGGTTAGAGAATACAACTTTGGGTGAAATTTGCTTCAAATGGCTCATCTTGCCGCATAAGTTGGTGATGATACGTGTAAGTATCGTACTATAAATGCGCATGTCTGAACTGGTCCATCCTGACCCATTCTTATTTTCATGAGTGTACATTTTGTAGGTGAGTTTGAATTTATCACATACCCGGATAATGGGTTCAAAGTATGCGGAGTCATTGTTGGAAATAGATATTTGATGATGCGTGGTACATCCTTCGGCGCAATAGGCACCGAGTAAGTAACCAAAATCGTAGTCTAGGTCAATGATTTCGGGTATTTGGTAATTGCAGATGATATTGGTCTTGGTATATACCCGTCCTGGTTCGTATTCAATACGATTTTCCTGTCCTTTACGTGATTTTTTAATCGCCACCACGACGGAATCGCTTCTCTGAAACGGAAGGGTAAATGTAATATTGGCATGTTTCTTCCACCAATGATGTTCATGCATGACAGCAGCTGCTTTTTGCATTTCTGAACCATAGATATACTCGGTCATGGGTAGAATCGTACGCAGATCCAATTGGTGGGATTCTGTGTAATCCAAGGGCTTACGCGATACTGGTAAGTAATCACCCACCTTCAAATCTTTGCCATGCACACCTTGTATTTTTCCATCAATCAACTGAAGGAACGATTTGGCTTTGGTTGCCGTGACTTCTTGACCAGTCTTAAGCTTAACTTTCAACATGGTATTGGTACCATCTTCATTGATCACCGGGTGCTGAGTCACGGCTTCAATGCGACGCCACACAGTACAACCATCCTCAGTAGCACAAGGCACTTCATAATACTCTGCCAATTCTGCATAAGTAGTATCCTTTTCTGACATATACTCCACCTTTTGGGATAACAGTGATTGGGTCTTGGTGAAATCCCCAATCTGTACTTTCATGATTTCTTTCTTGGAATTTCTCACCAATATTTCCTCTTCATAGATAACCGAGTTCAATGTATTATGCACAATGACACCATAATCCGTCATGAAAGTTTGGTTCCCCGGCACCGTGAAATCGTAGACATATTCCGTCTGGTCGGGCGTGTAGCGTTCAATCTCCACAATCTCGTCCCATACCACGTGCGAGTAGGCGGCTTGTTTCAAGACGGCAAGTTCCTTCTGAATAAGGCCCGCCTTGTCGTGTTGTTCAAATTCCTGAATGTATTTCTCTAGGGTATTGCGGCCAATCGCGTCCTTCTTCAACCAACGGCGGTACAGACGGCTTTGACCCGGCAGTTCCAGGGTCTTGCCGCAGGCCGCAATCACCTCGCCCAGACCATTGATACGGTCCGTGTCTTCGCGCAGACTGTGCACCCCGGTACGCTTCGTATAGTCCACCAACGCGCGCAACTTGTCGGCATGCAGATGGGAACCGATGCGTTCCTCGTACGTCTCGGCGTACTTGGGAGAAATCGCCAGGTGGTAGTAATTCGCGCCGTTGCGGTACCCGGTGTGCAAGGACCCGAAGATGTCCAAGTAGCCAAACAGAAGCGACACGTCTTTGATGAGTTGCTCACTGCGGCTGCACACCCGAATCTGATGGTGCAGTTTGTCGCACATGAAGTTGCCGTCGCCGTCCATGTAACCGGCCAGGAGACCCGCCTTGAAGTCGTCAGGAGCCAAGAAGGCAAAGTCAGGCACCCGTTTCTTGAAGGACCCCGTGCCGCACGTCCTCATCAGGAAATCCGCCAGCGGCTTGAAGGTGAAGGACGTGTCCGCATTGGTATAGGATTTGGCGCTTCCTAGGATGGGTGCCGTCTTGGACTTGGTCCGGCATGTTCTCCCAAAACGCCCGGCAAATTGCCCAACCTGTTGAATGTAGTACTCTGACACATTGGAAATGGAGATGGTGCCCGTGGCTTCTTCCGAGCCCTTTTTCTTCACGAGGCAACCCTCCGCCAAATACGCCCCGACAAACCAGCCGAATTCGCGGTCCAAGACATGTATATGATCCGCAATTGTCACGGTGTCGCGCACAAAGGCATTGTCAATGTGCTTGGCCACCGGGATGCGCATGCCCACCGTCATATCTGATCCCAAAATCGGCTGAACCGACTGGTCCTTGCGAACGAGGTGGGAGTGACTCATGGTGGTGTCCACGACGCGCCCACTGCGCGTCTTGACGCGAATCATGTCGCCGTTGACAATGTGGCGACTCACGTGGGAAATACGGTTCCAGTGGGTCCGTTCCTTCTCGTCCACGCCCACAATGTAGTACTCGTCTTCCAGAGGTTCCAGCACGGTTTCCACACTGTCCTGGTGGCCGGTATCAAAGGTGTATTCCGGCAATTGGGCAATGATGCGGTCACACAGGGTACCGATTTCCCCCGACACCATCTCGGGCACTTGGGTCTTCTTGTTGACGCGCACGACCTTGATGTTCTCTGTGCGCAGGATGGAGAGCTGGGTGGTTGGCTCACCGCAACCCTGGGCGGCTACCACGCCCACCATTTCTCCGGGATGCACCAGGGCCTCTTTGAATTTGAGTACGATGGTCTCCAGCAGCAGTCGCAGACCCTTCTCGTGGAACCGGCGCTTGATGAGTAAATCGCGGGGAGTCAGGTAGTAGTAGTAGGCAATTTCAATCAGGCGGTTCACTTTGACGCACGGAATCGCGCAAATGCGCTCAAAGTAGGATTCAATCATCTTGAAGGCCTCCAGAGGGGTAATGTCCACGGCGGAATTCTCGTCCAGATGCAGTTGACCCTGGATGTTGGCAATGATGTATTGGAATGCAATGGGAATGCGCACCGATTTTTCGTTTTGGCTCGCAAAGACCTTTTCCACGACCAAATCACGCGCCTCCATCAACCGCTCCGTGTACTTCAAACATTGTTCCTTGCACTGGGCACGCTGCTTATTCATGCGGCTAACGGCGGCCTTGGTAAACACGGCGAGGCGAATGTTATTCTCGGCCTCATTCATGCCCGGCAGATCGTAGAACATGTACATGTCCTCCACGGTCATCTCAATCAGTGGAAGTATTTGATTTTCCACCTTGGTGGCGTCAAAGTTGTCGTCACCGTACTGAAACTGGATGATTTTCCCCTTGTTGTTGCGGACCGTCATGTCGTAGTTGACCATCAGATCCTCCAAACCCTTGACCAATCGGCGCTGGATATACCCGGTACTGCTCGTCTTAACCGCAGTATCAATCAACCCCGTGCGTCCCGCCATCGCGTGAAAGAACAGTTCCGGGGCACTGAGACCGGTGATGTACGAATTCTCCACAAACCCACGGGCATTGGGCGAATCGTCGTATTTTTTGAAATGAGGCAGGGTGCGGTCGTCAAACCCGTAGGAAATGCGCTTGCCGTCCACCGACTGTTGCCCCAAGCAAGACACCATCTGCGAAATGTTGATCAAGTTGCCCTTGGATCCCGACTCCACAATCATGAGGAAACGGTTGTCGCGGCTGAGGGATTTCTTGCCGATTTTGCCCGCATGTTCTGTGGCCTTGTTGAGAATGTTACTGACCTCTTGTTCAAAATGCACGGCGTTGGAATTGGCCGTCTTGTTCTCAAAGATGCCCAGATGCACCTTGTCAATGATGGTCTGCACCTCCATCTTTTGTTTCTTGATGCAGGTGATGATCTCCTCGTTGGTCTTGCGGTCAGCAATGAGGTCGCTGATGCCCACGCTGAACGAGCTGGTCTTCATATACTCGGTGACAACGTTTTGCATGTTATCGTTGAAGTCGGCGCAGGCCATGTTACCAAAGTCGTTGCAAATCCGGTGCAAGATGCCCTTGGTCGCCGCATCAAAGACGCCCTTTTCCAGTTGACCGCGCAAGTACTGGCCCGCACGAATCTCCAATACGTTATTGGAGGTCTTGGCGTCTTCCGCGTCGTCAAACAGTCCGGTCTTGTACTTGAGGGTGAGCGGCGGCATGATCTGGGACAGAACATGAAAGTTGGAAATCCGGTGGTCGGGGTCCTCCTCGTAGATACGCCGCAATTCGTCTACCTGGACATGGGGGAACATCATCAAGAGATTCATGGCCTGCAGGGGGGTAAAGTGAATGTCCTTCCGAGTGAATCTATAGGATCCTAACAGCGAATCCTGGAAAATGCCGATAATCGGCTTGTTGGACCCCGGGTTGATAATTTGGTACGGGGTGGCTGCCAAATGACGCAGCTCTATTTCTGTAATGGTGTTTTGTGGCATATGCAAATTCCATACACACTACGTTATGTTTTACAACGTAGGTGATGCCTGACCTTTCGGACCAGGATTAGACTTTACCTTAAGCCTTCATGGGGGGTGATTAGTCCCCTCAGACCCACAATCATCAAGTCGTTGAACCTTCCCCGTATCCTTATCATAGCGGACGTAGGGGCTTGGCTGCGGATTGCCCAATCCCTCACCGTTTTTACCATTGGTTTCGGTCATTACCCGAGTTCCCCCATCGGTTGTTTCCAACAATGGGGTGGTAGGTGAGGGCTCTAAGGACGTTCCCGCAATTTGGTCGTGTTGCCAGATTATCAATTCTTTTATAAATTGTAAAGCTCGTTTTTGTGTGTCGGAGATAGTTTCATATTTCCCGGTAAAGTGGATTCTTATACCTTGAATTTTTACGCGCACATAATCGTAATTTTTTTTATTATTACGAATTACGTGGATATATTGTTCAAGGTTGCTACCATCTACAGTAACGTCTTTATAAAGGTCAAACTTCTTTTTATAGTGTTGATTCTGTGTCAGGCGCATTTGACATTCACGGTGTGAAATGTCTTGTTTGGCAATCTTGAGACGTTCAGATATCAACTTTTTAGTATGTTCACTTCGTGTCAATGGTTTTCTTTCCCAATTGGGAGGTTTCGGATTAGGTTCATGGAAAGTAAGCTTTTCACCTTTCATGTATCCTTTTCCTTGCCCACCGTTGGTCAAGTTATACCCATTTGGATATTTGGAGTTGAATTCAGAAATGTAGTGTTGTTCGTATTGGTCCAGTTCATTGATTGAACATTCCAGAATACGTTCACATACAAATTTGTCATGTCCGTATTTCCGTATAGATGCATCCAGGTACACTGAATGCTGTTTATTTCTATATGCTTCGGAAATATGACAATTGAATCTACCCAAATATCCAAATGGACGGTATTTACCATTGTTTAAGTGGTGACTTCTTGTTTGACCGATATAGCATTTATTGTTAACTGTATTGGTGATTTTATAAATTTCTCCACTAACCCGATGAAACTCGTTTTTGTTATAAATCTCCGACATGGTTCTTTATATTATAGGAGCTATTTTTATATAGATTTGATAATCCGACTATGTAGTTATATTTACCTCATACCTATGCCAAGGTATGTGATAAGTAGACATTCCAATGTTTTCCCCACCAAGTATTGTCTACAACTTGATGGGCATCTACATGTTAGAGACAAATTTCTCGATCTCGTCGCCATCGAAGTCAGCATTGTACGGTTTAGTGTTACTGACATTCATGCGAAACGAGTCGCCCACCTTCATGATTTTGGCAATATGCCCCATCATGGAGGCCCGGTGGAGCGACGGCTGTCGGTTGAACAACACCATGTCGCCGTCCATCATGTGACGGTGGACGGTGTCGCCATTCTCCAGGGTGATGGATGCGCGGTCCACGTAGCGCAGCGAAATGTTTTCGCCGTTTTTGCGCTCCAGGATCTTGGCCCCAGGCCAAATGTCCGGACCATTTTGCACCAGGCTCATCAGGAAATCGCGGTTCATGTCGTTCACCACCATGGGTTTGGTCAAATTCTTGGCGATCTTGAGCGGCACCCCGATTTGCCGCATGGATAAATTAGGGTCACCGGTGATGACCGACCGGGCGCTGTAGTCCACACGCTTCCCCATCAGGTTGCCGCGAATACGACCATATTTGCTGTTGATACGGGTCATGATGCACTGGTAAGGACGACCCGAGCGTTGCGCCATGGGATCCACCCCCTTGATTTTGTTGTTGACAATCACGGCAATGGAATGCTGCAACATGGTACTCAACACCTCAATGGCGTATGCATTGGTGTCCTGCGAGTTCATACGCTCCTTCAGATTGTTGTTGTATTTGATGATGTTGCTGTAAATATGCGTCAAATCGTCCTCTGAACGTTGCTGAGCGTCGTGCTTGACCGAAGGACGCACGGCGGGCGGCGGAACCGGCAACACGGTACAAATCATCCATTCGGGGCGCGACCACAACGGATTGAATCCCATGAAGAAGACGTCGTCGTCGGAAATGCGCTTGAAGATTTTCAAGATAATCTCCGGCGTCAACTTGAGCTCCCCCAGTTTCTCCCATACCGCCATGATATTGGACATGCCCTCCAGCTTGATCTTGTCCGGTTGCTTGTAGCCACATCCGTCGTCGGTATCTTGACCACATCGCTTGATTTTGACCGCCAACGCCGACACGTAACTCCACCGCTCTTCACCGCGCAAGCTCAGAATATGCGTATGTTGACTTTTATTGATGAGCAACTTGCTGCACTTGAAACAGACACACCTACAAATTTTCATGATTTCTTTCAAATGCTGAATGAAGAACACGGGACGCGCCAACTCAATATGACCAAAGTACCCCGGGGTATTGATGTACACCATGCCGTCCGTGGGACAAATTGTGCCCGGTTCCAAGACTCCCATGCGCGGGTCAAAGAGTCCCCCAATGCACGGTTTGTTGTTGATGTAGGTGTCCCGCGACGTAATCTCCACGACGGAATTTTTACGTATCTCGTCGGGCGACAACATGCTGAACTGAATCCCGATGATCCGTGAGGGCGTCTTTTCCTTCAACATCTTGGAACGGTGATTCTTTTCCATGGCCACTGTCTGTATCCAGAAGCGTGATGTTGATGGTATATACTAAAGCAGGTATTATTATGTCCTTTTTCATGAAACACATTACGCAATCAATTTTTAGAACCAAACAAAAAATTGATTCCAAAGGAAGTATAGGATCCCAATTCCACACTCCATTGTTCTGACCCTATCCCCGACCGACCCAACCCCATTGACCATGTCTCTCAAGCACAACATCAAGATGCGTGAAGCGACCAAGCCGGAACGCGATACCAAGAAGAAGCGTCGGCAGCAACAGCCCGAGAGTGATGATGACGAGGATTCAGAGGTGTCGGAAGAATGGGTGACCGACGACGATGAGGAGGAATACGAAGATGAAGAGGATGAAGAAGAATATGAAGACGATTATGAGGAAGAGGATGACGAAGATGACGAGGACGAGGACGATGAGGACGAGGACGCGTCGTACCATCCTCCGGTCAAGAAATCCCAATCCCAAAAACGAATTCGGGTGCGGGATTCCGAAGAGGAAGAGGACGATGCCTTGATTGACCGGTTCATTCGTCGCAAGAAGACGACGACTACCCCCAAAAAGGCCAAGGCCACCGAACCGGCCAAAAAGAAAAAGACCTCGGATAAAAAGTCCAAGCCGTCCAAGCGTTCAGACCGTCATCGTCTTATGAGGGCCGAAGAGGAGGAAGAGGACGAAGAGGAAGAGGAGGACGAAGACGACGACTTCGTGATGGGGGGACAAAAGCAGGGAAGTATCATGATCATGTTGGGAGGACCGGGCGACGGCGACGACGGCGGATTTTACGATTCGTTGGAACAGGCCGAGAATGCCGAAATTGAACAGGCACTGGAGTTTGACAACGATGAATGCGGTAGCGAAGACGAGAAGACCTTTATGAAGGAATCGTACGAGACGATTGAGTATCCCAAGGAGGAGTTGCAGTCCATGGTGAGTCCCAAATCCAAGAAGGCGGCGGCGAAGAAGGCGGCGGCCGCCAAAAAAGCCCAAGAAGAGGCCGTCCCCAAAATCACGGTGGAAGACGAGTACAAGGAGCTCATTGACCTCAAACGCCACTTGTCTGAGAAGCTAAAAAAGAACCCCCGCAGTAAAATCCTCTTGCGTACCATGAAAGAGTGCTGTGATTCCATCAGTAAGTTGGTGAAGAAGACACGGACCAAGAACGCCAAGGATTATTTCAGTCTCATCAAGACGGAGACCAAGAACACAACGTCGGAGATTGACTATTTCAAGAAGAAGCTGTCGCACAAGGAGCAAAAGGCCATCATGGACGAGCTAAAAATCATCAATGAGCACATTCATATTGACAAGCCGTACCGTCTCACTCTCCTTCAGACCAAGTTGCCGGCGAAGCACAAGGCCACAGTGATGCAGAAACTCAATGTCATGCGCACCATGGAACCCGGGGAGACGGAATACCACAAGATGAAAACGTGGGTAGACACGTTCATGCGCATTCCTTTCAACGTTTACAAGAGTCTGGACGTGAAAATGTCCGACGGAGTGGATGTATGTGATCAGTTCATGAAAAACGCTAAATCCCAGTTGGACGACTGTGTGTACGGTCTAGACGACGCCAAATTGCAAATCCTTCAGATGATTGGTCAGTGGATGACCAACCCCGATGCCATGGGATGCGCCATTGCGATCCACGGTCCACCTGGCACAGGCAAGTGCTTTGCATTGAACACCCCCATCCTCATGTACGACGGTACCACAAAAATGGTCCAAGATGTTCAAACGGGGGATGTCCTGATGGGCGACGATTCCACACCCCGTAATGTACTGGGGCTCGGACGCGGTCAGGACGAGATGTACGATATCATCAGTCATACGGGGGAAACTTATACGGTCAATTCGGAGCATATTCTCTCGCTGAAGACGTACCGGGGTGACGTAGTGGACATGACCGTCATGGAATATCTGGCGTTGCCGGAGAGCAAGCAAACCGAACTGTACGGCTACAAAGCGGGGGTAGATTTTCCCACATTCCCCGTCATGATTTCAGCTTACGACATGGGCATAGATTTCCTGAAGCATCCTGAAGATTATTACGATGTGGACGACGGGACCGCGTTCCGCGCCTATGTCATCAATGACCGTCCGACCCGACTGCAACTGTTGGCCGGTATATTGGACTGTCAAGGATACTATGATGCTTTGCGGGCCGTGTTCAGTCTCCGATTGAAACACATCGCCATGGTGAGCGACGTGCTCTTCTTGGTACGATCGCTGGGTCTGCGTGTCACTGTGGTCCCGAACGATACCAACGACACTTGGTTGGAAATTCGGGGCCCGGGCCTCGGCGATATTCCGTCCCAAGTATTTACGGTTCCTTCCGGTCCCTCAGAACCCACAGAACCACACGATGCCCATCTCTGGAGCCCGATTCAGGTCACGCCCGTCGGGCGGGGCGACTATTACGGGTTTGAGATTGACGGGAACAAACGGTTCATGTTGGGGAATTTCACCGTCACACATAATACGAGCCTGGCCAAGGAGGGTATCAGCAAAATCCTGGGGCGCGAGTTTGCGTTCATGGCGTTGGGGGGCGCCGGCGATTCCAGCGTCCTGGAGGGTCATTCGTATACCTACGAGGGGAGTACATGGGGTCGCATCGTGCAGATTCTCATTGATAGCAAATGCATGAATCCTGTGATCTACTTTGACGAGTTGGACAAGATTAGCGATTCGGCGCGCGGCCAGGAGATTACGGGCATCTTGACGCATTTGACGGACAAAAGTCAGAACAGTCAGTTCCACGACAAGTACTTTAGCGAGGTGGATTTTGACCTGAGTAAATGTCTCTTCATTTTCAGCTACAATGACGAGAACTTGGTCAATCCCATTCTGCGTGATAGAATGTATAGGATCAAAACCAAGGGGTACGACCAAGCGGAAAAGGTCATCATTGCCAAGAAGTACATGTTGCCCAAGATCCGGGAGCAGGTGAATTTCCAAGAAGGCGATATTATCATCCCGGATGAGGTGATCCAATACATCATTTCCAGTGCCAAGTTTACCCAGAATGAACAGGGGGTGCGTAACCTGAACCGTTGCTTGGAAATCATTCATACCAAGTTGAACTTGTTCCGTCTGATGCGGGTGGAGGACGGTGCCAAGTCTATTTTGGGCAAGGACGTGGAACTCCGGGTGACCTTTCCTTATACGGTGACCAAGAAGGATGTGGATATTCTGATTCGCCAAGATGAGAATCAGAATCAGAGCTTGTTGTCCATGTACGTGTAGTTTGCCACAATACAGAATCATAGGTACGTGTTGCGACAGAGGGGGCATGTCAACCTTTTTTTTAGATTGTACATTTGGATGGCGCAGGGTTCACATACGGGATGAAAACATGGAATGAACATGAAGATAATACGGATGGGTTCCAGGCATATAGGACACATTGTGTCGTTTTTAATTGTCGCATGAATCAGGCTGTTTTCATGTGGCAAATCTAGATAAATTTGGACCCGCTGCACCGAATGTAGGTAGCGACGTGTGGTGCAGTTGCCCATCCTATACATTATGGGTATTTATTCGGGTGGGTACAAAAGTACCGTCAGGAAAATGAGGAGCAAATGCAGGAAACAGGTATAGTAAATATTGGACCCGTCTATGTAATTTTTAACACAGTAAATGGTGAAATAGATGGCGATGACCCAGAGGACAATCTCCGCCACGATGGCAACCGTGCTCTTCATATCATATAGTATACATGGGGATAAATCTGGCTTCCATGTTGGTATGGAAGCACAGGTTCGGTCTCTTAATTGAAACTATAGTAGAAATTCATGTTCGTAGGATCCACCGTATTGACGCCGGCTCCTCCGCCCGCACTTTGACCCAAGTTCCACAAAGCATAGATGTCTTGTGAGGTAAGAGTGCGGTTATAAATACGGAAATCGTCCATATATCCAGTAAAGTTGCAGAGATTTGTGGAACCATCCACCGCGATGACGGTCGTGTTCGGCACCCCTCCTAAATAGTTCAAACTGTAGGGGCTTCTCGTGTCGGGCCAGTTACCCACCGTCTGGTTCATGCAGGTATCGTTCAAATAGTACGTATAGGTGCCACTTCCGTCGCTGGTCCCGGCGCAGGTCACCGTGAAAAAAGTCCATTGACCCGCGACCAAGGGCTGGTTAGACGGGTCTATCATGATACCACGCACTCCACTGCACGACAGATCCAAGATTCCTGGTTGCCTCAAATATAGGGAGAGGTGGCCTCCAGTCATGTTGGAGAGTGAGACGACGGTGGCCCCCGAAGGTTCTTGGTTCACAGGAATAGAGGGACAGACCCAGCCAGCAATCGTAAACCCATTCTGGGCGCTGGCCGTGGGACAGGTCCAATTGCCCAGTTTTGCGTACGAATTCGGGCCGCCGTTGGTGTACAAATACGCGCTTCCCACCGGTACGGGCGGAGCGCTCTGGAGATTCGTGTTGACCAAGGTACCGTCGGCCGTTCCCGTTCCTGATGCGTAGTTGGTGAGTTTCCCGGCAGTGGTGGCCACGTCCAAGGGATAGTATAGTTGCAGTCCCGAGGGGTCTATCGCGTTATAAAAGACCCCTTCCGTCTGGTTTCGGACAAACTGGATGGGGGAAAAGCACATGGTATTGGGACCTGTCGTTGAGGTATTGGTGACGGTAAACGTGACCGGTGTACTGAAAAGCGAGGTGGTCAACGTCACTGGCAGGGAGAAGGACCGCATGGGAATACCCGTTCCGACAGACAAAGGATAGGCATTGAGCAAGACGGTCCCACCTACCGATACGGATAATTTCAGGGGTGCCGTGTTCAGCGAATTATCCAGTGTCCAGGCGTAAAAAGAGACATTGACGCGGGCGTTTTGGTACATACTGATGGATTGGGAAAAGGTATTGGTGGACGATGCTGCCGTTTGGACCGCCACATAGTAGGTGCTATTGGACGGTAGAGCATTAGTATACTGGTTGATCCCGGTCAAAGGGCCTCGACCGCGGTTCAGATAGTATTGACTGTCGGGTGTCATTGTAAATGACCAATTGGCAATGGCGGGGGCTACCACGTACGAACCGTCGTAGGCCGGCAACGAGCCGGTGGTTAATGCAGTGAAATTGCCGTTTCGTAGCGTCAATGTAGAGAGACTCGATACGGTTGTCGGAGTACCGTAGGAAGGATTGGGATAATATAGGTTGCCTCTGGGTATGTAGGGAGTCAACGTATAGCTGTAGGTCTGACCTGGGGCAACTGTCGTATCTACGTAGGACCATGTATAACCGTCCACGGACACCAGGTCTTTGCCGGTCACTACAAAGACGGGGTTTATAGTCGTGTTGTAGGCGACGTCCACCCCAGTTGCGGGGAACGGAGGATTCCGAGTGATGTTGAGACCGCTGAAGGTGCCGCTCACATCAACGCGCACCGCGGTGTCGTAGGCCACACTGTTTGCCGAGGTTACTATGGGGGTGGGTAACGGGGAAGTATTGGTATATCCACTCAAGACGTTGATTTCGGCGGATGCAAGGACCCGATTATAGAAGCGAAAGTCGTCCAATTTGCCGTTAAAGTAGCCGTACGGTATTCCAGGTACGTCGTTGGTGCCTTTCCCATAACCCAAGAAGTTGTTGCCTGTGGAGCTAAAGGCCACATAAGGTGCGACCGTTTGGCTGATCATTGGACTCGGATTGTTGCCCGGGTCAATGTAGAGGGTCTGCAGTGCCTTCGTAGCATAGGTGCAAAAGACGGTATAGGAAAAGAAATGCCACGCGTTTGGTACGATGATATACGATGAATCCAGGGTGACTCCGTTGTAAAAAGCGCTGAGCGTATTGGCGGTTTTATATAAAAGTGACACGGACGTCGCGTCTCCCTGAATGTCAAAAATGGTGGAGCCCGCGGTTTGACTACCACTTGGGTAAAACCATCCTGAGAATGAGATGCCGTTGCCAAGAGTGGGAGAAAACGTGGTGAATTGAGTGATGAATTGCAGCGATTGCGACATGGCGGCATTGAGTGATAGGTCAGTCGTCTCTCCCACCACGGCCGACACATCCACGACGGGGCCGTTCAACAATATAATGTCCCGTTTTCCCACTCCCGAGGCAAAATTGGCGACTAAATTTGACATTTTAACCGAATGATAATGTATTTTTACATTATCATCATATTATTTTTACAGCTCGTGATGCATTGACGACAGTATGACAACCAACAACGAAATACGTCGTACCAATGAATGTATAGGATCCCTGCCTAGGACAAATTGTCTACACCAACAGTGTGCCTTGGTCAAATGGGAAGTATAAGTTGAGTCCACTCGGGTCAATCAAGTTGGAATACTGGTTAGTGCTATAACCCGACGACCAGAGCGATAAAACGTCTTGGCTGGTCAAGGTCCGGTTGTACACCCGGAATTCTTCAATGTTGCCGGTAAAATTACCCAGGGTACCGTTGGCTCCCGCAATCGTGGTCCCGCTGGGGAATCCTCCCAAATAGTTCGTGGTATAGGAGCTCGTAACGTTGGGCCACGGGGCCACAAAATAACCCAAGGACACGTCGTTCACAAAATAGTTGTAGATACCGCTGGTCCCGGTGCTGTATTTGGCCGTCACGGTCACAAAATACCACCGATTGGGGACCAGGTTGAAATTGTTGATGATGTAGTTGCTTCCTGCGGTGTTATTGAAAGAAAAGTCTATTTGACCGGTGGTATTCAAGCTGATGGAGAGGCTGGCGGTGCCGTTGGATAGGTAGCAAATCGTGGGATTTCCGGTGATGGACGTGGGGTAGACCCACGCCGCCATGGAAAACCCGTTGGTACCCGAGGCAGCAGGGCAGGTCCAAGTATCCATGGTTATGTAGGTCCCTGCCGTGCCGTCCAAAGCGAGGTATCCAGTTCCATAGATGGGGGTGGGATTGGTGGATCCAATACGTGCGTTTCCGTACAATTTGGCAGTACTATACACCCCCGTCCCGGTAGCGTAGTTGTACAATTGACCTTGTGCCCCGGCCGTCCCAAACGACGCATCCAGAGGATAATAGAGTTGGGTCATGCTGGGATCCACGGACTTGTATCCGATGCCGGCCACGGTGGGATTACGCATTTGTACGCCGGCAATACAAATGGAGCTGGTGCTGGCGGAACGGTTGTTCACGACAAAGGTCAATGCGTACGACCCCAACGTGCTCATGGTGAACGGAAGAGAGAATGACATGTAGGGAACGGCGGTTCCCGGTGTAAAGCTGTAGTTGTAAAGAAGGGTCATGCCCCCCAAGTAGACGGAAAGGGTGCACCCGGTCGCGTAGGCGCCGTCAGCCGGCCAAGCGTAGAAGCTAATGGTTCCAGTGGTATTGGTATAGACACCAATGTATTGGCTGATGTTGGACGACGTAGATGCCGCCGTAGCTATGTCCAAGTAGTAGGTTATGAGTGAAGGGAGAGTGCCGCTGTACACCACGCTGCTATTGACCGTGCCGTTTCCTGCGCAGAGATAACACGTGTTGCCGGCGCCATTACTCACGGTCCATCCCGACAAGCTAAAGGTGCTGGTACCGGTATTGTTTGTTGGCAAAGTACCGGATGCTAAAGTGTTGAAAAACCCGTTCACAATGGTGGTGGTATAGATCGTGCCCATGGTCACCATGTTACCCAAGACCGTGGACACATAGGGCATCACATAGTAGGTATAGGAGACATCTGGAAGGACGTTCATATCAAAATACGACCAAGTGGTGCCATTGCTAGAATAGAGACTGGCACATGATACCAACAACTTGGAGGCCCCGGTGAACGGAGGGTTGCGGCTGATGTCCAGGCCACTGAAGGTACCGGTCACATCAATTTGCACGGCATTGGAATATATGTTGGAGTTGTAAACCGGAGTGGCCGTCACTGAACTGGAAGAAATGGTATTGGTATTGTAGTTGTAGTTGTAGAGCACGTTGATTTCAGGAAGCGTCAATACGCGTTTGTAAAAGCGGAATTCGTCCAATTTGCCGTTGAAATATTGGTAAGCGGTCGTGCCGGCTTGGCCAATTCCGTAGCCCAAATAATTGTATCCGAGCGAGGTGATTTGCACATAATTCACGCTGGTTTGTGAAGAGTTTATCACTGCAGGATTGTCCACATACAACGTTTGCATAGCGTAGTAGGACGAGGTACAAAAAATGGTGTAGCAAAAAAAATGCCATGTGTTGGTACTGATGGGGTACACGGAGTTAACCAGCCCACCATTGAAATAGCCAGATAAGGTCGTGGAAGTGCTGTAAAAAAGCGACACTGCAACAGTTGCGGTGGAAATATCAAAAATGGTACTTCCGACTACCTGATTTCCCGAAGGAAAGAACCATCCAGTAAACGTCATACCGCTACCCAAAGCGGGTGCTGCGGTTGTAAACGCGGTATTGGTTTGAACATATTGCGACGAAGCGGCATTCAACGATAAATCACCGTTACCGGCAAAGGGCGAACTATCCAACATGGCACCGTTGTACATCGTGGCATCAAACGCTCCGGTGCCGGTGGCAAAATTTGCCATTTGAACCGAAGTCATGTTGTTTCTTTTCTAAATGTAGGTCAGTATATAGTATTGCACAGAATAAGCTGTGTATACAAACCAACCCATCTAAATAGATGGGTTCATGTCATATTATGTCTGGCAGCTCCGATGTTTCATTCTGTGATGCCCAACCTCACCTATCTACCGCATGTACGCATGATTACGTATTGGATTGGATAGACTTGGACCCCGAGCGTTCACAACAAATATGTTATTGTCGTTGGTGTGAACATTGTCCCACGCCTGCAGAATTTAAGCAGTGGATGGTCCAGTCGTCTAATCCTTCTTCAGCTTGTGCATCGGATTGACGCCCCGGAAACGCGTACTGCGCCGCGTTTTGCGGTTCGCCATCCGTTTATGACATTGGTAACTTTTCGCGGCCCGTTTCAAGGTACCGCTCTCGCGGCAGGGCGTATTATCTCGTTTCTTTTCTGACGCATAGAACCACTTAACGAATGCCTGCCAGTCGTTCATTGTGGCGCTTGTCTAGACCCTATACGTTATGAAGACATAATCAAACAAAACTATAGGATCATTTTACCGAGGTCTTTGTATTTGAATAACGTGCGTGAAGACAATCCTGGGCATTCTTTCATTTTATATTGACACATGCGGTGAATATAAGGTAGGACGGACGTGGTCCAGGTAGGGGAGGATTTCAGGGTATCTTTACCTAAAGTCGCCAACAAAAAGAGCAATTCGGTAATTTCGTCCACTTCGTTGGTACGGGTGTCTTGATGAATGTATTCTGCCACGGTGGTCTGAAAAAAATCCATAATATCTAAAATGGTGTCACACGTGAGCAACTCACGTAACATCAACATGACAATGAACGACGCCGTGGCCCGCCGTTTTTCGTTGGCTTTCGTATACTCACAAAAGGCATCGTAATCTACATTAGAATCCACGTACTGAATGGTCTGAATGGTGCCTTTGAACGACGCGACGAAATCGTGCAAAATATCTATGAATGCACTGCATGATTCTCCCTCGGAATTACGCACCAAGTCGCGGTACAAGTCGGCGTATATTTCCCCGTAAAATTTGTTGGTACTGGCAATATCAAAAATAAACTGGGCGATTTTTTGAATAGCCTCTGTGTTATCGGCCTCTTTGGTAACAATATCCATAATGATTTGCAGCTGTGCTTGGTAATTTTTATTGGAAATTTTATTCAAGGCAATGCGCACCTCATTGATGTCTTTTTCCACCCCTTCCTTGGAACGGACCACTGGGGCATGGGTTTTCATTGCCTGCCATTCTTCCGTGGCCTGACGGCTCGGCGCGGCGGGTTTGCGTCCATTTCCATGTGTGCGTTCGCGTCCATGATGACGTTCAAAACGAGAAGGAGGCTCAGCCCCGCGCTTAATTTGGACCAAGTTAGACGCAGAACGTGGATGATGGGTAGGTCGGTGATAAAACGTTGGATGTTCAGATGCGGTTACGGAACTCCCGGTGGCCGAAGCTGAAGCCGGGGGGATCGGTACTTCTACCACAATTTCGTCCAACTGCCGAATACGTTCCACCACTTCATATGGAAGATGCGACTGGTAAGGCGTGGTTCCAGGGAAAGAATCAAGGCTATATTGAATCCATTCCTGTATTTCCTGCAACGCATATACCTTGGCAGTCATATGGATACGTATCTGACACCACCCTTGGAAAATTACCGAAACGGTCCTTAATATAAGTATACAAGGATCATTCTAAACGGTTTTTGTGGTAGGTACATGAGTTGGACCGACGGTGTGAAAAGGAGTTGGACTGACGGTATGAGAGGGTGTTGGACCGACGGTGTGAAAAGGAGTTGGAGTGGTAGTAGGTTCCGCGGTTGGGCGGTCGTTAATCGGCACATATTTGCTGGACGATTCCACGAGATTGAAAAACGACGGAGCACTGGTACTGGACGGGGGGTCTTCACGGTTGTTCCACATACTCAAAAGACGGTCCTGGATATTGGGAACGGTGGGGGTTGGAGCTGGCGGGGTAGGTTCAGAACAAAAATTGTTAGCAATAATATCCATGGTTCCGGCGTGGGGAGTTTTCAGAAGTGTATAAAGCTCAGGGTCTTGACTGTCCAACTGACACTCCTTGCCTTGGATGGTTTGGGTCATCACGAACCCTTCATGGTAGGCGGGGTTCATTTGTAATACGTCAGGCAATGCAATGGAACCGGCTTGTTCGGCCAGGGTGCTCGCCATGTAATAAAGTACCACTGCCACAAGATTGAATACGATACCCACCAGTAATATCACATTGTTAACAATGGGGTGCTGTGTGAAGAAATGGGCATAATCCACAGGATGTTCGTTGATGTATTGAATGCAGGCCATACTGATAAACGAAGCCACCGTTTCTATGACCCCCATTACCACATACTGATGGATGAAATGATAGATGGCGTAACACACCAAGACCAGGGCGAGCACCAAGAACACTACATTTAATAACAACACATCGTTCGTTTTCAGGTATTCCAAGAGGTAAAACCCCCACATCAATATGACGGCATACAAGAGGGTCTGGACAAAATATTGTCGTACAGTTTCTGCCCCGCCAAACTGAATGTCTATACCCCCTTGCACCACAAACGTATGGTACAAATCGTAGTATATTTTAAGCACCAATCCCAGAGCTACGGCGACGAATATCCATCCGACTGACAGTACGTAGATAGAAAAGGTTCCGACGCTCCAGGGATTTCCGGTTTCCATGACGGGCAATTTAACTTTGATGGCGAGCATGACTCCCAAGAAAATGAGATGCAGTACGACCAAGACCAAGAAACTGGGTATTTCGGTGTTTTTAAACTGTAAGTAGTAGAAGCACATCACATAGGCGAGAAGCAATAATACATGGTATAGGATCTCCTGTATGTTTTCAGCGACATAGGAACCAGTATGGATGAAAAGTCCTGCTACCACATTGATGATATAGAGTAACCCACCACCGACCAGAGAAAATATATTGCCGCCCCGTTGGGACCGGGTCATCGTGATATTATGTTTATAATATCACGCGAAATTACGTTACGCAGTTCCTTTTCTCCCCCCGCGTCCTCCACGACCACCATGTCCTCCACGACCCCCGCGTCCTCCACGACCGCCATATTTCTTGGGGGTGGTCATGTTTTCCATACACCATGATATCAAAATATCCGCTTCACATGTTTGTGCATCCCCAGGGAATTTACGGAGATTGATAAAGGTGGGTCGGGGTGCCGTGGAAGGTTTGTAATACACGTACATGCCGTACTGCCCGCGACGTAAACTCATGTCCGGTGACAATACCCGGATGATTTTACTGTCTTCGGACTCTCCCTCGCCTTCGGTGATTGCCGGGGCGTCTTTTCCGGTGATCCATCGTCCCACCGTCTCCACATCCCAGTCAGGTCCCGGACCCCACTCAGACGCCATACGCTGTTCAGCTACTTCCAAGACACCCAAGCTCTTCTTGGTGTCCCCCCATGTCACGTACATACCGTAAGGCCCCGTATGTAGCGCGACCTCTTGACCTTCATAGACGCCTAAATGTGAACGATTGTATAGGATCAAATCTTCCCGGTGGTATTTGCCCTGTTTAAGGGCCTCCAAGTCCAATTTTACCGACGGTTTGATGGGTAAATATTCGTGTTCCGAGCCCTCTTTATTCCGCACACGGACACAGGGTCCAAAGGACTGAAACACCACATCGTGGTCGGCGTCCAGAGGGTAGGTTTGTTTATGAACATGGGTCATTTGTTTTATTTTTTGTAAAATATCCCGGCGGGTGGTTTCACAAATCGTGTACCAAGGTGCCCCGGTGTCCTCGCATCCCATACTAATCTTGTCTAGGGATTCTTCCATGTGCTTGGTGTAGTCGTACGCAAATAGGGGTTGAAAATGGGCCAATAAGAATTCCATGCAGAGTATGCCCAAGGGTTGGATGACCAATTTATCGCGCTCTTTGCCGAATTCCTTTTCCACGACAGTTTCTTGGATGTCGGTGTCGGTGACCCTCATAATAAACTGGGTACAGTTTTGACGGATGCCGGGTACGTCGGTTTTTTGCACATATCCTCGTTCTTGAATGGTGTCTACAAACATGGCGTAGGTAGAAGGACGTCCAATACCCAAATCTTCCAGGCGTTGTATGAGACCACTTTCCGTATAATGGCTGTGAAGTCCGGTGACGACGACAGAGGATTCCAGGTAAATATACATGGCGCTTTTGGCGGAGCGTAAATACAGCAACACGGTTTGGCCTTCGGCCGCTTCTTTGGTGGCACCGGCATCGTGGGCCATCAGGGCTTTCCATCCCAAGAAGCGCGGAATCTCCAAGGCATGGCTGTAAGCATGGTCTTGGGGGGCGGTAATACGGATTTTGTAGACGTCGTATTCCGCCGGAGCCATGCAGGATTCCACGGTATTTCTCCATATGAATTGATAGAGTACGTTCAGTTTGGTATCGGTCCCTTCTATCCGAGTCGTGTAAATATCGGTGACCCGAATGGCTTCGTGAGGTAAACCCGTGCCTTCGTTGGAAAGACGGCCAAGGTCGCCCACGTACCGTGCATTATTCCCTTTGATGCCGTCGTACCGCAGGCTTTGAATATAGGTGGAAGCCTTTTGGAGGAAATCCTGGGAATATTTTTTGGCCTCGGTACGCATGTAAGTGATGTGGCCTTCTTGGTAGAGTTTCTGTGCTAGGTTCATGATAGCCTTAGGTGGCAAATGCAAGGTATGTGTCGCAGTTTGCAGCATTTTGGCCGTGTTCAAGGGCGCCGGAGGCGCCCGTACAGACGCCACTTTTTCTGCCAGACTGAATCGGTGGTCAAAGGTCCGGGACAGCGTCAAAAACGTCCGTACCTCGTCGGGGGACCGAAAGGCATGATCCAATTCGCACGCCAGGCTAAAAGGAGGAAAGAAATGCCCCACTGTTTTGTACTGGACCGATGGACCACCCCCTTGGGCTAACTGGCCGCGTTCCAGGTAATTATCGTAGATGAGACGTAAAGCCGGGGTTTGACAGCGTCCCGCAGACAAGGTATTGGCCTTGGAAGAATACACGTGTTTCCATAGCAAGGGACTGAGTTTGAATCCGATGAACATGTCCAGGATTTGGCGAGCATGTTGGGAACGAATGATATTGAGGTTGAGGACGCTGGGATGAGCAACTGCGTACTGCAAAGCTGCTTGGGTTATTTCGTTGAATACAATACGACGTGTGGTTTCCAAGGGAAGACTAAAGACTTCACATAGATGAAATCCAATGGCCTCGCCTTCGCGGTCATTGTCCGTGGCGATGATGACCCGGTCTTTGGTATATCCACGTAGGGTGGCCCGCATTTCTTCTACATGGGCGCGCTTAGAGGCGAGCACCGCATACTGGACCTGGTAGTCATGGACATGATCAATGTTTTTAAGACCCTCTATGTGGGTGATGTGCCCCATACTGGCAATCACGTGGTATCCGGGTCCCAGATAGGCTTTGATTTTACCAATTTTTGACGGGGATTCCACGATGACCAAGAATTCATCGTCGTGGTCTCGGTCCACCGAATTTGTAAAAGACGCAATCGCTTTCATGGGCTTCTTTTTCGGTGGCATATTGTTGTAACCCGTGTCTCCAATACATGGTATAGGTTCATGGGTTTATCTCGTTTGCTTGGACCAGTTATTTGTGGTATGCTAACATGGTGATACCGGCTATTGTGATAATACCACCCAAGAATTGGGTCAGGGTAATATCGTCATCCAGGAAGAGAAAGGCCAAGATGACCGTAATTAACGGGTAAATGGCAATGATAGAAGTCACATGACTTGGATTATGTAGATTGATCATATGTAGGTACAGGTAATTCGCCGTGATATAGAAAAGAAAGATGAACAGTAAGACGGTGGGGTATAAGTGAACGTGTTGGTTCATGATTTGAAGGTCTTTGGCTAAATGGGGAGCGTGTACCAAGAGTGTGTAGAGGATAGCCATCAAGAAGAAGAGGATAGCACTAATCACTAAGAAAGAATCTATGCGGATGTATTTAAGAATATGCTTCTCTATGAGAGGACGCATTCCCAAAATGCATGCGACGGCGATACATTGCGTAATCATAACGGTTTAGAGTCTTTTTTGTATATTAATTAGAATTATAGATGGAGGTTGTCGTGTCCTCTTCAGAGACCGGACCCTCCGAATGTGTAAAATTGGCGATACACGATGGTGGATATAGTGAGTGGGACATTGTGGAAGTTGGTATTCATCCACGAAACAAACAAGCGGTGTCTTTAAAAGAGCGCTATCCTACCTTGCCACCGCCGTTGTCTTACCGGGGATTTCATAATGATGTATTGGATGTTACCTCGCCTCAGCACCCCAAGGTAATCGTTTCACCTACCCGTACTGCGGCATATATTCCTGGAGTGCTCATTTTGGACGGAAACCGTACGTATGGACGTACCTCTAACCGCAAACGGTTGCTGTACCGTTGTATGCCCGACGACCGGCATCTGCCGAATTTCTTGGTACCCTACGATATTGTGATGGACTTTAGTAAGGCACATAAAAACAAATATGTGTTGTTCAAATTTCAGGCGTGGACCGAGGAGCATCCTCACGGGTTGTTGGTGGAAACGTTGGGGGATGTGAACGATTTGCCCGCATTTTATGAATACCAGTTGTATTCCAAATCGCTGCATAGTTCTCTGAAAGAGATGACCCAACGTATCAAGGAAATGACCAAGAAAAAATCACTAGAAGCGTATTTTCAGCAGATATTGCATAATCCCGCCTACTGTATTCGCGATTTGACCCAGACGGTGGACCCACCTCAGGTATTCACGATTGATCCACCGAATACAGTGGACTATGACGACGGACTTAGTATTGTTACGTGTGATGTCACTGGTCGTACGTGTGTCACAGTGTACATTGCGCACGTGGTGTTTTGGTTGGAAGAATTCAATCTATGGAATTCCTTTGGCAACCGGGTAGCTACGATTTATTTGCCGGACCGACGACGACCGATGTTGCCGTCCATTTTATCCGAGTCTTTGTGTAGTCTGAAAGAACAGACCCAGCGTTTTGCTGTAGCCGTCCGGTTTTATAGTCACCCACATCGGTCCGAATTAGATTTGTCGGCCACTCAGATTGAAAATGTGGTGATATCTCCCTATAAGAACTATGTCTACGAGGATCCGAAAATGTTGTACCAAGATGTTCATTACATGCGGTTGATGGATTTTACAGTGAAAATGGATAGTCGGATAAAAAATAGTCGGGATTTGGTGGCATTTTGGATGGTGACTACCAATACTTATATGGCTCAATTAATGATTCGGCACAAGACGGGCATCTTTCGGGTGGGCAAATACCAACGTCGGAAGACGGTTTCCACCGATTCGGATTCGGAATCTGACCAAGAGAGAACCGATGAAGAAAAACGTAATTACGAATGTATGGATCAGGATACGCGACGGTACATAGAATATCATGCCAAGGCTGAAAGTGTACAGTATGATGACGCGTTGAATTTAGAACACGAAGTGTTTGAAAAGAAGGCGTATGTGCGAATGACATCGGTACTGCGACGGTACGAAGATATGTGGAATGAAGTGTTGTTGATGCGGGTGCAGGGGATGGAGGTGGGAAAAGGTATGGCACAGAAAGAGTTGAGAGAAGGAATGCGGGCGAT